AATTTATATTTATAAATATTTATATATATTTATATATATTTATATGTTTGGGTTTAAAAAAAATAATATAGTAACAATTACATTTTTGTTTAACATATTATCAGTTTTAATTTTTTCAATAATTTATAGTTTAATTTCACCTCATAATTTTGAACCATTAAATCCCAACGATAAACTAAATTATATAGATTATTTATTTTATAGCGTTACTATTCAATGTGGAGTCGGTTTACCAGATATTACTGCTTTAACTGATTTAGCAAAAATTTTAGCTATGATTCAACAAATAATTTTAATGGGTAGTGCGTATATTATATTACAATTATTCTTTATTACAAAATAATAAAATTAATTCTAATTTTTTTATATAAAAATTAATATTTTATATAAAATTATATTGTTTTCCATGTTATTGGCGGAAGCTCACATGAAGACTCATTTGGATATAAATAGGCTGATGTACATATTGAATTTAATGGTTGATATAAACCAATATTAATAGTACAGTTACTAAAACAAGTTAAACATGGTTGCTTAAATATTTTAAATGAATTAAATACATTAGAAATAGAATTACTATTATTAGAATTACTTTTTAAATGATATATACTATCAAAATTTTCGTTATTCCAGTATGGATAAAAATTTGAATTAGGACCAATGTAATCAGGAACTGACCCTTTTTGAATTAAAAAAGGACTACCTGAATCTGAACATTCATAGTTTCCATCCGGACATGAATTTACTAATTTAAAAAAAGCATCACCATATAATTTGTTATTATTTTGTGTAGGATTAACTGAAAGACGAGAGCATTGTCCTGCTCCATTTAGAATATTTAAACATAATGCTTGAATTGCTGAATGTTCCCAACAAATCAAAACGTTTAAACCGTTAAATGGATTAGTATTTGAATCATCATTTAAAAATAATTGATTCACTACTTCTGAAAAATCTTGAGTGCCTCCAAATATAAACACTGGAATATTTAACATAAAAGATACCATACTTATTGTTTGTATTGGTTTCATAGATGGATCCTTACTATTATATGGACATGAATTACATGTAATAATATATGAAATTGGATTGCCTTCTTCTGCTAAAATATTCACTAAATTCATAAATTGACAAGCCCTATATATTCCATTATTATTTATTGAATAATTTGGTAAGGAGGAAGAGTTTTTTTCACCATGTCTAGTTATGAAAATATTAGATGGCCCGATAATATTTGAATTAGGAGGAGGTGCCTTTGAAATATCTTGATTTAAAGTAAATTGAGCTCCAATAGTATTTTGATAGGAATTCCATATACTATAAAGAACCTCCCATGGATTAGTTCCTGTACCTCCATATGATTTATATTTATCTATTGGGAATCCGTTAGAACAATCATTTGAGGGAAGTGTATTACTTTGAAATGATTTATTTCTGGTTTTATTACCCCTTAATGTTGAGAAACTTTTCAAAAAATTATCCGTCATTAATTTAAGGAGAGATTTTTTTTTTATTTATGTTTCAAAAAACATAAATAGATATTTTCATTATCATAATCGGTGTAAAACAAATAATATATATATATACTATTATTTTTCAGTAACAAAATTTTTTCAAAAAGTAAAAAGGAAATTGAATTTTGGACATTTTAAAATGTCCATTTTTGAAAATCCGAAAAAAGTCTTGAAAAAGGGTGTTTAAAATGAGAATTGTTACGATAATGCTCTTATTTCTGAAATTTTATCATTTTATTTTGTTACGATAAATTTTTGTGTTTTTTTGCGAAAAACCCCGGCGACTTTTTTGTTAGCCTAATTTAGACAAATGGAGGCTAATAATTTCTCGCCAATTTTCCAAACAATTAAATATTCTTGTAAAAATTGTGACTATTACAGTAACAAAATAAATGATTTTAATAAACATTGTTTAACACGTAAACATTTAAGGCTAATGGAGGCTAATAAAAAGTCGCCAAAAAATCTCCCAATTGAAAAAAATTATAAATGTTATTGTGGAAAAATTTATAATCATAAATCATCTTTATGTAAACACAAAAAAGATTGTAATTTTGTAAATGATGAGCCAAAATGTTTGAAGAAGGGAATAACTCCTGAAATAATTATTGAATTAATCCAACAAAATAAAGAATTACAGCAAACACTTTTAGATCAAAATAAATCTATGATGGAAATTATAAAAAATGGAACACATAATATAGTTAATTCCAATAATAACAACAAAACATTCAATTTACAATTATTTTTAAATGAAACATGTAAAGACGCAATTAATTTAACTGATTTTATAAATCAAATACAAGTTTCTATTGGGGATTTAGAAGAAACTGGAAAACTTGGATATGCTGAAGGAATAAGTAAAGTCTTTATAAAAAACCTTAATGGTTTGGATTTTAATTTACGTCCTATTCACTGTTCTGATTCAAAAAGAGAAACTCTTTATATTAAAGATGATAATCAATGGTCAAAAGATGATGAACAAAAAAGTAATTTAACAAAAGCAATTAAGCAAGTAGCTAATAAAAATATTAAACAAATTGGGGAATGGCAAAAATTACATCCTGATTATTCCGATCCAGATTCTAAACAAAACGATAAATACATGAAAATAGTTCTCAATTCAATGTCTGGTTCAACAAAAGAAGAATCAGACAAAAATTATGAAAAAATAGCAAAAAATATTGTAAAGGAAGTTGTAATTGAAAAATGAAAATTAAAAATAAAAAATGAAAATTAAAAATAAAAAATTACTTTGTTTTCAAATCTTCATCTAAATCATAAAAAGTTATATATCTATTTTTGTCTTCATCATATAAAACTAACCATAAATTATAATAAAATTCTTTTAAAGATAATTTATGAACCTTTTCAAAAATATTACTCTTATTAATAACTTCATTATGATATTTATATAAATTATATCCTGGAATTTTTGCGACCATATGATGAATATGATGGTATTCAATTCCCATATAAAAATAGGATAAAAAGTATGGTATTTGAATAAAAGAAGAACCTATTATACCACTATTACGTTGCGTCCATTCTTCATTTCCAACTACATAAGATGGATTATAAGAATGTTGATTATGGAATACCATAAAGGCCAAAGAACTTGACATAAAAAAACCAGTTATAATCTGAAGAATTATTCCAAATTGATATACAATATATAAATAAAAACCGCACAATATATTATTTAGTAAATGATCGCAAATTATTCTTGATAATGACTTTTCAAAAGCTTTTGGATGTCTATATTTTTTTACAATATAAATAAATCTTTGAACTATTCCAAAATATAAAACAGGAACAATTGTAAAAAATACAAAAGGATGTTTATAAATTCTATATAAAATTTGTTGCGTAAAGCTTTTATGTAATAATTGTTTTTTTGTTAATACAATTGTTTCATTGAAAAAATAATGTTGTTTGTTATCTATATTTCCATTTGTTATATGATGAGTATGATGATCTAAGAACCAATTGGGACTTGTTAATACCAGAATTCCAGTAAGATGAGATATAAGATAATTCAATTGTTTATTGGGTGAATAAGAATTATGACAGCAATCGTGAAATATAATAAAATTACGATTTAACATAAATCCTAATAAAGGAATAGTAAAAAGATTAATCCAACAATTTTTAAAACGCCAAATCGCGTAAAATAAAGAAGACATTATACAAACATGAAGTGAAAAATCAATAAATGCTGATGAATAAGAAGACTTATATTTAATATATAAATCTTTTTCACTTAAAAATTTTGTTTGTATATTGTTATTCATATCTTTATCCTTATATAATATTTATTATTAGTCTTTATATAATTTTATTATTTATAATAATTTCTTTTTCAACTAACATTATTATAATAGTAGTGTCATCCAAGAAATAACAATTAAAAAAAATAAATATTGTTTAATATAAATATTGTTAAATATAAATAGGTGGTTGTCAACCTCCTAACATATTCAATTTATTATTTTGTAAAGTTTCTATGGTTTTAAAATTTAATCCACCTCATCCACCACGCATTTTTCTATTTCGTCGTGTTTTGTTACGATTTTTTCTCTTTTTACCAAAAGATTTTTTACGATATTTCATTGATTGTTTCATAAATTATAAATAGAAAATAATATTTTTTAAGGTAAAGGTTCATAATGTCCTCCTGTCCAATAAATTTGAATAGTTTTATCTATATTTGAATTGATTGGAATAAATTCAATATCATTGCTATTTTTATCTCTATAATTTTTCACAATAATTTTTAAATTCCATATATTACAAGCAGCTTGAATCTCAATAGCACCGCCCCAAACCGAAGGAGAACGCATGTTTTCAATATATTTTTGAGAATCATTATTTTCAAATCCTAAAATAATGTTAGTATCTAATCCTTCAATAATGGGTTTGTTTTCTTGTAAATAATTACAAATTTTTTGTCTAATATTAAAACTACCTTCCCTAATAAAAAAATCTAAACTATTGAATAAACAACTCATTATTTGTTAATATTAATAAATATTATAATTTTTGTAAAAGTTTTACATTATCGCTTCCTAATACATGACAAAAAGATTTATATAGAAGTAGAGTTTCATTATAGGTAAAAGATATAAATTCTTGGGAACTTAAATCTCCTTTATTCCAAAAGACCTGTTTATACATATTATTTGGATCACCAAATTGGTTTTTCATATAAGCTAATTGAATTTTGAATCCGCGTTTTTTTCCCTCTAAAAGTTCCAAAGGTTCATCCAGAATATTTTTATTGGAATTATAATAATCTAGAATAAGTTGTAATTGTTCATTTTCAATAAACTTGGATAAAACATGAATTTTATTTTTAACCATTATAATTATTCTTTTATATTATTTATTAAAAAAAATTGAAATCTTAAAATTTTAATTACATAAAATTATAAAACGAAAGAATGGCACAGCATTATCTAGAAAACTGGAAACAATATTTAACAATTGAGGACTATAATTATTTAATACAATTTGTAGAAAATATAAAAAAAAATATTCCAAATGATAAAATGATTATATTATCTGGTCCAAGTAGAACTGGAAAATCTACCTTAAAAAATTATATTCAAAAATATTTAGGGGATGAAATATGTGGTCCAATGATGGTGATGATGCCAGGTGAAATAATTTATAATGAAAATATAAAAAAACTAGGATTATTTTGTGGAATTGATGAAATACGTAGAAGTAAGAAAAATAATATAGCAATTATAAATTTAATAAAATATAAGCAATCTTTATTAGCTGATACAAATCATATAGAAAGTGTAAATAATAAACTTTTAGAATTTTCCAAAATTATAAAAATGGATCATGTATTTTAACAATCATTTTGCTAGTTTAAATGTATAAATAATTTTTTTTTGTTACCACTATTTATTCGTTTTCATTTATTAGAATACAATTTACGTCTTTTTCTTGTACTAGAGCATTTGGCAGATTTAGCAGATTTAGCAGATTTAGCATAGGAATATTTATTTTTCTACTTTTTTTGACCCCCATTTACTTGAAGATGGCCAACCTTGATCAGGAGTTTTGGGACGAGGGAGTAAAGTTGGGATATAAAATAAATTCATTTTTTCTCCAGGTATTTTTGAAAAATCATCAGCTAATTGCTGTAATTTATTAGATAATTCATATGACTCAAATAAATAAAGACTTAATTTATTCATTAAATTATGATAATGTTTTTTTAAAGCAGAATTAGAAACTAATACATTATTATCGTAAGAATCTCTAGTTAAAACTGATTTTCCATTATATTTAAACATCGCAAATAAAATAGAATCAATAATTAATTTTATAAACTCATTTTCTGTTAAAACAAAGTCAGATACTTTAGAGGATGAATCTTGAAATTGATTTAGGTAAAAGGTTAAATTTATAATATAAATATTATTATTAGAATTATAATTTACAATATTACTAGATTTATTTTTTAACATATTATAGCAAGAATTGTATATGTCACAAAAGATTATCTCTTGTGTAGGAGACAATCTAGATAATTGGTCATTGGTTTTATTTAAACTATTTAATTTATCAATTGAATGGTTTAAAATAGATATAATTTCTGTTTTTTTAATTTCTTCATTATCAGTTTTTAAGTTCATACTACTATAATATTTTATTAAAAAATAATAAAAAAAAAAAAAATATATAATAAATATTATATATTTTCTAAAAATTATAGAATAAGTTGTAAACGTATTTTTTTCTTAAATTTTTCCTCATCATTAAATAAAAACAATTTGAATTTATGATGGTTATAATTATCAAATTCATGAGTAGTAATTATTCTAGATAAAATACGCAATTCAGGTAAAAAAACCATATATTGAAAAAAATTATTAGAATTTATGCTTTTATCAAAACAATATCCATCATAAATTTTATCAATAATATCTTTATTAATTGAACACATATGTAACAAATTACAATCATTTTGTAATTGTCTAATAGAACGCATTGTAGTATTAATATAATCAATTTTGGAAATCCAAATATTATAAAATTCAAGAGCTGGTTGAGATAATAATATTAATTGATTATTTATTTGAAATTGAATCATATTTAGTAGATCAACAATTCTTCTAATTGGAGAAGTTATATGAATATATGCGTCTACTTCAAGTAAATTATGTCTACAAAGTTGATTTAAATTATTTTGAGGTACATTTTGTATATCAATATATTGTCCCGAAGAATTGGTAAAAATTTTAATAAATTGGCTAACATCATTCGGTAATGAATTAGGAAGATCAGTTTTGGATTCTTTTATACACCGAAAAATTCCATTTTTGTTTTTTAATAATTCTATAGCGCACTGATGATTCATAAGAATCATTAAATAAGAAACAACATCATGACTATCATGAATATAATTAATATATTTATATTTAGAAGATAATAAGCAAGTAGTTTGAAAAAGATTTTTATAATCAGAATCATTTAATAAAGCAGGTTCCTCATAACAAAAATTTTTAAATACTTTAATAAGACAATTAAAATAATTGATAGAAATAATATTAGAATCTTTATCAAGAGTAATATCCAAGGTAAACGCAAATCGTCTCGTATTAGATTGTAAAGAGCATAAACAATCGGATAAAATAGTAGGCATCATAGGTATTTTTCGGTTGGGTAAATAAATCGTAGAGATGCGTTCAGAAAATACGGACCAAAGATTTAGGCAATCTAGCCATATAGAAACATTGGAAATATAAATACTAAGCAGTGTTTTTGTTCCATCTGAGTCCAAACGTTTAATGCTAAACCCATCATCAAAATCTTGACTACCTTTAGGATCAATTGTAAATATTTTCCAAGACGTTCGGTCTTCAATTGTAGGATATTGTTTACAAATATCGGTTATAAAAGAATCATGAATATGCGCATTTTTTTTGATAGTATTGTTTGTAGCTTTATTAAATTGTTGAAACGAAATATTTAGATTTTTACAAAAAAGTTGATATTCATAGAAATTCTCAATATCATCAACAGGACCAATGGTTTGAGTTAAAAACGCATGTGGATGTTTTTCTAGCCAATGGTTGAAACGTATAGTAACGTAGAGATTGTTAAAAACTTTAGAGAAGCCCATTTGTTTGATTTCATAGGGAACTAGGAAAATAGGAATAGATGAGTCATTTGGAATACATTTATAAAGCAATTTGCCTTCTTTTCCAGAATTTTTATTTTCACGGCCATATGTTTTATTATTATCAAGAATAAGTACAGCTGCTATATTATCATTGGTTCTTATATTTGATTTTAAAATTTCTACTTTTCCTTTATTATATATAAAAACATCATTATTTAATAATTTATGATTTATTGGATTTAAATCATCAATTACTATTTGTTCATTGGTAGAAGAATTGAATACTTGCCATGAATCATAATTTCTATTGGCAATTTTTATTTTATATAGTGTCATATAACTCTAGATTTATTATATACTATGATAAAAAATCTTTAAGTAGTTTTTATAATTATATAATTATTTTATTTGTAAAAAAAATTATATTTGTTTAATTTATAAAATGTCACGTTCGGATTTGAATTGGAAATGTGTTACTTCTGGAGCTTTGACCTCTCAAGATGGTAGTAATGTGCCTGTTATTGCTACTGGTAGTATTCCTGTTACTGGAGTCTTTGCTCCTGCTCCTGTTCCTGCTCCTGTTCCTGCTCCTGTTCCTGCTCCTGTTCCTGCTCCTGTTCCTCTTCCTAATTATTTTTGTAACCAAAATGCTCCTGGGTTAACTTCTGGAGTTTTAGCTGGTAATGTCCAACATCCTAAACCTAATGCTACTATTATTCCTCTCGTTGGTTCTGTTGCTCCTAGTGTAGCTCCTACTGGAGCTAATCCTACTGCTCCTCTTGGCGTTAATCCTACTGGTATTAATGCTGGTGAATTGGTTGGTAATTCTGATGTTACCCATGCTTATGGATCCATTGTTCCTCATACTTTAGGCGAATTTTTATTTTATAATGGAAATTTACACCTAAAAAAAACACATCAAATTATAAATAAAATAAAATCTATAGATGCGGATAAAATTGTAGCAACAGCCTCACTATTATATGGAAATAGTGGAGCTCAACCAAAATTAAATGAAGTAGCAGGTGGACCAGCTGCTAATGGAATTCAATCTTTAACCAAAGAAGCTCTACAATATTTGGCATCAATTTGTACCCAAAACTCATTTAATATGGCTTTTTTTGATGGTTTAAAAAAAGGTCGTTTTTTAATTGATAAAAAGGGAAACTTTTTTGCTAGTTATTTAGACCAAGGAGGTAAATTAGTTTGGCAAGAATTTAGTGTTGATGGAAAAAGTTTAGCAATACAAAAAAACCACCCAGCATTCGAATCAGAATATCAAATGATGGCTTCAGGTGCTTTAGGAGTTATGGAAACAAGGACTAATTTAATATATGAACCAGGTATTTATTCAGCTAAAGATCCAATCATTTTTTTAGAGTTTCAAACTGTAGATGAAGGAGGACAAGTTTTAAATCCTTCAATACCTCAAAATATACATTTTACACCAGTAAAATTTAATTTAAATGCTTTATTTCCAGGACTTACATTATTAACTTTCGCACGGACAGATAGTTAATTAATTAGATTACAAGAAATAAATAATATATAAATAATTATTTTTTTGGTAAAAATAATTATATTCGTTTAATTTATAAAATGTCACAAAGTAGACATCTTTCTGGTTCTGGTTCTGGTTCAGGTTCTGGTTCTAGTTCTGGTTCTGGATCTAGTTCAGGTTCAGGTTCTGTTTCTGGTACTAGTTCTAGTCATCCTATGTTTACTTCAGGTTTTCAAATTCCTATGTCTGCTATTTCTGGAGTAGTTCTTAATGCCCAATTTACCGGTGAAGGTTTTACAGTTAGTAGTACTGATGGGTCTTCTATTGAGGTTGTAAGTTACGGTGGTACTAATAATCCTTCTTTTGGAGGTACTATTGTTGGTGGTGGTACTATTTCTGCTGGTACTGGAGCTGGTATTGGTGCTGCTGGTTGGGCTGATGATGTTCCTGGTACTAGCGTAGCTTCTAGTGCTGGTTGGGCTGGTACTTCTGGTGCTGGTACTTCTGGTTCTGGTACTTCTGGTGCTGGTACTTCTGGTTCTGGTACTTCTGGTGCTGGTACTTCTGGTGCTGGTACTTCTGGTGCTGGTACTTCTGGTGCTGGTACTTCTGTTGCTGGTACTTCTGTTGCTGGAAATGCCGGTAATGCTGCTAATTGGGGTGGTGTTGTTGCTGGTACTGGAACTGTTTCTGGGGTTCCTCCATGTTTCGGTGGTGGTTGTATTCCTGTTATTGGATCTGTTAATATTACTGATAATGGAACTCAACCTACTAACCCAAATCCTATTGGGCCTGGTGCTCCTAGTGCTGCTGGTGCTGCTGGTGTCAGTGGTACTGCTGGTGATGCTGGTGCTGCTGGTGCTGCTGGTGCTGCTGGTGTCAGTGGTACTGCTGGTGCTGCTAGTGGTGCTAGTGGTGCTGAATGTACTCCAGGTAAACCTACTATTTGTGGTTCTGCTGGTGCTTCTGGTGTCGGTGGAGCAATTTTCCATGTACCTAACTTTCCTCCTTGGGGCGAATCACAAAGTACTAACGCAATAACAATCAAGGATTTAGTAGGATCTGACAAAAGTTTAGATGAATTAAGACATGATTTTATAGGTAGAAGAATGGCTCAACGAGTTTCTTCTTTAACTGCTGAGTCCGTTGTAAATATAAATAGAACATTATTTGGTTCCAAAAAATTTGATTCAAAGGACTGGAATGATTTAGGAAAACAAGTTAAAGATAGAGGATTAACACTAGCGTTATTTGGTAATTCTCTACAACCAATAGCAATGTTTGATTTTTATGGAACGGGATATATTAAAACTCAAAATACTTCAGGTGACCAAGCATGGGTTGGGGTATTAGCCAATGATTCTAAACAAGCTTTCATTCAAGTTCCTTCCCAACAAGACCAGAGTAGTTTAAATAAATTAGCTGAGACGTTTGCTACATTAAAGGCTAGTGCTATTCAACCAGTTTCAGGTTATAACGCATTTATAACAACTAAAGGTAAAATTATAGGAACCCCTAGATTAGCAAGAAAACCTGATGGCAGTTTCACATTTAAACTAGAACAATCTTTTACTGGAATTTTATTGGGTGATAATGTTGGTAAAAATTTACCTTCTATTGCGGCTTTAGTAGCCTTATAATTGGTAAAAAATCGATAAAAAAAATTTATTATATTATTTTTAAACTTTATTTCAATAATTATTTTTTTGGTAAAAATAATTATATTCGTTCAATTTATAAAATGGTACAAACAGGTACTTATTCTCATGGAGATTTTATTGAAGATAGAAATTCATCAATTGGTTATGATGATCAATTAACTATCAAAGATTTAATAAATAATTCAAGTTTAGATTCTGTTACACATACAAAGAAGGTTAAAAGTTTAGCCAACGGTTTGAGTTCTCTAAAAGTTGAAGGCATACTAGGCGTGGCTCAAACAATTAATGGTAAAAAAGATTTTGAGTCAAAGGATTGGAAGATGGTCGCATCTCAGGCCAAAATGATAGGAGCGGATTTAGGTTTAATGGGTAATGATGGTAATCCTAAAGCAATTTTTACTAAGTATGGAGATGCTTATGTTTTCGCATCTTCTATATCTGTACCTAATCAGTGGAACCTGGTAGGTTTAGATAATACCATGCCAAGACCGAAACGAGATTTAGCCTCATCTGATAGTATTGAAAGAACAGCAGATTTAATGCGAGAAATCACTGCTAGAGCTTCTGAACCAATTACAGATTGGTTCGGATTTAAAACAACTAAAACACCTTTTACCTCAATACCAAAAATTGGAATAATGGAAGGTAATTCCCCGATTTTTATACCAGGTGGAGACTTTACTGGGGTTATAAGTAATGTAACTAGTTCTCAATTCGGTTTACTAGCTATTGAACAGATAAATGTATATTCATTTTAATTCTATAGAATCAATAAAAAAAAAACTCTACATTATTTCTTTTTAAAAATTAATTCAATAATTATTTTTTTTGTTAAAAATAATTATATTCGTTCAATTTATAAAATGCTTCAAACAGGTGATAAATATAGCGATTTTACTACAACAGATTCTGGTGTAATTTATAAAGATGTTAAGGTAGGTAATGATGCTGCTACTAATCCTGAAGATGTAACTATTGGACACCTCTTAAATTCTGGATTTCTTTATAATGCTGAAGTCAAAATTTTGGCGGAAAAATTATCCATATTGGACGCTAGTTCAATACTTTCCATAACAAATACATTAGCTGGTAATCAACAATTTAATCCAAAAAATTTTACAGCAGTATCAGAAGTTTGTTCTAAAGGAAATTTTAATATTGCCATATTAGCTAATGGAGATTTACGAGTACTTTTTAGTTCTACTAGTGGGCCTTTAATTTTAGTATATAAAAAAGCAGGTGAAATGCCAGAACTAACACCTTTAAAAACGGATATAAAAGCCGATCCTCAAGAAATAGATAGTTTAGAGAGTTTATACGCACAAGGAGGATTTAGAGATATGATAGCCCAAGCAACTTATCCAGTATCAAATTTAGTAATTAATGGAAACAATAGTTTTTATACGAGTAAAACACCCTACATAGGATATCCATTACCAGAATTAGATGTGTTAGGTACATTCAAATTTAGTAAATCAAAAGAATATATTTTAGTAACTACTAAAATACCAGTTGGAAATAATAATGGTTTTATGCAAATGATAGCATTTAAATATAAATAATAATTTTATTTGTAAAAATAATTATATTCGTTCAATTTATAAAATGACAAGAGATGGTTTTTTAGGTAATAGAGTGGATGGGGTTCTAGGAGATTTAGATTCTGATACTATGAGGACCGGGGATGAAATCACATTAAAAGATGTAAATCTTTTAAATCCTGGTGAAAGTTTAGCAGATTTCCAACACAAAAAAATTGCTAAAAATTTAGCTACATCAGTTGCTTCTTTAGATGCTGATTCATTACTTAATGTAGTAAAATGCTACAATGGTGAAAAGGAATATAATTTAGCAGATTGGAGTCAGGTAGCAGATTACGTCAAAAAGGCAGGTTTGAATGTAGCTTTAACCGATAAAGCTGGAAAAGCATTGGCATTATTTACTGAACATGGAAAAATAAATATTTCTACCGATTCTGATGTTTGGGCAGGTATAGAATTAGGTTCTAATCTAAAAGCCGTGCCTCTTTATCAGAAACAACAATTAGAGATGGTAAAAAAAGGAGACGTATTACAAGCAATTTATAAAGGTGCCAAGGTAACTATTGCTCAAAATATTACTACTACTGGAGCCTTTTATAGACCTATTCCTGACTTGAAATTAAATCAAGATGGTTCTCTTTCAACAAGTGAAAGTTCAAATTTAACTGGAGTAAAAGTTGAGTTAAAAGGAATGCCTTTGAATTTGGTTGCTTTTAAACAATCTCCTGGATACTTTTTTTCTGATGATATAAATGGTGGTCTTGATTATAAACCAAATACCGGAGAACCAGCATTAGCATCTAATGTAAGCCCTTTAGGTGATCAAGTTGAACCAACTTCTTCTTATAATAAAGCTTTTCCTAGTGAAAATGGAAATTCTTCTGGTTCTGATATTTTGACTAATTCTTTAATTATAGCCCCTAAATTGTCAGATCTGGTATAGACTGGATCCCTAGATCAAGCTAAACATAATATAGCATTAAAAAAATTAATAGATTTTATCATAGCTTTGCCAGTTTTTCCTATTTTAAATTTATTTAGAAAATTAAACGGTGAGGTAAACGGCCGGGTTGTAAATGGTAATGGAAAAGGTGACGTAATTGAAAATATACCCGAAGTTAGGTATGATGATGGGTATGGTAATGTAAGTCCTTTTGTTAATGGTTGGGATAAAATAGAATCAGCCTGTAGATCGGCAGATATTACTTTAGGTCTTGTAAATTCTATTGGGCAAATACAAACTGTAGTTGCTAAGGATAGAACTTTTGTTTTGGCTTCCAATAATAATGGACAGAGTAGTTGGAAAAATTTAAAAGATGGTAAAGAGAATAATAAAGTAAATGATTATGCGGAAATATTATCAGGAGTTGAAATGAGAGCAAAAGTTAAATTAGATGGTTTACCATTTATGGTCACTCCTCAACCCTATGAAAGTATAAATCTGCCAAATGTTTCACAAAATGGAGATGTAAGTTTTTTCAATCAAAGTAGTGTATCAGGTCTTACTTTGGTTAATCAAGGTATTGCTTTTCCAGGACTAGTGGCGGCTGTTACAATAGCTTAAAATTTATTCATTTTAATTCTTTAAAATCAGCAAAAAAAATAATTATTTTTTTGGTAAAAATAATTATATTCGTTTAATTTATAAAATGCTACAAAGAGATGTCCAAACTACTATTGAAAATCTGAAAGATGAGTTTGGTAATTCATTTACAGTTCCAAATTTAGGTACAGAACCAGATCCTAATTTAGATAAAATTCCGCCTATGGAAAATATTGGAGTTACCTTCAATGATTTATTAAAGGGAGGAGGTTTATCTTTAAACCTCCATGGAAAGAATGTTGCTAGTTTAGCTAGTAGAGTTGCTACTTTACCTGCTGGCCCAATTATAGGTTTAATTCTATCATTAACCGGTGTACAAAAATTTGATAAAAAAGATATAAAAGATTTAGAAAATTATGCTTCTCTGTGGGGAATAGATTTAGGTATTACTGATTCTAATGGAACACCCAGAGTATTAATTACTCCTGATAGGGGATCTTATTTAATAGGAACCTCCTCTAATGGAATATCTACGTGGTACAATTTAGATTTAAATCCATCTACTCCATTAAATGCCGCACCTGCTGATGAAATGTCAAAGATTGTAGAAAAAGCTGCTAATATTGAAGCTGTAGCAGGAGGTGCTAATATGACAATCCCAGGTGTTAAAGGGTTAAAAACTAGTGAGGTATCTTTTAGAACTTCTCCTAAATTTATAGATTTGCCAGATGGACAAATATCAATTGAACCAAGAATATTATTCAGTGGAATTAAAGTACCTAATTTAATGGGAACCTCTTTAACTTTGGTAGCTAGTGGAGATTTGCCCATGAATAATTTATACTGGGCATATGAAACTAATGCTATTTATGGTTCAATTAATCAGAATGAAGATGCGGGTTGGTATAATGCTGGTAATAATGGTGGAGCTATGCCTCTTCCAGTTAATATGGAAATTAATCTTAATAACGGCCGTACTATAGGTGAAGGTGATGTAGGTGGTAAAAAAGGTGAAGGTAATTATAGTGGTCATGGTAGTGATCAAGGTGGTTTTGGTCAAGCCATTGGAAATAGTGGATTTGATGGTAGTTTAGGTGCTATCTCTGGTAATGTTATTAATCATGATGGTGCTAGGGATTATACCTATGATCCCGATGAATTATCTATCTTAGATACAATAAATGCTGGTAGTTTTGAAAATGCTAGTCATAAAAAAATAAGAGACCAATTAGTAAAAAATGTATTAAAATTGTCTATTATACCAATTGTAAATGTTATTAAAACGTTAAATAACGAAAGAGAATTGAACCAAAATGATTGGCATCCGGTGGCTGCTGCTTGTAATAATGGTGGTTTTGATTTAGGTGTTGTAACTCAAGATGGTCAATTAGGAGCAATGTTTACAGCATCAGGTGATGCTTTAGCTAAAGGTACAAATGCTAATGGGACCCAGGGTTGGGCCCGATTAAATAATCCTAGTATTATAGATGAAAGTTCTAGACTAGCTCAGGTAAGATTAGAAAGTTTAAATAAAGTAGCGGATACACCAATTTCTAATCCACTCAGGATTTTTGGCCCTGGATCACCTTATAGAGAATTACCTTTCCCTGATGTTTCCCAATCAGGAGATATAATAGTTAAGGGGACAACTTTATACACAGGTGCTAAAGTACAACTTCATAGTTTACCAATCGGCTTGGTATTCGCTAAAAGATTAGGTTAAAGAATTTTTTCAATAATTATTTTTTTTGGTAAAAATAATTATATTCGTTTAATTTATAAAATGTCACGTGGAATTTTAGGAGTTGATAATGATATTCATGCCGCTGGTTCTGGTCAAGGCGTTCAAAATAGTAATGGTTGGTTGGATCCAGCAAATCCACTTAATATTCCACAATCTGAAAATTATATTAATGGTATTCAGCCAGTTGGTCAAATCAATTTTCCTGGAGAGATTTCTGGTGCTAAAGCAAATCCAGCCTCTGACTCAAACATTTATACTAATTATTGGCCTGGTATCTCCTATAATAATCAAGGTGCTTTAAGAGATGTGCCAAATATTTCAGATTTAGGTAAATTTAAAAGTTTAGAAGATGCTCAACATTATTTAACAACAATTAAAATATCATCTGTTTTGTCTAATATGACCGTTAATCCCTTAATAGAAATAATTAAAATGTTAAACGGAACTAAAGAATTTGGAATACATCCATTCAAAGAATTAGGAGATTTTTGTAAAAAAAATAATTTAGATATTGGAATATTAGATTCAAATAACAATGTTGTAGTATATGGAAGTTCAGAAGGTAATGTATATGGTTTATCACCAGGACAAAATCCAGTACTAATAGGACCTGATACATTTACTCCTTTATTTGTTGATGCTTTAGGAGAAGCTTCTTCTAAATATAATCCTGGGTCAAAATCAGATATATTAAAGTTTATTGATAAAAATTCTATGATTCAATTAGCTAATGGAATGAGGGGCACACCTACGCCATTGGTAGGGTATTTTGGATTTGGATTGGATCAAGATGGACAAATTAATTTTAGACCACAAGAAAAATACTCAGGAGTTACAGTTGATTTACCTAGTTTTTATAGAATTGTTGCCGCACAAAAAACAAATAGGGTAGATTGGTAAATTCATTTTAATTCATTAGATTCTTTGGATTCATTAGATTCTTTGGATTGAGTAATTATTTTTTTTTCTTTTTTTTCATCATTTTCCTCATTTTCCTCATATTCATTATTTGTTAAATCGTCAATTAATGAAGAGTCATTTTGTTTTTCAGAAACAATTGGTATATCTATTTTTTTAGTAATTTTTCGTTCTACATTTTGATTCTGTAAAGCATACATAAAAATTTGAGGACTAATCGCAATATTATTTATATAAGTTCTATATTTAAAACAACTAACACTCGTATTTTCTTCAAATTTAAATGAATAAAACCAATAAGCAGGTATAAATAAGAACCGACCTGGTGTTAAAACAATTTCTAAACATTTAATTTTATCAAAATCAGCTTTGAATTTTTCTTGTATAGACCAAGGATTAATAGATGATTTAAATTCTAAATTTTCATAATCATTAATAGGATACAAATATTTAGAACTTTTAGGAGGTGCCAGTTTGACTCTAATTGAACCTTGAGTAACAATAAAATAATTGCGATAATTTATTTCATATCTAAAAGGCGTTTCTACATTTTTAGACCCCATTAATACATCATAATAACAATTGGATACGAGGAAAGGTCTTAAAATTGAATCATTATAAGACATATTTTTAATAGCACCAGTTTCTTGTAAAAAGTCATAATTACTTTCACTAAAATAAACTGCGTTTTTATCCTGATCAAATAATCTGGAAGCTACATGGAGGGGGAGGGGAACCAACAACCCAGATGGTCCCCCCTCATCTTTATTATCTCTAATTTTTACTTCAAAAACAGGATAATTTTTCAATAAAATAGACTTGTTAGTTGTATTAATAATTTTTTCTCCAAATTCATAACTATCAAATAAAATAGGTTGCCTTAAATCACATATTTCCTCCATTCTTTCTTTGGAAGCTTGATCCACTTCATAAATTTCTAATTCATTACTAGTTTTTAAATGAAATTGAATATGTAAATAAAAAAATAATATTACACAAAAAATAAAAAAAGCAATTATTATTTCTTTGATACTTGTAAGCATTATTTATAAGAAATAATAATTTATTTTGGATTTAATAACGAAGGTATTTTATAAACTTCAAGTGTGTAAATTAATTCATTATTTTTGGTGCTAGATAAAATGATACATTGCTTTCATCTCCTAAATTATATTTTAATACCATTGGATAATCGGCACTTAAAGAGATATCTATTTTAGAATCTAATTTTGTGGAAGTACACATTTTACAAAGATGATTTATACTAAAAGAAATATCAAAATTGCTTCCTTCTTCAATAGCAAATTCAGTTAGTTCATCCATTGGAATATTTACTTTAATTTTTGCGGTATCTCCACTAACATTTAATTCTAACCCATCCTCATTACATTTAATATGTAAATTGGATCCAAATGTATTTAATTCAGATAAAAGATCAACAAATTTTTTAGATTCAATGGTAAAATCAACAACATAATTAACATCAGGAATGCCTAAATTATCTTCATCCATATCAATTAAATCCAATTCAAAAAAATGGTCAAAGACTGATTTATTTTCTTTTCCATTCAAAAAATTGATATTTAATTTATCTGGATTAAAATTAGAATCTGAATTTTGATCAAAATTAATTTCAATAATTTCATGTTTTACAGCATAATTTATTATACTAGCAAAATGATTTGAATCAAATGATATTTTTGAATTATGAAAACATTCATATTTTGAAAACCATTTATCTTTTATTTGTATATCAGCCAAACAAATATGAGATTTATCCATACATTGGATAAATAACTTTTCTTTTTCAAAGCGCATATTTATATTTGAACTCCAATTTTTTAATATTTGGAATAAAGCAACAAATAATTCTTGTTTAGTTTTATTTTCTATAGTAAGAAGCATATAATGAAATATTCAAAAACTATTTTTAATATTTAATTTTTTACATATTTATTAATTCTATTTTCATTTGAGTTTCTTTATCAATAAATAAACAAATTATATTAAAAATAGTAGAAAATACAAAAGGAGCATTATATACAAAACATTTCGCTAATTTTTGAGGATATTTTTCTTTTAAAAAAACAGAAATAAATTGTATAAAATCTTTGTGTTTATCAATTTCGGTAATTGTTAATTTTTTCATATTTACATAAACAATAAATAATTCATTTGTTTGTAAAATATTATCAATATTATTTGTAATTAATTGAGTAATTATATTATAGGTTTCTTTTGTAGCAAAATATTTGAAAAAACGATAGTCAATGATTAATGAATTATTTTTATGATTACATATACCATTTAATATAGATATCCAATCCCCCTTTTTTATTTTTGAAAGTATAGTTGCTTTGTTAAAATTCATTTCTTCTCTAAATATTTCTAATTTTGTTTCCATTTATTTATTTAGTTTATTATTATTTATATTTTTTTAACTAATTTATTATAATTTCTCCTTCATTATTGGAAGAATTAAATTCTCCTTCTATTTCTTGTTTTAAATTTATTCCCAATATTTCATCATTTTCATCTTGAACATCTTGAACATCTAGTAATTCATTCTCATTACCAATTTCTTCATAATTTTCTTCAGTATAAAAATTCATTGATAATTCCATTATTTTACCATTATTTTCCATTGTTATATTTTGTATAGAGGATAATAATTCTTTAGTTTGAGAAATTTCTTGTTTTAAATTTTCTATTTCTAATTTTAAATCTTTATTTTCTTTTAGATAAATTGCTTTATTCTGGATAATATTTTGTTTTAATGTATCAATTTGTTGTTTTAACAAATTAATTTCTGGACTAGAAGTTGTCGGCGATCTCTTTTCTAATGATTCTAATCTTGAGGCTATAGAATCAATTATTCCTTGGTCAATTAAAACCATATTTTCATCATTCATATATTGATTTATATTACCTTGAGAAGAAGATAAAGCATTCATATTTAATATTTTACTTTCTAGAGAACCTAACCGTAGTGTAATTAATGTAATTGCTTGAGGTAGAGTCATTTTTCCAATATTTCCTATATTATTTTCACTTTGAAATTGTTGCCTAACAGGTCTTTGATTAGATCTAGCTTGATTAGCAAACATTTGTGATGAATTTATTGATGGTTGAGGGCCTCTTGTTTGAACATTTTCAACAGGACCAGATCTTCTTCTTTGTGCTGCCTGGACAGAACGATTAGCGCTCATTAATATAAATTATATACAATTTGTTTCTAAATTATTTACGCATATCTAAACATTTTAAAAATTAAATTTTTGATACAAATTTTTTATGAATAATAAAGATTTATTTTTGGAAGTATAATATATTGTTTTATTTTTTTCTCTGATTGAATATAGAAATAAACTAACAAATAAAAAATAATATAATATTTTATAAAACACTTTAATAGTTTTAAGATGATATAATAATATTGAAACGGTAAAAAAATATAAAATTCCTGATATATTCATCAGTATTTTATGATAATTATTAAATATAGAATAAAATGTTGGATGAAAAGTAGTTTTTACTTTTTCTAAATTAATATTGTAAAACATTAATTCTAGATAAGATAACCAGCATGAATCAAATATAGTCCAACCAAAAACACTAAATAAAGCTATTATTAAATAAATATAAATATCTATATTTTTACCATATCCCATAAAGAAAAATAAATAAAAGATTGAAAATAAAAATATTACTAAATGAATATATCTAATTAAATAAATATAAATATATTTTTTAATATTCAAATTCCTATTTATAAATGGTTTAGATGATTCATTATAAAATGATAAAATTAATAAAATAAACGCAGCTACCAATATTTTATTGTAACCATTCATTTATATATTATAATAAAATATGTATTTATTTTTTATTTTAGAGGTTGCCTTCTACGATGATCACGTTGGTATCTAAATATAATTGCGGTGAAATAATCAAATTAATTTCTTTAACTTTAGGACTAATTTTCCATATTGTCGCGTCCACTTTCCTATTCTTTAGAATAATAAAATAATTTTTTTTGTAAAAAATCTTTTATAAAAATAATATATAAATGAAATATTCTGCTTTTACATTAGAGAGTTTGATTCAAAACGACTCTTTGGAAGAATCTATATTTGATTCAATAGAAAAATCTATAAATTTTCTACCGGCTCCTTTACTTTTAAAGGCATTATCACATCATTTGTTTTATGAAGAAATTTCAATACTAACTCCGACAATGGTTCAAGCAATAGATGATTGTGTTTTTGCTCAGCATGCCAATAATGGATTTATGTTTGCTTTATTTGATCCTTTTGGCAAATTACTTCATTTATATAATGAAAAGATGTTTATAACTAGAAAAAATGGGGTACTAATGATCATAGGAATGACAGGGAGTGAAGGTTCTATTAAAGAAGTTCCATTGAATGATCCATTTCTTAAATTTATATTTATTGCTTTGGAAAATGGAAAAATCATTTTACCTCAAGAGTCAAACACAGGAAAGTTTAAACGTTCAATGTACAATTTAGGTGGGAATAAATCTCTTTTAACATCAACTATAGGAATAAATGCCAAAGGTTTATTAATGAATGGATATGTAATGGGATTATCAGAAGGAGGGCTCCCACCATGATGGTATAAATCAAATGATATTATTAGCTAATACTAATAGTATATTAGCGAAAAAAAGGAGAAATTAATCAAGATTCTTACTATTTAAGAACAAAAAATACGGAATATTTAGGCCAAACATGACCATTAAGAGTTGCTTCAACAAAGTTAAGTGATCCAACTGGCGCAATATTAGGGTATGTTTCTTTTATGAATCTTTAGATTATTCTCCAATAATTTTTTTTGTAAAAAATCTTTTATAAAAATAATATATAAATGAGTAGTAGATGTGTGGAAAGACCTGTTGTAGTAGGTACCAATACTTCGTGTGTTTCAGGCCCTTTGACGGTCCCTAATTTAGCAAACCCGGCTTTAACATTTTATCCTGCTGCGTCTCAATGGGATGGTGCTAGTTTACTTTCCCAATACCCATCAGCCCGAAATAATGAACCTTTAGAAAACCTAACTATAGGCACTTTAATTAATTCAAACAGTATTTTAGACGTTTTAAAGAAGAATCATGAAACAAAAATTGGAAATTTACCCGCAGAAATTATTTTTAAAGCAATAAAAGAACATGTTGCTGGGAATGAAAGAAATGCTGGACCACTAATTGCTGATGCCATGGCAAATGATTGTCATTTAGCTGAATTAACTACCGGTGGTTTTTCTTTTGCCATAACGGACGCTAGTGGGTTACTACTTCATTTATATCAAGGTGGAAAAGTTTTTAATAGACAGGCTAATGGCGATTTAACAATGGCTAATGGCGATTTAACAATGGGAGGATTAGTTTATTGTGATCCTAAAAAAGAACATTGCCCAAAAGAAAATGAAAAAAAAAAATTATTAATTGAAATTGTAAAAGACATTTCTATTAACCATTTTTTTGATAAAATAAAAAATATTGTTCAATATGTTTATTCAAGTAAAGTAACCTCTGATAAAGGTTTTGATCATAGAGTTTTTGATGCTATTACTAGTAAAAAAATGTTAGTTTCTCAAATGAAATTGACTAACGGCACAGGTATTGAATTTGGAAGTTTAGTAGCATACGCTGAATTTGAATAGAAAATAATAATATTTTTAAATTGTTTTTAAATGAGAAAAGTTCCAAACTTTTTTATTTAGAAAAATAAATAAATATTAAACTATTTTTTAATATTTATTAAGCAAAACATATTTGTTAATTTTATTTCTAAATATACCCTATAGAGAAATGGAAAGTTTAGATGAATTAACAAAAACAAGTAATGGAAAAACTGGATTTTTTAAACATGTATTTAACTTTAACGATGATTCCAAATCTGAAATGCTAAATATTGTACAATATGCTGTTTTAGCATTAATTCCAGTTATAATTTTAAATAAATTAACCCAACGATATATTCCAGAAGCTGATGATGAAAAAGGATCAATAGAAATTGTAGCAGAAATTTTAGCACAAATAATTGCTATGTTTTTATTTATTTTATTTATTCATAGAATCATTACTTTTGTACCAACTTATAGTGGAGAAAAATATGCGGATTTTAGCATAACAAGTATAATTTTAGCAATGTTAGTTATTATTTTAAGTCTACAAACAAAGTTAGGAGAAAAAGTTTCTATTCTTGTAGACCGATTAACAGATTTATGGAATGGTCCAGCTGATGTAAAAAAGGGTAAAAAAGGAAATCTCAAGGTAACCCAACCTATTTCTCAAAATCAAATAGCAATGAATCAATCATTAAACTCTATTGGTTTAAGCAGTGGTAACATGATGGGAACAACATCTATTAGTTCCTTACCTCAAAATACTTCAACACAACAATTGCCTGATTATAATAATATGTTTCAACAAAATCCAACGCCTTTAGTTGGTGCTGCTACTCCAGGTATGAGTATGGAATCATTTGAGCCAATGGCAGCAAACGCAGGAGGTGGTGGATCCTTTGGTTCAGCATTTGGATGGTAATACAAAATAATTAAAATAATTAATAAATTAACATAAATGATGATAATAATAATATTATAAAAAAGTTTAAAATATTATTAACATATATTAGTAATGGATATTAATAAATTAATTAATGCGTTAGATAATGAATCCAATGAAGACATTATGAATTTAACTACGCAAAAAATTATGGAAATGAATCTTTCTATTTTAAAGGAATTAAACTTGGAAAAATCAATTACTTTACATTATTTAAAAAAATTAAAAGGATATAAATATATTGATGAAATAAATGAATTAAAATATGGAGCATTTATTAAATGGATTCCAATAACAAATCCTAGTTATTTACCATTACATTATTGTGGAATTATATGTGATATAAATATAACAAATAATGGAGTAATAATAAAAGCAAAAAATTTTAATGCTCGTCACTATTCATTTAAAATGGACGAATCTTTGATATTCCAAAAATTGACATCACAGGAATTGGTTATTTTAAGTGCGTTGGATCATTTAGATAAAGAAGATGATGATAGCTAATTTCTATTTTTCCTAGTTTTAAAAGTAAATAAATCACTAAATAATCCAGGAATAAATTTGCCTTTTTTAATTAATTGAATTTCTGAATGAGATAAATGTTTTCTTTTATTAAAACATTTTTTACCATTTTTATAACTACAAACGCTTTTGTGTCCTTTCCCATTCTTAATTATAACTTTTTTAGTCAATTTTTTACCACCTTTAAAACTATGTTGTGTATTGGTAAAGCTAAATGTCATAATATATTATAATAATATTTTATAATAATATTTTATAAAATATTTTATAATAATATTGTAATATATTATTATAAAAAAAATGGAAATGACAAAACATGTGTTAGTTCATTTATTTCATATATTATTAGTTGGATCGTTATTTTTGTATGTAGGAATAATGGGGAATAAAATATCATTATTCATGTATCCATTTTTAAAATATTTAGGAATAATTATAATATTATATCATAGTTATAAAGCATACGTTAAAATTTCAGAAGGCAAAAGCGCATGGGTCAATTATATTCATATATTTTTAATTGGGCCTTTGTTAATAAAAATAGGTTATGATGGTGATAAAACATCAAGAAAATATTTTGAATTATTATTAATGGCAGGATTTTCTACTATTGGATATCATGGATATTATTTATTGTTTTAAATTTATTGTTTTAAATTTTAAAAAAAAATATTATATTACATTAAATTATAATGGGAGGTAAAACTGGTAATTTGCGTACTCAAAGGAATCAATCTGGAACTAATGGTCAAAGAACTTTAGGTTCAATTCTTGCTAGTGACGCAGGAAATGGTGCTGGTTCAATAGCTCGTATGGCTAAATGGTATGCTATTAGAGGACCAGCAAATGGTACTCAAGGATTTTATAATAGTGTAATTGGTTTAAATAAAGGTAGATTTTCTAGTTTTGGATTAAATAAAGGAATGAATACTAATTATGTTGGTTATCCAAAATCAAAGCCTGGTTGCGATGTTTGGCAGGAGGATCCTTGGTGTTAAATAATAATTTTTATTTTTTAATCCAATTTTTATTTAGAACAGCATGAACACTTTCAAGTGCTCCTTCTGTCCATCCTTGTCTCCTACTTACAGCTTCACCAACAACTAACAAACATTTTTCAGGATGTTGAGCTTCATATATAAATTCTTCACGACTTTTAAATTTGTTAGTATTTAAAGGTTCATAATAATGCGTTCCGATTGGCCAATAATAATTTGATATAGAAATAATTTTTAGGCTATTGGGTTGAATTGCTAATGATTTTTCAACAGTTCTTTCAAAAAATTGTCTATTTGATTCAGTATTTTCTATATAGTCTTTTAAAAGAATAGCATTTTTATTATCACAATATGCTATCATATAAATTCCTTTTTTTGAATCCATTGGGACCATTTTTTGTAAAGGACCAGGAACAATAGTATAATAAGGAACATATTGATTCATAATTTCAGCCGATTTTTTGGTAAATTTAGCATAAACATATAAAAATGGTTGTCCATGGATTTTATGATAGATAGTAAAGGACGGAAGAAGTTTTTGGACAGAACTAATTCTAGTCGCAACAATTGTTTTATTAGAATGATATTTTATACCTTTTTCAGTAATTATTTCAAATAAGCAAGGATTCAAATCAATTTTTGTTATTTTTTCAACTTTATTAGATGTTTTAATATTTTTATAACCGATTTGATGACAAAGACTATTAATTAGAGTTGACCAATGAATATCTAATGCGGTCCATCCTGGTCCATTATCATCCATTTGATAATGATATAAGACTTCATACGCATCTTCTTCTTCATAATCGCGATATCCAGATGAAACCAGAAATTTGTTATAATTTTCATTTCCTAAAACATTTTTAGCAAACTGTTTAAAAGTTAGAGAATTTTGATTAGGAAGTTTTTTAAATTCTTGTCTTAAAGTTAAAAGACATTTTTTTACATGAATCGGATTTTTAATCAAAGAGGAATAATTCATTAATACTTTAAAAGGTTTAAAATCAATATTTAATTCATTTAATAACTTAATTAATAATTTGTCGGTATCTTTTCGTCCAACGCCAGCGCCAACAACAACTTCTGTTCCATAAAAATTTGCGTTCCCAATTCTTCCACCAATATATTGTTTTTTATTACTTTCAAGAATAATAAAGGTTTTAGAAGGGTCCATTTTTTGGATATTATAGGCCGCATATAAACCAGATATTCCAGCACCAATGATTATTATATCATAAAAATTAGAATTCATTATGATATAATAAAATAATAAAAATAATAAAATAATATACAAAAAATCTGAAAAATTACTCAATGGTATTATTATTTTATAATATATTAGTTGTCTAAAATAAAACCCATGACTATTTCTTAGATTTTTTAGAATACTTTTTATGACTTTTTTTATGACTTTTTTTATGACTTTTTTTATATTTTCTTTTTGTAATTCCTCTCCCTAAATTAGGTGATGATGATTTGGATAATTCAACGTATTGTCCGTAATCATTATTAGAATTATTCCAAAAAGGATTAGGATTTTCAATATCATATGGATTTTTATATTTGGGATTATAATTTGGTGGTCTTTGATAAATAAATTCACGAAAGCGTCCTGGTTTATCAATAGAATCATATAATGGTAAATCAAAATCAACAATAATATTACCATCTTCATCATAAGTATTTTCTCCTGAAAGATCCTTGGGTAAATCACCTTCATAAACAAGTCTAAACGTATTAGGTGATAAACTTTTAAAAGGACTATGTATTGGTATAGATTCCAAATTATCTATTAGAGGTGAACCTTGACTTCTATCAAAAGAATCTGACGAATTATTTCTAATTGTTTGATTTATATCTAATATTGGGGTTACTTTGCTTCTATTAAAAGAAATAGATCTAGGTTTAGAAAATTTAATTCCATTACCTAAACTTTTATTTCTATTTTTGTTCTTTTTTATGGTCATTATATATAATAAATTGATATTATTTTTTTTTTAGAGTTTTATTTTTGTTAGTTTTTCTGAAACTAACCGATTGTTTTTTTGTACATTGAAAATTTCCGCGAGTATAACCTTTTTTTCCAAAGATAGTTTTGGTACATATTCCAATAGATTTAGTTTCATTAATAGGATCAAGTTTTTTTATACATTTACAAAGTTTTTGAGACATAATTTTTTCAGCATTTATTTTCAAAAGTCTTTTTGATTTTGGAATGTTTAATTTATAAAATTTTAAAATTGTAATATAATCTTTATTTGTTAATTCTGAAGACATTTTATAATAAATAATAATATTTTATTTTTTGATATTTAAAATCATAATATATAATATGAATTGTATATCTAGAATAGTGGTGTTTGATTTAGACGAAACATTGGGTTATTTTACAGAACTAGGAATATTTTGGGATTCTCTAACAAATTATATAAAAAATAATAATATAAATATACCAAAAGATCAAAATTTATTTAATAAAATATTAGATTTATATCCAGAATTTTTAAGACCTAATATATTAGGGATATTAAATTATTTAAAAAAGAAAAAAGAGATGAATCATTGTGATAAATTAATGATATATACTAACAATCAAGGTCCAAAAGAATGGGCTAAATATATAAAGAATTATTTTGAGTCAAAATTAGATTTTAACATATTTGATCAAATAATAGCAGCATTTAAAGTTCAAGGTCAACAAATAGAATTATGTAGAACCACACATATGAAAACACATAAAGATTTAATAAAATGTACAAAAATTCCCCAAGATACATATATATGTTTTTTAGATGATGTTTTTTATCCCGGAATGAGTAATCATAAAATTTATTATATAAATATAAAACCATATGTATATGATTTGACGTTTGATGAAATGATAAATAGATTTCAAAAAAGTGGTATTATTACAACGGATCCTACACAATGTAGGGAGCAAATATTAGCAGATATGGGGAAATATAACTATACATATGTAGATAAATCCGAAGAAGCACAAAATATAGATAAAATATTGTCAAAACAAATTATAAAACATCTTCATGTATTTTTTGATAATATTAAGATTGGAAAAAGTGATGATAAACAAAATAATGCTGAAATTAAAGCAAATGCTGAAATTAAAGCGAATACTGAAATTAAAGCGAAAAAAATTACAGACGATAAACCAAATAAATTTACAAAAAACAAAAAAGTATTTAAAAATAAAACATTGAAAAAAAAAAAATATAATTAATTATTGTTGACTTTTTAATAAAGTTTATTTATAAAAATACTATGTAGTTGTGAAAAATATTTCTGTAATATTGTCCCAACAGCAGTTCCAGTAAAGATAAATATACCCGCATTAAATGCTATTTTTCTATCTAAATCAGTGAATTTTATTTTTCTAAATGGCATAAATCTATACAATAAAAATAAACTAATATAAAGTTTTAAATAAAACTCCAAATCATCTAAATAATTAGGAGCATGAACTGAAATATTGAAAGCAATTAATATATATAAAATCCAAGATAATATAATTAATAAATCAAAAGATTTATCTTGAAGAAAATATATTTCATCATTTTTCATTTATATATTTTATATATTTTAAATATAATAATTCTTATCAAATCTTGTAAGAAAATAGTTATCCTGTTTTTACATTATAAATTTCTAATGTTCTTGCGCTAGGATCTTTTGATTCTATATATTTTGGCATCCAATAATAAGGAACTAAATATTCGCAATTAGGATAATTTAAAGAGAAAAATGTTTTATAATATTCTTTTTCTAATTCTATATTTAAAATATAATTGGTTCCAGATTCATTATTCATTTGATTAGCAATCTTCTCTTGTAAAATTATATATAAGGAACGACCTTGATTACTAATTCCGTCACTAAATGCTTCTTTTTTTCTCCACAGAATTTCATCTGGTAATATTTGTTCATCTTTATAATTTTTAAAATTTTCTTTTGTAAAACTTTCTCTTAATAGATATTTTTCAATGGAACTCTGGAAATATTTACTTTCCTTTTTTAATTCATTATAATTATTATGATTTCTGTAATGTATAGGAATTGATAAAATAAAATTTACAAAATTTCTATCTAAAAAGGGAGTTCTTGGTTCTAGACCATTAGATGATATACTTTTGTCCGATCTTAATACATCAAATAAATGAATATCTTTTAATAATCTTCTTGTTTCTTTATCAAATTCAATATTATCTGGACATTTATTCATATATAAATATCCTCCTAATAATTCATCTGAACCATCACCATTGAATATTACTTTTGCTTCCGAATTGTTTGAAATATATTTACCTAATAAATAATTGCCAATACTTGCTCTAACCGTTGTTGTATCATAACTTTCAATAGCTTTAATAACTTCAGGAATTGATGAAAACATTTCATCTTCTGTTACAATAATTTCTGTATGATTGGTATCTAAATAATCTGCTACAATACGAGCATATTTTAAATCCTCTGATCCTTTCAAACCAATACTATAAGTTTCTAATTTATTATTTTTATTATTTTTTTGTAAAAAATTATTTACTAAAGCTGCTATAAGGCTACTATCTAACCCTCCTGATAATAAACACGCAATTGGTCTTTCAGTTGTTATACAACGTTTTTCAACGGCTATATTTAAATAATAAGATATATTTTTAAATAATTTTTTTTCAAATGTGTCTTTAGTTTCTTTATTTTCAATTTTGAACCAATTGTAAGAAAAACTTGGCAAAAAATATGGAATATTTTCTCCATTTTGAACAGGGGTCCAAAAAGAGTTTACAAAATTAGACAAATTAAAAACACTATAGGTTCCTGGTTTGAATTGCTCAATAATATAATTATTTTTTTTACTATTATAGAAATATTCTAAACATTTCAATTCTGACGCAAATCCGTATAAATTATATTTATCAATATCATATTTATTATTTTTTAAATAATATAATGGTCTAACTCCAAATGGATCTCTAGCTACATATAGTTTGTTATTTAAATCGTTTGACAAGCGATTATCATATAATATAAATGAAAAAACACCATCTAACATCGTTAACGTTTGTTCTATTCCATATTTTATATATAAATGAATAATAACTTCACAATCTGAATCCGTAGATGGTTTTACATTCATATATTCATACAATAATTTATAGTTGTAAATTTCTCCATTACAAATCAAGATTACATCATTAATTACTAATGGTTGATTGGATTCATTATTTAAACCATTTATGGCTAATCTATGAAATCCTAAAACCATTTTCATATATTTATTTTCCAATTTAGAAAATTCTGGTCCACGTTGTTTACCTTTTAAAAATTCATTATTAATAATATCAATTTGGATATCATTATTATTTAGAAGTCCAAAAATTCCACACATCTTTAATTATATATGTAATATTGTATTTAAACAATTTTAATTATTATTTATAATTTATTTAATATTTATATATATCAATGAATATTAATAATTTTTCAGATCAACCAAGTTCTTTAAAACAGCAAATAATATATCAACGGTCATATGAAAGAAATATTCCATCCAATTCTTTACAAACATATTTAGATGCTCGTCCTGTTCAAACTAAATTTTCTATTATGCCTATAGTTGATCCCAGAAAACAAATAGATACGCCTTTACTACAACAACCAACCTATAATATTGAATCTATGTTTAATCCTGGAAATGATTTGGGACCTTGGTCTGGTTTTGCTTCAAATGTTAATCATGAATCTGAATTGAGAAATCAAATTTTTGCTTTATCTTCTTGTAGCAAAGCTACTTATATTCCATCCAGTAAAAGTAGTTTATATCAATTTAATTGGCAAAATCAAAAGCAACTAACACAACCTTTTCCTGATTTATTTAATAAAGAACAATTTTGCCCAATTAATCCTAACCCAAATCCAGATAAAATAGGATATCAATTATTTAATAATGCTACTAGGCAACAGGTTAAAGATTTAACAAAAACATCATGCGATTAATAAATATTTTCTTGGTTAAATCCTTTCCTATAAACTTCGTTATACACTACGTTAAATTCTTTATATTATTTAATTAAAACAATATAAAGAGAAATGTCAGAAGATTTAGTTAATCAAATTACTCTTAGTTGTCTTATAAGTAAAAATCAACTTCAAAAACTTAATAAAAAATTAAATGAAAATACAGAAAATAATAGAAAATCAAATAAAGAAGTTTATGAAGATAGAATTAAAACTTTATTTAATGAATTGTTAAAAGATCGGCAACCTGATAATTTATTACAAGAAGTAAAAACTGGGTTTGATTTTTTTGTAGATAAATGTATTTATTATTTCAAAGCTGTAGATAATAATGAATTATTAGAAAAAGAAAGAACTAATTCTTTAAGTGAATTTATAAAGAATGATATTGATTTTGAAAAAGAGGAAAGAGATATTGAAACTGGGAATTATGAAGAAGAAGGAGAAGAGGAAGAAGATGATGAGGAAGATGATGAGGAAGAAGAAGAGGAAGAAGAAGAGGAAGAAGAATATATAGGAGAAACAAAAAATATTAATAATAATAGGTTTGTTAAGCCAAAATATTTAAAAAATTCAACTAATTCAGAAGGTGTAGAAAATATTCAACAATTACCATTAAATTGGTTTGAAAATGTTAGACAAGATTATAAGAAAAATAAAATTATACCTAGAAAAAAAGAAATAATAATAGATGAAAATTCTTTTAGTTTTAAAAAAAAGAAAATATAAACAATTTATATGAAGCATAAAAAAATTATAAAAAAATCACAAAAGAAAATACGTAAACTAACAAAAACAAAAACAAAAAAAAATAATAAGAAATCGTTAAAAAAGCAAAGATTTTTTAAATTAAATTGTAGTCCAGAAAATAAAGATAAAGATTATACATGTTATTCTGATGATGATTTGTTAAAGCTAAAAGATATGTGGAATGCTCGTCATCCTGATAAACCTATTATTGAAATGGAATCAAAAGATATATGGAATAAGCTAAAAAATTATTATATAAACATTTGTAACAAGGAATCTTGCTGGATAAGACAAATGACAAAAAATACACGGATGGAAAAAGATTTGTTAGATGCGTTTGCTCCTGAATCGCCCAAAGAATGGAAAAAAAATCCGAATGAATGGTTATCTAGTTTAGATATAATAGAAGTAATGAATCAATATGAAAAGAAATACAAATGTTTTGATTTTTTAGGACCATCTCCAATAGATTATGATACTCATAAATTATATGGTGATTGTGTATGGGAAGAATTATGTCATTTTAGTTTACAAGATCAAATTAAAAAAGGTCATACAAAAATAGGTGTCATTTTTAACACAGATCCCCATTATAAAGGTGGACAACATTGGATTTCATTATTTATAAATGTAAAAAAACATACGATTTTCTTTTTTGATAGTGCGGGGGATTCAATTCCTAATCAAATAAAAAAATTTGTAGATACTGTTATTGAACAAGGAACTAAACTAACAAAGCCAATTCATTTTAAATTTGACCAAAACTATCCTGTAGAACATCAATATGATAATACTGAATGCGGTATTTACAGTTTATTTTTTATAATACATATGTTAGAGGATAAAATTACTGGAAATTATTTAAAAACACATGTAATAAAAGATAAATATATGGAACAGTTTAGAAAGATATATTATAATAGTGAATTATAACTAACAATAATTGATATAAAAAAGGGATTTAAAAAATAGATTTTATATTGTATAAAATGAGTGGATTTACTAGACTTGATATGTGTGGCGCAATTAGTCATTATTGTTTTAAGAATAAGCTTCATATACCATACCTAGAAAAATTACGAAAATCACAATTAGAAGAAATCATCATAAAATATGGTATAAATGTAGAAGAAATGAGATTTGAAATGGAGAAAGAGCGAGAGTCAGCAGCAAATTTCACACAAAATTTAAAAGAAAAATTCACACAAACAATCCAAAAAGGTTTAGAAGTTTTTAAAGGTAAAATAGAAATGTTAGAATCGCTTTTGAATGATGAACAAAAAGAAAAATACTTGGAATATTGTAATTCGTTAGAAATCTTAAATTTGTAATTTCGTAAATAAAATAATAAGTAAAATAAATACATAAAAATTTATTTATTATTTATAATAAATGAATAAATCCCAATTTGTTAATAAAGATAATTTAGAATTACTTTGGGAGGTTCTTTTGGATGAATTAAATATTAATCAAACCAATACTAATTTAATAACTAATGTGAAAACTATTTTTCAAAGTAATATTAATTTATTTGTTTCAAGATCTAATCCAAAAACTACTATTTTGGAACAAAATAAACAATTTTTGAATCAAGTTTTGTTAGCTGTTAATCAATTATTACCTCAACAAAATATGAAAAGAATAAATATTACAGATGAAATAGTAAATGAACCCTATAAAATAGAAGATATTCAAGCAGCACGAAAAACTGATTTTGAAAAAGAATTAGAAAGAAAAAAGATGGAATTAGATAATTATTTGACGATAACAAAACCCAAAGAATTAGATTTTACAGATAAAAATTTTACTTCATTGCCTGGTATGGAAGTTTTATTAGCGAATAAACTGGTTGAAAGAAATTTGGATTTTGATCCAATATATTCTAATACATTAAATATTAAACCCGAAGAATGGTTAACTCCAAAGAAAACTTCATTAAATTCGGAAAAAATGGAAGAAACAAAAAATATTTCAAATGAAGAATTAAAATATATTAATAACAATAATAATATAATTAATAATATAATTAATAATAAAAAGGTATCATTTAATGAAAATATAAAAACTAATATAGTAGAAGAAGTTCCAAATTCCAATTCAATCAGTATATTTCAAAAACTTAAAAAAACTATTATAGAAAATGAATCAGAATTTCCTCTTGAACAAACGAAATATGAACAGCAACAATCAATTTTACTTCCAAAACAAGAAGAAATTTTAAAAAATGATTCTAATTCTAAATCAAAAATAAATCAAAATATTATCCAAAATGTTCCAATAATTTCAAATAATGAAATCATTAAACAATTAAATGAAATGAATTATAAAATTGATAAATTATATGAAATTGTTACCAAACTAACAAAAATAGATTGTATTGATAAAAATATAACCGATGAAGATTAAATTTTTTCTTTTACAATTTCATATTCTTCGCCTCGTTTTACTAATTTTCCTAATAAAATAGGTCTAACTCCAGGTACCTGTTTTGCTTGAATTACACTATTATAATCATAGACTTGTTTTGTATCCATTCTTAACATATACTGTTTTCCAGTAGTTTTGAGAGTAAAAGGTCTAGCTTCCCAATCAATAATAACTCTATTAATATCGGCCACAGTATCATTTTCATCTTGAGATAAATTTGGATTATAAGCAAAATCATAAACAGTTGGTTGACCAAAGGATAAGCAAACTAAACCTTCTTTGGAACTTGATTTAACATGAGTAGCACAATCAATTGATGCTTCTTTTACAGCATTTAATAATTGTGATGTCAATTGTTCTTTAATAGTTGATATTTCAAATAATTTTTGATCAGATGTTTGAGGAACATAGGGACGGTGTTTAGAAACATCTTTTAATTTTAATTCAATAGCAAATTCACTATCTAATTGAGATTTAGTAAATATCATTATATAAATAAATACTTCTACGGTTTGTAATGCTTTTGGTAAATTTTGATGGGAACAAATACGTCTTGCTCTTCCGATAACTTGTTCCAAACGCACTGGATGCCAATAAGGTTCCATAATATGAACATATCTTGTATTCCGTAAATTAATTCCTTCAGACCCAGCAGATGTAATCATTAAAACCTTGATGATTTCACCAAGATTATTATTATTACTTTTGGCTCTTAATTGAGTAGCAATATTATTGGGTATATAATCCCAGGTTCCATTATAAATATTACGAATTATTTCTCTCTCTTCAGAGTCTTCAGTTCCTGTATATAAAGCATAACATGGTTTACCTAGATCTTCTTCACTCATATTTAATTCCCAACCATCAATGCTAGTTCTTTTAATTTTAAATTTAGCAAATCCATTTGCTTCTAAAGTCATAGAAAAAATTCCAATTCCTTCCATAGATCTAAATTGACTATAAACAAGGTGTAAACCTTGATGATCGGGATCTTCAATATTATCTAACATAGCTAGAAATTTAGGACTGTATATTTTTAAACCTTCAGGTGTTAAAAATTCTTGAGAATGTGTTTGTAAATATTTTAAAGCATTTTTAATTGCTTCTTTATATTCATTGGATCCCATTTTTTCTAAAATTTCATCACTTTCTAATTCATCAGCTTCCCTTTGTAAAGCGTCTTCATCTTTATAATTTTCTAATTGTATTATTTCATCTTCTTTTATTTTATCAATAAAATTTTCAGCGGGATTTGATCCTCCTTCCATTATGCTGGGTTTAGAATATGAATCCGAGTCTGAATCCGAGTCTGAATCCGTGTCTGAATCCGAGTCTGAATCCGTGTCTGAATCCGAGTCTGAATCTGAATCTGTATCCGATTCTGAATCCGAGTTAGATTCGGCGCCACCTTTCTTTTTTTTTAAAGCTTTCTCTTCGGCTTTTTTTGCTTTTTCTTCTTCTTTTTCTAAAGCTTTTTTTGCTTTTTCTTCTTCTTTTTCTAAAGCTTTTTTTGCTTTTTCTTCAGCTTTTTCAAAAGCTTTTTTTGCTTTTTCTTCTTCCTTTTCTAAAGTTTTTTTTGCTTTTTCTCCTTCTTTTTCTAAAGCTTTTTTTGCTTTTTCTTCTGCTTTTAAAATTTTCAATTGTTTTTTAGGTTGAGGTAAAACAATGTTACCAACATCTTTTTCTTCACCAACATCTTTTTCTTCACCAACATCTTTTTCTTCGCTAATAACTTTTTCATATCTAAATTCAGCTGGATTTGGACGACCTGGTGGGGTTGGCATTACAAAATTACATGCTAAACGTGAAAAAATACGATAAGTAGATGATGGTTCATTAAAAATACCGTCATTATCAACAACTCCAGTGGTTTTCTTTTTTGGTTTCTCACTTTGTCTTTCTTGTTGCCGATAATTTTCATATATTTTAAATTGATAGTCGCTCATAGGAATTAATACTTCATGCCTATCAAAGTTTTTATCATAGGAAGGTAATAATTCTTCTTGTGCAGAACGAAAATAAGATGTCAAACCTACAATTCTTCTTTTAAATTTATCAATATTTGTTATGTTGCCATTATCATTATTAATAAAATTATTTAAAAACTCATCTAAACTATCGGGTAACGCAGTGTTTACCGAAAAAGTTGTACCTTTTTCAATAGCTGTAATATCATTTTTCTTTAAAAGTTTGGTAATTCTTTTTACAAAATCATTATCTGATAAGGTACCTCTTTCTTCAAAAATTATTTCACCTTTTTCGTTACGTGTTAAATCACCATTTTCATTTCTTTTTTCTTTCTTTTCATTGGTAACCCCTTTATAACCTGAATTAGCTGTGATTTTATTTTCAAATCCATATGGATTCCGAGTAATTGTTAATGTTTTTGAACTAGGTACATAATCAATATAATCTAGTATTTTTTCTTTAGAAAACATAGCCTGTAGAGAATCTTTAGATAATTTTATATTAGCTTCAGGATTTAAAGTAAAATTCCATGTTTTAATATACCCTCTTAAAATATTAAATAAAATTCCAATTTCATTAGGATAATTAATGATAGGGGTTCCTGTTAATAAAATTACTTTACAATTTTCAGCTCTTAATAAAAATTCATACAATAATAATGATAATGATTGAGGTAATAAAGCATCAGGTCCTCGTTTCTTTTCAGCAAATTTTGATATTTTATTTATCTTATTTACAATTCTACTAATTAAATTATGTGCTTCATCAATTATAACTACCGCATTATCAAATATATTGTTTTCAAAATTATTTGTTAAAAGTTTGAATTTATCTCTTCTTAAACCATTATGGTTTATAAAAGTATATTTATTTTTTATCATTTCATCTAATTGATCATTCAACATTTTTTTATCTGAAGATGATAATTCTGAATAATTTGTTGGTTTGGTTATATTAACCAACCATGCGCCATGATTTCTTCTAATATATTCTCTAGGAAGACCCAGTGAAGCAGATAATGGATTAATTAAATCTTGATTATCATCTATTGAAATCCATTCCCAAAATTGATTTTTTCTATAAATTAAATCACCAAATTTTTTTATTTCCTCAATATAATTACGACGTAATGATGCTGGAGTCATTACTATAACTTTCCTAGAACTTTTCATTCCTTCAGCAATAGCAATTGAACTATTTGTTTTTCCTGAACCTAAACCATGATATAATAATAATCCTCTATAAGGAGAGTATAAATTCATATAATCTCTAACAATTTTTTGATGAGTTAATAATGAAACATCTCCTGAATCCTTACCAATATCATTACAAGTAATATCTTTACTTTCATCTAATAAATCTTCTTTATAGGGTTCAAATAAATTATTTATAAAATTTACAAAAATTTCACGATTATTCATATAATAACTAGAAACCTTAACCTCATAAATTGGTATTGGAGGTAATCTTTTTTCTAAAGGAGTATCGCCAATTTGAATCATTAATTCAGGTCCTAAAGGAATAATATCTCTAGTAACTTTTTTGGTACTTCTTGCTCTAGGTTTATTTAAATTTTGTTTTATTTTTTCAGGTTCCTCAAAAATAATAGGTTCATTTTCAATAATAGGAATTTCTTCAACACGGGGTCCGCCTTCAGGAAGTTCTTCCATTATATTTTTTTCTTTTTCTTCTTCTAAAAAAATAGATTGTTTATCCAATTTTTTTGGTTTTATAATTACTTCTTCTTCTAAAATAGGAGCTTTTGATAGAGATATTTCTTTCATAGGATCAGGAAATTTTTTGGAAACAGATGTTAGTTTCTTTTGTTTAATTTTCTCCAAAATATCTAAAGCTCTTTTACCTTCATCTCTTTCCGCAGTAATTAATGGTTTCATCTCTATATTTTTTTTTCCCATTAAAGGTTCCAAAACAATTTTAACACCTAAATTTGGTTGGACATCAGGTTTTAATTTTAATTTTTCTTTAAGAGTTTCTAAATGATTCATTACTTATATATTTTATAATATATATAATTTTTATAATTTTAACAACAATAAGGTTTTTTTATTTTTTTTTATTTTTTTTATTTATACATCTTTGCCCATCTTTAATGAGTAAAGTTGTAAATGCGAATGTTAACTAGTATTTTCAATAGATAATTTGTTCAAAAATGCGCAATTTACACCGTTGAAGAATTCAAATGGAACACCATTTGATTCTTCAACTAAGTTACCAGTGACGACTTCAAATGACGCTCCTGTGGAGCGTCCCATTTTAAATCTTCGCGGATATAATTTTACAAATAGGAATTACAATTTAAAAAAAAGTAAATATATTTATGTAAAATGATAGATGTATTGGAATCAATTCAACCAATTTCATTAAGAAAGCGTATTAAAGGTGAATTTTTTAGAATGGAATTTCTATATGATAAAATAAATATTATAAAAGAAGATGGTAAAATAATTTTTGAAGTAGAAAAAACATATAAAAATCAAAAAAAGATAATTTATAAATTTATAATTTCAATTCATTATCCATATAAATCGCCAGATTTATATATAAACAACAAAAATTATGGTCAATATTTAAGGTGTCCAAATAAGTTTTTGAATGTTTTAAAATATATAAGTAATATTGAATGTTTTTGTTGTTCTTCCTGTACATGTCCCGGGAATTGGACACCTTCTATAACTTTAAAATATATAATAGAAGAAAGTGAATATAATAGTAAAATAAAACATAATATTATGATAAAAATTTTTTTAGACCAAATAAAAGACAAATATTTGATTAGTGATATAAATTTAGACTGTTGGTTATTTCATATAGCTCGTCCTGACGTAATAAAACCAGGAACAAAATATTTAATTTAATCCAAAGGTTCAATAGGAAGATTTAAATACTGTAAGGCTTCATTACATGCTATTTGTTCAGCTTTTCTTTTAATTTTATGATGACCTTCGCCTAGGAATAAGAATATTTTTCCATCATTTTCTAAAATATAATCTTGTACTGCTTTGAAACTATTTAAGAAACCAGATAATTTAACAGCGTCTTCAATTTTCATATTGTAAATTGGTTGTCCAATACACAAATAAACTCCCATTTTATACCCTTCTTCAGGATCATGATTAATTTGTAAATAATGAGGCGTGACTTTAAATTCTTTTTGTATTTTTACTTGTAAAATATTCTTATAATTATCATCATTTTTAATTAATGCTACCCAATCAATGTGTTTTTCAAAGACTGTTTCAATAAATTTTTGAGCAATTTGAAATCCAGGTCCAGTAATAAACATATTTTGAAACCAACCTTCTTCATCCTTTACAATAATTTTATTAAAATCTAAAAATAATGCTCCTATAAATGATTCAAATAAACATCCAAGTTTTTTCAAGTTAGTTCTTGTTTTTTTTTCTTCTGCGTTCCTAGATAAAATCAACCATTTATGTAATCCCATTTCTAAAGCTATTTTGCCAATAGCTTCATTCTTAACTATAGCGATTTTTTTTTCTGTCATGAATCCTTCATTGCTTTTAGGAAATCTTCTATATAATAGATATTTGGTTACACATTCTAAAATACCATCTCCTAAAAATTCTAAACGCTCATTAGATTTGCTACTTAAAGGTAAGCAGTCATTAGGTCTTTCAACAATTGTAATATTCTGCTGAATATTTTCAAATTCAGGCCTCTTCGTATAAGATCTATGTACAAAAGCGCGTCTATATAATTCCATATTATACACTTTAGGTGGTAAACCATATCTGGTAAGAATAGATTGAACGTCGTTCAATTTAATCTCACTATTTAAAGAATTATATGGATTAAAAATTAAACCTTCATCGGATTTAATTATGTCATCATCGTGTAGCAAAGATTTGTTATCTGTCATTATTATAAATATGGCACTGTTTCTTTAAGTAGTTTTCATAATTGATTTAAAAAATTAATTTAAAGATTGCGCGCGTTATTTCCTATATATAATAAACCACAATGGATGAAACCTGTCAACGAATTTCCCAATTACCATATTAGCTCTTTTGGAAATATAAAAAATGTTATAACTAATAAACCGTTAAACCCATAAAGTTAATGAAAATGGTTATTTTAGAGTTTTTATTAATAATAGAACTTTTGCTTTACACCGATTAATTGCTTTAGCATTTATTGAAAATCCTCAAAATAAAGAACAAGTAAATCATATTGATGGAATTAAAATTAATAACAGTATTGATAATCTAGAATGGGTTACTAATAGTGAAAATCAACTTCACAAATTTCAAATAGGTTTAGGTAATAATTTTACTAGTAAAATTAAACAATATGATTTAGAATGGAATTTTATTAAAGAATTTGAGTCAATTGCTTTAGCATCAAAAGAATTAAATATGTCTTCATTTAATATTCAATCTGTTTTAATGAATATTACAAAAACAGCTGGTGGGTTTATTTGGAAATATTTAGAAGATGAAAATATAGATTATTCAGAACAAATAACCATTAATAAAAATATAGGAAGAAGTGTAGGACAATATGATTTGAATATGAATTTGATTGAAATTCATAAAAGCACAGCTGATGCTGGTAGAAAATTAAATATTAAAAAGCAAAATATATTTGGTGTTATTCATAATAAAAGAAGAACATCTGGAGGATTTATTTGGAAATATTTAGATTAAATATATAAGAATATTTTTTTATATTGTTTTATTATATATAATGGTGTATATGTCCGGGAGTCGAAATTCCAGAAATAGTGCTTCAATTGTTAATCGTCCTACATGTGGTGGTAATAAGAAAGGTGGTTTAGCACCTAGTGTTGGATGGTATTTATCATCTAATCCTAATCTAATTCGTGCTTCAAATACACAATACAGATTATCATGTGTACCTAATAGATCTATCCAAACCCAAAATTACGGTTACAGAGCAACAATTAGTGGAAATATGGGTTAAAATCTCTTTTAGAAAAGATTTTAAAAAACTATTTAGGAAAGGTAAAAAACCATTTATATTTAGGAAAAGTAAAAAAAATATATATTTAGGAAAAAAATAATTTAATGACTATGTTATTAAATTATTATAATGATCATTAAGATTGATACAAGAGAACAAGAACTATTTAAAAAATGTGAATCAATCATAAATACTGTTCCAAAATTCAAAGATATTCAGCTTATTCCACTTAATCTTCCTTTAGGTGATATTATTATTAATGATGGAAATAAAGATTGTTTAATTATTGAACGCAAAACTCTTACTGATTTAGGTGCCAGTATAAAAGATGGACGTTATGAAGAACAATCTTACCGATTAAATGGTATACAACATCATAATCACAATATTATTTATCTTATTGAAGGAGATATGACACGATTCAATTATTTTAAAGAACGAATTGATAAACAAACACTTTATAGTGCTATGTTTTCAATTAATTATTTTAAAGGTTTTTCTGTAATGCGTTCAAATTCTATAGATGAAACCGCTTTAATTTGTTGTAATATGGCCTATAAACTTGTTGGTGGATTAAAAGCAGGTAAAGTTGGTTTTTATTCAAACAAAATTACAGATAATATAAATTTAGTTTTAGAAGAAAATGAAAAAGAAAAAGAAAATGATTTAGTAACTGATAAAAATGAAGAAAAAGATTATTGTACTGTGGTTAAAAAGGTTAAAAAGGATAATATTACACCAGATAATATAGGTGAGATTATGTTGTGTCAAATACCAGGTATTAGCTCGGCATCTGCTTTAGCAATTTTTAAAGAATTTAAAACATTACCCAATCTTATTATTTGTTTAAAAGAAAATTGTTCATGTTTGAATAATATTACCACGACCGATGGTAATGGGAAAAGTAGAAAAATCAGTAAAACCGCAATTGCTAATATTATTAAATTTTTGTTAGTTTAGTCCTATTTATAAGTAATCTTTTTTTTACCATTTTTTCTTCTTTTTGATGTTTTTCGTCTTTTTATACCTCTTGCTTTTGAATTTGAAGAAGAACTAGAACGTTTTGTTTTTGAAGCATTAAATCTATCTCTGGCTTTTCTATAATCTTCTCCTATAAATGAAATTCCTGGAGTAATATTTTCTGGCTCTAATTTTTGTTCACTAATAAATTGTTTTAATTCATTAATAGTTTTATTTTTTAAACTTCGCTCTCTGGATGTTGGTTCCATGATTTCCATAAATTTAAAACCTTTTCTATTGTTAAAACCAAATGGTAATCCTACTTCGTTATAAGGATTAACCACAAATTCTACATTTTCAAAATTATTATAATCTCCTTGTTTATCCTTTCCAATAAACGTTCCCTTATAAACTTTTTTATTATTCCCTCTTGAATCTTGTATATAATAATTTCTTCTGTTTTTTAAACTTGTTTTATTAACTACATTTTTTGGTATTTTACTAAATTCTTCAAAAGTAATCAATTCCATTTTATATAATATAATATAAAATATAATATAAAATATAATCCTTATGGTATATTAAATTATATAAATTCTATTTATCAGTTATAACCGCAGGAGCTTTAACATTATCTAAATCAATCATAATTGATTTTTTAAAGGAAGCTGAATTTAAAATAAAATCAGAAAATGTTGATTTAGTTGCGCCTATAAAAAAATTATTCATTTTTCTAGCTAATAATAAATCTTTTAGCGCATTACATTCGCGACCATCTGATAAATTACTTTTTTTTGTAAAAAAATTATATCCATTTTCATTTAAGAATTTAATAATTATATTATCTTTGTTATAAGTATTTACAATTGTAAACGATTCTTTATTAATATACTTTTTTATTAGAAAAAGATATTTATCTACTAAAAGAAATTTGAATAATAAAACATTCATATTATTTCTTTTAGACCAATGATTTATAGCATCATCTTCTATCCTTAAATGAATTATATTAATTTTAATATCATCTCCTAATTTAGTATGTATTTCAGATATTAAATTATTGGATAAATTATAAAAATGACTTTGAAATTGAATATTATTATATATTTCAAAAAAATCTTTATAATTTATCCAATTATAATCTAAATCAGAACAATTAAGCACACTAAATTTGTGAAATAATTGATCTAAAGTTATAGAATCTAAGTTGACACAATTTTTATCTTTTAATTCCACATTATATTTTTTTAAATATTGATTGGTAACTTGTAAATTAATTATTTCATTATATGGACAAGATGTAAGACTTTTATTATCTTTAAGAAAATTGTCTAATATAACAAACTTTTTATTATGTTTTGAAGCATATAATATTGAATTTATGACAAATGTCAATTGATTACACAATCCATTTGCTATTCCAAAATATGGCCTAATAAAAATAGAATCATTCATATTTAAATATTCCAATAAAAATAATAAAATATATAAACTAAATATTCTAAAAAACTACAAGAGTAAAAACTTCCTATTTATTTATATGTAAAAAAAAATATAAATAAATGTTCATCCTTTTTTTTACCATTTATTATATATATGAAGCAAGACGAATTTTTTAAAATTATTGGTATTTTAATAGTTTCCTTTTTAATAATTTATTTTGTAGTTAAAATGTTTAAATTACAGGCGACTGTTCTTGAAGGTTTAACGAATGGAACTGATGATACTGGTTCCAATCCTTCTTCAGGCGAAGCAGGTACAGCCTCATCCTATGCGGCCGCAATAAAAGCTCTAACAGTCAAGCTCCAAGATGAACTATTAATTTCTAAATATAGAAAAGATTATGAAAATGTTATAATTAATTTAGACGATTTGATGGGATATATTATGCTTAAACTTGTTTTAAATTTAAAAATTACTGATAATTTTACAGCTAATATGATGGTAATTGATAATATTAATAATTTGAAAACAGCTAGAGATTCTTTAAATTCAACAATGACATTTTTAGATAAACAATAAAAATAAATTAATTTTAAGGAATATAAATACTTACTTCATTTCCTTTATAATATCCAGAATCAGTTAGGGCTTGTGTATAATCTGCGCCACCCCAATTAGGATCCATTGGATTATCACTATAAAGCATATTATAATCAGAATTTTTTATTTGATCCAATGGAGTAATTGCTCCTACATAATAACTTGATTGATCAAATGCGGGATAACTATTTTGATTATATGGTTGATCATCTCTAGTCGCATCTACTAAAGGTGTAAATTTCAATGGTAAAGATACTGGAGGTGTAGGTGGTAAACCACCTTGTAATTCATTAACACTAGGTCTTACTTTGTAAACACGATTTCCTTGGGTATCATAAATATTTTGAACATAAAGAACTGGACAACGAATTCCAGCACCGCGTTGCCATTCTAAAAATTCATTATATTCTTCTAAATTATTGAATTCAATAGGATTAACGCCAGGAACTTGTACAATATTTGAATTATATAAATAATATTTAGAACCTTTTTGAATTAAAAGATTCGGACATCTTAATTGGCCATTCATGGTTGTTAGTTGTTCAATTATCTTTGGGTTTTTTGAATATAAAATGAATAAATAAATACCTCCCAAAAATAAAATCATCATAAATATTATTTTTAGTATTGTGTTTGACATATATAATATACTTTCATAAAATATTTTTTTGAAAGTATAATATATAATGCGTGTTTTACATATTAATTCAGAAAAGGATGTAAAAAAATTAGAAATACTTGATAAATTGATTAAAAATAATTCACATGTTTTTATTCTAATTTACATGGATGGTTGTGGACCATGTAATGCTACACGACCTGAATGGGAAAAGTTAGAGAATGTTTTAAAGGAACAATACGCTAATAATGATAAATTGTTAGTTGTTGATGTTAATAAAAATTTTTTACCAAATCTTAAAAATGTAGGTTCAATTGATGGTTTTCCTTCAATGAAATATATAACAAATCAAGGTAAAAATATTGAGACTTATGAGAATAGTTCAATTAATAAAAAAGATCGTTCATTAGATTCATTTATAAATTGGATTGAATCTAAAATAAATACGGTAATTTCTACAACTTCATCCTATGACGTTTATAATAGATTACATAAAACAGAAAAAAAACATTCTAGAGGGTCTACTAGACATTATAAAAAAAGAAATCATAGAAAAACAAAACAGAATAAAAAAATAGGTGGCAAATGGTCTAGAAAATATAAAGCTAGTATTAATTGTTCCAATCCTAAAGGATTTTCACAAAAACAATATTGTAAATATGGACGCAAATAATATTATTTCTTTTTGAACTTAAAGCCCTTTAAGTAGTTTTAAAATAATATTATTTCATTTTTGAACTTAAAGCCCTTTAAATAGTTTTACACCTTTTTACATTTCAAATGCCGAATATTTATAATATATAATTTATAATTTATAATATATATGTCTATTACAACTTTTTTGAATAATAGAGGTTTTCATTCTTTTGAAGGATATAGTCAAGAAGTTACAAAACAAGTAGAGGATTTAGTATATTTAATAAATAACCCAAATATTAAAAATGTAATGGAAATTGGATTTAACGCAGGTCATTCTGCTGAAATTTTTTTACAAAATAATAAAGAATTAACATTAACATCATTTGATTTAGGATCACACAATTATGTTAACACCGCAAAAGAATATATAGATTCTACTTATCCAAATAGACATTTATTAATTTTAGGTGACAGCAGAAAAACCATTCCAATGTATTTAGAAAATAATAAACATACTAAATTTGATATTATATTTATTGATGGTGGACATGATTATGAAATAGCAAAAGCAGACATGGAAAATTGTTTTCATTTAGCACATGAAAATACAATTATTATTCTTGATGACACAATATTTACAAAAGATTGGGTTCAAGATTGGAATATTGGTCCTACAAGAACATGGACAGAATATTTAGAACAAAACAAAATTGTTGAATTAAATAGAAAAGATTATTGTAATGGAAGAGGAATGTCTTGGGGTAAATATAAATTATAAATTATATATTATAAATATTCGGCATTTGAAATGTAAAAAGGTGTAAAATAATATTATTTCTTTTTGAACTTAAAGCCCCTTAAGTAGTTTTTAAATAATATTATTTCTTTTTGAACTTAAAGCCCTTTAAATAGTTTTTAAATAATATTATTTCTTTTTGAACTTAAAGCCCTTTAAGTAGTTTTTAAATAATAATATATACTTCGTTATATACTTCGTTATAAAAAATTCTCTTTAGAATACCCAATCACCGCACAAGCAATTCTTTTCCCAGCATTTCCAGTTTTAAGACTTTCAGGATTTCCACCTTGTCCACAATCATCTGGATCTTCATGTATTATTAATCCTCTTCCCAAAATATTCGCTTTAGTCCCACGCAATTTTATAAAATCATCAAAAAATGAATATTTTGCTTCACCTTTATTGTTAGTTTTAAGATTTCCTAAGTCACCAACATGTCTTTGTTTCATACCTGGACAACCATGCGTTAACCCATAAGGATTAAAATGAGCACACATACTTTTACATTTATCTGTTAAATCTCCTGCTTCATGAACATGAAAACCATGTAATGAATTTGGTTTTAAACCAGTTAAAAATATATCTATTTTTATTTTTGAACCAAATTCAGTAAAATTTACTGTACCTTTAATATTTTCACCAACTGTATTAGGAAAAACAGCAATCGCTTTGATATTTTGACTTTTCATATCACTAAAGTAATAAAGGATAAATATTAAAACAATTAAACAAATTATGGAAATATAAATAATCATATTGTTTAATTTCATATAATAAATTCATAATTTTATTTATTAATTACAACTTCTTTGGCAACATTAGAAATGATTTTATTTATATTTTTCTTTTGTTCTTCCTCTGTAGAACCGCTCATGGAATTCATTACTAATTTCAAATACTTATCATTTGTTTTTGAACTAGAATCATTGTAATCTGGATTTTCTTTTATCCATTCAGGTATCATTTTCATATTTTTATGAGCAATGGTTTTTATTGCTTTAATAATTTTTTCATTCCCATCATTTTCTTTTTCCCATTTATCCTGATCTTTTATATATAATACTTCTCTTTTTGAATCACTACAATGTAAAGGTCTATAATGGGAATCTAATTCTTGTAAACCATTTAAAAATATTTTTGAAATTCCTTCCGAATATCCAAGTCTAGCTGTTTCTTCTAAATCTTTAACACTAACCACCAAAGAATTAACAAAATCGCTAATATTCATAGCATCTTTACACGTTTCATTTAAAAATACATTCAAATTGAATTTATTATGACTATTTACATTGTTAGTATTATTACAATTGTTTCCTGTATTTTTAGCAAGTTCAACAATTTTGGATGTTAAATCTTTATTTTGTTCCACCATCTTTAATATCAATTCTGTTAGTTGTTGTGTATTATTATTATCAAATATTTCAGCTACAGTTGGTTCTTTACATTTCTTTAAATGTCTCCATAAACCATCTCGTCCTTTATAAGTATTCCCACAATTCTTACATTTAAATTCTTTTTGTTGATTTTGGGATTTTTGGGGATTTTCTGTTGACAAAACGTTGATATTTGTTAAATTTATATGTTTCAGTGTGGCTAAATGTTTTATGTAATCTTTTTTGTTATTTGTTTTGTACTTACAATAATGGCAAAAATACTTGGCGTTTTTTTGGGGATTTTTTATTGACATTTGTTGTATATTTTATCAACAGAAAAAATCCCCTAAATTAAATCATAAAAAAATCAAAAAATTACCGTCACAAAATAAAACGTGTTTTTTTGAAAATTTAGAGCATTATCGTCACAAATCCGGATTCAGAGGGTCTTTTTCAAGACTTTTTTCGGATTTTCATTTTTGGACATTTATTTTTGTCCATTTTTCAAAACCAAATCACTTTTTGAAATCGAAGTTCATGACTGAAAATTACTACTCAAATATCCCTGGATTTTTTATTACCATTTATGCTTACAATACAAAAAAATAATTGTTACGATAAATTTTCAAGATAAAATGTAAATTATAAAAAATTGAATTAAAAACTAAGTGGTAATAATAAATAATAAATAATATAAAAACAAATGGAATATATTTTCAAATTATTTGAGTTCAATATTTATAACGATAAAGGATTAGATAAAGAATCCGATTCTGATGATTATACCGAAGTAAAAAAAAATTATAAAGATTCTGGACGATTTATGATTCAGATGTTTGGTATCAATGAAAAAGGTGAAAAAGCATCCATAATAGTAGAAGATTATAATCCATTCTTTTATGTAAAAGTAGATAATAATTGGGGCCAAAAAAAGAAAATAGCATTTTATGATCATTTAAAAAAAAAGGTAGGCAAATATTATGAAGATTCAATAGTAGAATGTAAATTAATTGAAAGAAAAAAATTATATGGTTTTGATGCTGGTAAAAAACATAGATTTATAGAAATAAAATTCGCAAATATAAATATTTATAATAAAGTAAAAAATTTCTGGTATCAAGATTCAACTAATGAAGATGGTGAAAAAGAGCGGAAATTATTAAAAAATGGATATAGTTTTGTTTATAATAATGAAGTAACATTTATAGAAATTTACGAAGCAAATATACCTCCATTATTGCGTTTCTTTCATATTCGTGAAGTAAGTCCATCAGGTTGGGTAGCATTACCAATTAAAAAAACAGTTCAAATTACAGGAACTAATAAAACAACATCATGTGATTATGAATTTATAATTAATTATAAAAACATAATACCATTAAATTCAAAGGAAGATAGTGTACCATATAAGATAATGAGTTTTGATATAGAAGCATCAAGTAGTCACGGCGATTTTCCAGTACCCATAAAATCATATAAAAAATTAGCAACCAATATAGTAGATTATTTTGATAAATTAGGAGATAAAAATAATGAGGAAATAAAAAAAATATTAAAAAATATATTAAGAGCTGCGTTTGGATTTCAAAAAATGGAAAATATAGATTTGGTATATTCAAAAGAAGATATTAAAGATATAAAAGATTTAGAAAAAAGAATAGAAAGTTGGTTAAAAACAAAAGTAAGAGATTGGAATGATCGCGGAAATAAAGAACATATTTTAGAAACATTATTTGAAAACGCAAATAAAGTTTTGCTAACAAAGGAAATTAGCGAAGCTATAGAAGATGATTCAGATGAAGATTCTATAAATGAAGTTGTAGAAGAAGAAATTTATTATTCAAATAATATAAATAAAAATCAATATAATAAAACTTTAACAAAAAATAAAGAATTTACAATAGTAGATATTTTAAGTGATAAAAAATTTGAAAGAGATGAGAAAATAAATGAATTAATTAGATCATTAAGAAATAATTTTCCAGCATTAGAAGGTGATAAAGTAACATTTATAGGTTCAACATTAATGAATTATGGAGATTCGGAACCATATTTAAATCATTGTATAGTATTAAATTCATGTGATACAATGAACGTAAAAAATTCACAAATTGAAACCTATGAAACAGAAAGAGAAGTTCTATTGGCTTGGACAAGACTGGTTCAAAGAGAAAATCCAGATATTATAATAGGTTATAACATTTTTAGTTTTGATTATGAGTTTATGTTTAGAAGATCACAAGAATTGTTTTGTGTTGAAGATTTCTTGAAATTATCAAGAAATATAAATGAGATTTCAGGATCCGTTCCATATAATGATAAAAACTGTTCAAAATTAGATATTGATAGAAGTTCAACTACATTAGCATCCGGAACTTATGAATTGGCAATTATAAAGATGAATGGTCGTTTACAAGTAGATATGTTGAATTGGTTCCGAAGGACAGAAAATTTAACGTCTTATAAATTGGATTATGTAGGCGGTCATTTTATCGGGGATGAAGTTAAATCTATCCTACATTCATGTAGGGATGGAAAAGAAGTGACTAGAATACACACAAATAATATGACTGGTTTACAAGAAGAAAGTTTTATTCATTTTGAAGAAATAAATCATAGTAGTGATTATTACAAAGAAGGTAAAAAATTCAAGGTAGTTAAAATTTGTAAAGAGGAGGGATGGTTTGAAGTATTAGGGAATGAAAATCCATCTGCGAAAAAAGTAAAATGGGGTTTAGCAAAAGATGATGTAACCCCTAAAGATATTTTTAGAATGACTAATGAAGGACCATCATCTAGAGCTATTATCGCGAAATATTGTATTCAAGATTGTAACTTAGTACATTATTTATTTAATAAAGTAGATGTTGTAACTGATTTAGTGGAAATGGCGAAATTATGTAGTGTTCCAATGAGTTTCTTAATATTTAGAGGTCAAGGAATCAAACTAACTAGTTATGTAGCAAAAAAATGTAGAGAAAAAGGAGTATTAATGCCATGTATCAATAAGGGCTCAAAAGATGATGGTTATGAAGGAGCAATAGTATTAAATCCTAAATGTGGTTTATATTTAGAAGATCCAGTATGTGTAGGAGATTTTGCTTCTTTATATCCAAGCTCAATGTTATCAGAAAATTTATGTCCAAGTAGTAAAGTTTGGACAAAAATTTATGATTTAGAAGGTAATTTAGTTTTAGAAAATGGAGAAAAAGATGCTGAAGGAAATTTTGTTTACGATAATTTACCAGAATATGAATATGTAGATGTTAATTTTGATACCTATCGGTATATAAGAAAAACTCCAAAGTCAAAAGCAGAAAAAGTTAAATCTGGATATAAATTATGTAGATTTGCGCAACCATTAAGTTCAGAATATAAAGAAGAGAAAGCTATTATGCCTGCTATTTTACAAGAATTATTGAAAGCTAGAAAAGATACTAGAAAATTGATTCCTCAAACACCCGATGAATTCATGAAAAATGTTTTAGATAAAAGACAACTTGCTTATAAAGTTACAGCAAATTCACTTTATGGTCAATTAGGTGCTAAAACAAGTACATTTTATGAGCCTGATATTGCTGCGTCAACAACGGCTACTGGACGCTTACTTTTAACTTTTGCGAAAAAAGTTGTAGAGGAATGTTATGCGGATACAAATGTTGAAACAAAATATGGGTTTGTAAATACAAAGGCAGAATATGTTTATGGAGATAGTGTGGCCAATTATACACCTATTTACGTGAAATTCAATGGAAAAATTGATATTTTAACAATTGAAGAACTTGGTGAAAAATATGGAAATAATAATTGGATTAAATGTAATGAAGAAGGTAAACAAGAAAAAGAATTCTGTGAATTAAATAATATTGAAACATGGACAGAAAAAGGATGGTCAAAATTATTTAGAGTAATTAGACATGAATTAGCTGATCATAAAAAAATGATAAGAATATTAACCCATACAGGATGTAATGATGTTACCGACGATCATTCTTTATTAAAATCTGATGGAAATGAAATATCTCCAAAAGATTGTACTTTAGGTCAAAAACTTTTACACCATCCACTTTTAGAAAAAGTACAACCTATTATATATAATAATAATGATAGAAAGATAAGAAAATTTAAAACTATGTTAGAAGCATCTATATATATAAATTATTTAAATAATTGTAATTGTAAATTTCAATTATCAATAGATATTAATAATAATTTTATAGTCAATCCTGAACAATATTTTATATTTTCAACAGAGATAATAATGTTGAATGAAATACAATATTCAGGATTTGTATATGATTTGACAACTGAGAATCACCATTTTGCCGCAGGCGTTGGAAATATGATTGTTCATAATACAGACTCAGTATTCTTCAAATTTAACTTAACAGATAAAGAAACGGGAGAAAAAATAGTAGGTGAAAAAGCATTAGAATTATCAATTGAAATAGCACAAGAAGCATGTCATAATGTTTCAAAAGTTTTAAAACAACCACATGATTTTGAATATGAAAAGACGTTTATGCCTTTCTGTTTATTATCAAAGAAGAGATATGTTTCAATAAAATATGATTTAGATCCTAAAAAAGGAAAAAGAAATGAAATGGGAATAGTATTAAAGCGTCGTGATAATGCGCCTATAGTAAAAGATGTATATGGTGGTGTAATTGATATTTTAATGAAAGAAAAAAATATTCAAAAAGCAATGAATTATGTAAATGAATGTTTACAAGAATTAGTAGAAGGTAAAGTTCCAATTGAAAAATTAATAATTACAAAGTCACTGCGTTCATTTTATAAAAATCCACAAGGTGTAGCACATAAAGTATTAGCAGATAGAATTGGTCAAAGGGATCCAGGGAACAAACCAACATCAGGTGATAGAGTACCATTTGTTTATATAATTACAAAAGACTCTGTAAAAAAAGGAAAAAAAATTTTACAAGGCGATAAGATTGAAACACCATCATTTATTAAAGAAAATAATTTAAAAATAGATTATTCATTTTATATTACTAATCAAATAATGAAACCATTATTACAATTATTTGGTTTAGTATTAGAAGATATATGGTTAAGTCAAAAGCCACCAAGGAGAGCAAAGATTTCTAATTTTAAAAAAGAAATTGAAAATATAAAGGTATTGGAAGAAGATGAAAAAAAATGTGAAAGAAAGATTAACAAAATAAAAGATAAAGAAGTTCAAGCATTACTTTTTGATAAATACTTAAGAGACACAAATAATACGAAAGAAGGGAATCAAAATTTAACAAAATTCTTTACAAAAACAAATTAGCTGTATAAAAAATTATAATTTATTTTTTTTTTGAGAGAAATTATGATTATAATTTATTTATAAGAATAAATTAAATAAGACAAATACAATCCAAAAAAGTTTTTTGAAAATAGGTCCAATATATTATAACATGTATTTTTAATTTTATAAGGTAATATAGCACTAAATCCATATAAAGACCAAAAAATAAAGAAATATAAAAATATTTTATACCCATCTTTACTTAAAATTGCGTATTTTATATAAATAAAATAAAAATAAAACAAAAATGGTAGGAATCCTAAAAAAATTCCCAATGATATTGGTATGAAAGAAATGGTTCCTAAATAACCAAATAAAAGCATTAAAAGATTACATAATAAAACTATAATTATAGAATAAAACTCTTTATTAAATACATTTAATAAATTAAATTTATCAATAGAGTTATTATCTCTATATTGAAAAAATAATAGACAAAAAATTAAATTAATTAACATAATCGGTGTAGTAAAAAACCAATCAAAATATCTACTTGGTGTAATATTAGAAATATTTTTGAAATTAATTAACCAATTGATATAAAATGAGCCTTGTATAAACTGAACTAATAATTCTAATACTAACATTTTTTTTAAAAATATAAAGTTAGGATTAATTTTAGCAAATAAAGAAATTACTTCAATGACAGCTGAAATTATCTGAATTATAAAAGATAATATTAATGATGTATAGATATTTAAATCTATCATTTATAATAATTTAATATTAAAATTTACTATACAAAAATAAATTTTAATAAATTTTAATAAATTTTAATAACAATAAAGTTTAAAAAATTAACTAAACAATGAAAATACTGTTTTATTATTATTCTCTTTTAATTTTAATACTAATTCATTAAGTATACTTACTTGGTTTTCCAATTGTTTAATACGTTTATGTAAATTATAATCCTCATCATCTTCTATTTCTTCTTCATCAACGAATTCTTCATCATCACAGAATTCTTCTTCATCACCGAATTCTTCATCATCAACTAATTCTTCTTCATCACCGAATTCTTCTGTTTCATCAATAAAATTATTAATAATATTTTCTTCATCAAATTCATCATAAGTATGTTTCCTTATAACTTCCATAGAGCAATTTAGTCCATGATAATTACTATATAAAACATTATAATCTGCCAATCCTTGTTCATCTAATTTTAACATAATAGCATTAGAAGTTCTTTGATGTTTTAAAGCAATATCATCAATAGATAATTTTAGAAGTTCAAATTCTCTTTGTAAATTTAAGCATTCATTAATAGTCCAACGCTTTCCAAATCGTTTACGATTTTCCATATTATTAATATATATTAAGATATGTCTTTAAATTATTTATTTATAATGTAAATATTCCTTGATTCTTTAAATTTTTTGGCATAGGAAAGGTCTTACTATAATATACGATTGTTAATTTTTATAGTTATATTTTTTAACCTTTTTTAAACTTTTTTGTTAGTTTAATCCAATAGCAGAATCAGATTTATTTATGATTAATTAAATGTTGATGTATTTATTAATTCTTGATCTAAGTAATTTTCATTGAGTTTTATACCTTTTCTCATTTAAAACGCCCAATCATTATGTAGTGTAAATTTTTTTTTTAGATGGGTTTTTTAAATGAGTAAAAATATTTCAAACAATATTGTTAGTATAATCATTTTCAGAATCACTATCATTATCATTATTTCTTATAGAATCATTTCTAATGATAGTTTCATATAATAAAATATTAAGTGATGGGTCAAAAATTAACCGATCATTTTCATGATTTTGTTGTAAAATATTCTCAAACATTCTAGATGTAATATTATTCAATAATTCATTTGATAATAAATTGTTAGTGATATCAAAAGCAATCTGATCTATTTGATTAGTTTCAGGATTTCTTATTATATTAACATTAGAAAAAGGCGTTCTATTGTTAGTTGGAATATTGTTAGTTGGAATATTGTTAGTTGGAATATTGTTAGTTGGAATATTGTTACTAGAAGTATTGTTAGTTGGAGTATTAGATTCTTCTGTATTATTGAAAGATGAATTTATATTCTGATTATTAGTAAAATTTCTTATATCATATCTACATACTGGACAACGAACATTTCTTGTAAACCATGTTTGAAATGAATTTTGACCAAATATATGTCCACAATGTAATATTTGTCTAACCATATCATCATTATTAAAGTGTTCTAAAGAAATAGGACAAACATCGGATAATGGATTTTCAATTTCATCATATCTAATGATTCTGGAAGAATTATTAATTTGTTCATTGGTAGGGCTAACAATGACATTAGTATTTAAAAAATTGGACAAAAATGTTGATATCTCGCCTTGATTATTTCTAAATAAATTATTAGTTTGACTACGATTGTTAGTTGGACTACGATTGTTAGTTTGACTAGGATTGTTAGTTTGACTAGGATTGTTAGTTTGACTACGATTAGTTGAATGGTTACGATTAGTTGATTGGTTACGATTGTTAGGAGGTTGATGAGTGTTGGAATAGATTGATGGATTAATAGGATTATTATAATCATAAAAAACTGAATTATTTTGTCTTTCTTCGTTAATTAAATTATCAATATATCTATTTAAGTAACTATTAGGAAATCTGGTAGATCTATATGTATTTCTATAAAAACGATTATTATAAACCGTATTTTGAATATTATTTCTGATATCATCTAACATGTCATATAAACGAATAATTTGAGAATTTACTAAATTATATTGAGAAATATACATATCAATTAATCGGTGTTGATCTGGAGATAAATTCAAATGGTTTAAATTCAAATGATTAAAATTTAAATTTGACATACTAATATAATATATTATACAAAATATGTTTAAATATAAACCAATAAATTAAATAATATAAATGAGTTTTGAAAAATATAAAGATAAAGGGTTATCAGGATTAACAAATTTAGGAAATACATGTTTTTTAAATTCAACCATCCAGGTTTTATCACATACATATGAATTGAATAATTTTTTATCTTTAGAAACATATAAAAAGCATTTAAATAATAAATATGATTCAGCGTTGTTACTAGAATGGGATGGATTAAGAGAAATATTATGGAAAGAAAATTGTATAGTTTCACCTTATAAATTTGTGAAAACGGTTCAAAAATTAGCTCATATAAAGGGCCAAGATATGTTTACGGGTTTCAATCAAAATGATTTACCAGAATTTTTAATATTTATAATAGATTGTTTCCATAATTCTTTAACACGTGAAGTAAATATGACAATTGAAGGAGAAATTAAAGACGATAAAGATATAATAGCAGTTAAATGCTTTGAAAGAATTAAACAAATGTATGAAAAAGATTATTCAGAAATATTAGCATTATTTTATGGAATTCAAGTTTCACAATTAGAAAATGCCGAAACAGGAAAAAAAATGAATATGACACCTGAACCATTTTTTATAATAAATTTACCTATACCAGAAAATAATAAATCACCAAATTTATTAGATTGTTTTGATTTATATGTAGAAAGTGAATTATTGGATGGTGAAAATAAAATTAATGATGAGGAAAGTGGTGAAAAAGTTTCGGCTAAAAAGAATATAATGTTTTGGAATTTTCCAAATATTTTAGTAATTGATATAAAAAGATTCAATGCGATGAATAGAAAAAATCAAGTATTGGTAAATTTTCCAATAGAAAATTTGGATTTATCCAAGTATGTAATAGGATATAATAAAAATTCATATATTTATGATCTATATGGAGTTTGTAATCATAGTGGTTCAGTTATGGGAGGTCATTACACATCATTTGTTAAAAACGCAAATGGAAAATGGTATCATTATAATGATACAAGTGTTTCAGAAGTTGGAATGATTCAGCAAATAATTACTCCAAAGGCATATTGTTTTTTTTATAGAAAACGATAAAATAGTAAAATAATAAAGTAATAAATAATAATAAATTAGTAAAAAAAAAACAAAAAATAATGATAAATATTTTGATTTATATATATAATATATATGGATGATTCCACAAATACAGTAAATGTAGGTTTAGGAGCAGTTTCAGATAATACATATGATTATATAAACAATTTATTATCAAATCCAAGTTTAGTTATAATTTTAGTAATTGTAATAATAATTTACGTGATAATTTTTCTATCTTTAGGAAGTTCAAAATCGGAATCTAATATGACTTCCGAAGACGATCAAAATTCCAGCTCAAATATAATTTATATTTTAATAATAGCTTTTTTTATAATTTTAATAATAATAAATGGTCTTCAATACTTTTTTGGAATAGATATTGTAGCAAAATTAAAAAATATTTTAACTGGTAATCCAGAAATAGATATAAATGTTGATACGTCACGCTTAGAAGCAGCAAAAGCGCCAGTTCCAGAAATATTAATAAAACCACAAGTATTTAATATACCTGGTAATAATTATGGATATACAGACGCCAAAGCATTATGTACAGCATATGGAGCAAGATTAGCGAATTATAAAGAAATAGAAGATTCTTATAAAAATGGTGGTGAATGGTGTAATTATGGATGGTCCGATGGTCAAATGGCTTTATTTCCAACACAAGAAAATACATATAATGAATTACAAAAAATAAAAGGTCATGAAAATGATTGTGGAAGACCAGGTGTAAACGGAGGGTATATGGCAAATCCAAAAATAAAGTTTGGTGTGAACTGTTATGGTTATAAGCCAAGAATGAATAGTGTAGAAGAAGAATTAATGGCAAACGAACCGATATATCCAAAGACATTAAAAGATATAGCAATGGAAAAGCGAGTTGAATATTGGAAAGATAAATTATCAGAAATATTGGTATCACCATTTAATCATGAATCTTGGTCAAGATTATAAAATTGGTCAAGATTATAAAAAAAATCTAATAAAATAAATTTTATATTATAAAACAATATGAAAAAATATATACATAGAAATATAATAAAAAAAATAAATTAATTATAGAAATAAAATTAATAATTTGAAAATAAGCATTAGTATAATTATCAACAAAAATTTTAATAAGATTATCAAATTTAAAATTATAATTAAATGTATAGGTTAATTGAATACGACAAATGGGACAAGATTGAGATTTAACTATCCATGTTTCCAAACAATTACTATGAAATAAAGCATTACAATCACAAGTTGATAAAATATAAGAAAATTGTTTCATATTTTGTACCAAATCTTTATGTTTATCAGGTAATAAACATATCAAACATATATTTCCATCATATTCTTTTAATGAATTATTTTTCTCTTTTTCTTTTTCATAATAATAATCGGAAGATGTGTATATTGTATAATACATATAAATTATTTAATATATATGTATAAATAAAAATTGTATAAATAAAAAATGTATAAATAAAAATGTATAAATAAATATTCATCTATTTTTACGAGTTTTTCCGTTATTTAATTTATCATTATGTTTACGAGTTTTTCGTTTTCTTTTTTTATCAACTTCAACGAGACCAAATAATTTATCCATTACATCATCAGATAACATTTCATGTTTTTGATAAGACTTATCCAAGAAATTATCATTTTTTGGCATTTTTTGATTAATATAAAATAATCCAGCCGGGATGGCTAAATTTTCAAAAGGACTAGAAACTTTTCCACCTGTTTGGAGAGAATTATTAAAAGTAGTCATAGCTGGCAAACCTTCTTGTAAAAAAAAAGAATTAACTTTATAACCACCACCAATAATTTCTGTTGTTCCATCAGGTTTAAGATTTTTAGTAAATACAAATTCATCACCCTCAAAAATGTCTACATTAGATGAATTTTCTATAGAACTATAAGATGTCATATACATTAATAAAATATAAATTAATTATAATAAAATCGCTTTATTTCAGGAATATATTTAACTTCTCGTTTATTTTTAATATATTCAACAATTTTCTTAACTTGTTCTTCATTTTTAATAATTTCTGAAAGACAAGTTTCTAAATATTTAAATGTTAAAGGTTGTGTTTCTTTAATTTTAACAAATTTAAGTTGCCCATCACTAATTTTTACAGCAGCATTATTTAACTGATTTTCTTCAATATGATTGTTAATTTTTTCAGAAATACTATTTTTTTTTTCACGTAATTCCTTTACCTTTTCATTTACACTTTTTAATTGATTATCAATATGTACCCATTGTTGAATTTGATTTTCAAAGCTCATTACTATTAGTTTATAAATATATTTTAAAATATTATTAATAAATTATTAATGTTTGTTATAAATAATAATAATTTAATTTCTACAGTTTCAGATAAATTTAGAAGGAAAGATAATAATTTAATTTATTTATTTACAAATGCCAGAGATGAACCTAATATAGCAGAATGGATAGCTCATCATTTATTATTAGGGTTTAACAAAGTATACGTTTTTGATCATTTATCTGTTACTCCAATAGCAAGCAAATTAGGAACAAATTTTGATAATCGTTTGATTGTTAAAAATGTAGAAGGTTTCGGAAATGTAAAATTAAATTTCATGAAAGATGCTGTAAAGATATGTCAAAAAGAAAATGTTAGTTGGATGTTATATTTAGATGCTGACGAATTTCTATGTTTAAATAAAGAAAAAAATGTAAATGAATTTTTAAGTTATTTTTCAGAAGCAGATGCGGTTGGTATAAATTGGTTAATGTTTGGCAGTTCAGGACATGTAAAACAACCCAAAGGTTTAATAACAGAAAATTTTATAAAATCAGAATTACGTTTGAATAGTCATGTAAAATCATTTGTAAGACCATCAGTAGTTAAAAATATTCAAAACCCACATAGTTATATCATTACAAATCCTAATAGATATTTTACATTTAATAAAACAAAAATGAAAATGGGACCTTATAATAATCAACCATTACCATTTATAAATAGTATTGCTTATATAGCTCATTATTATATTCAATCGGAAGAAGAACATTTAAGAAGAAAAAGCCGACAATTAGATGATGGGTCAATAGGAAAACAAAATTTAATTCAAAAAATTCATATTGAATATAATAATATTATTAATAAACAATTACAATTTAAGTATTCGGAAAAAATAAAGAGTTTTTTAAAAAAATACAATATATTTCTTTAAATTAAAAAATCAAAAAATTAAAAAAAAATAAAATAAATTATTTTTTATAACGGCGACTTCTACCGAAAGTTTGCTGGGCTGCTAAAAGCACTCCAGGAACTATGGCTTGATTAGTAACAGCAAGAAGATTGCCTCCTCTCTTGGCTCTTGATCTATTTTTTCTTCTACGTCTTTTTCCACCACCAGTGGTAGAAGGAACAGAACCTTGTAAGTTTGTTCCAATACCAGGTTGAGCATCCTGGGCATTAATATTATTAACTGGAACAATATTATTACTTTGACCAGTGCCTAGATTTTGTCCAGGTTGAAGTGTTAATGAATTCATAAATTGTGTCCATCCATTTCCTACAGTTCCGTTAACCCATCCCCATGATGAAGCAGGATTACCAGCTAAATCACCTCCACGTTGGCGACGACGCATTGTTTTTGATTTACATGATGCCTTTCTTCTATGACTACGATTTTTTGCCATTATATATTTAATTAAGAAAAAATACTAATGAAAAGTAGCTATGACTTTTTATTACGCAATAATGTAACTAGAATAATTAAAATTGCTAAAATCAAAATAAAAATTAGAAAAACTAAAAAAATAGTTATATAAATGTATGGATATATTTCATATAAAATTAAATCAGTTACTGGTGAAAATATAACTTTAATTTCGTTTCGGACATCGTCAGTTTTTAATATATCTAAACATTGTTTCATTAAAGAATTTTTCATGATTCTATAAGAATATTACATAAAAATATAATGGATTTTCTTCTAAATAAAATAAATAAATAATATTATAATAAAAATATTATTACACAAAATATATTATTATTTTAAAAAATTTATTATTGAACTCATATTATATTTATATTTATCCAATTCAGAAGTAGCATAATTATCTAAATTTATAAATAAACTATTAATATTATCATTTATATCATGATCTAATATTGATTTAATACATTTTGTACCTATTTCTGTCAAATAATTGTAAATATCTGTAAGATAATCTTCGTTGTTATAGCTCATATTATATATAATAATTATTTAGTAAAAATAAATATTTAAAAATATTTTAATATAATATTAGTTATGACTGTTATAAATGGAATAGAAATTGATGATATTAATTTCAAAGTAAACGAACTAAAACTAGCATTGAATAATAATAATCCTATAGAAGATAAATTAAATGTGATTGTTGTTATTTCTAACCCATGTTTATACGCAAGAAGATATCAATTATTTAACCAATTTGTAAATAAAATCAATGAAGAACCTTCTGTTAGACTATTTGTTGTTGAAATGGCTTATAAGAATCAAAAATTTATTGTTACTAATTCTAATGACAAGAACCATTTACAAATTAGGTGTGAAACACCTTTATGGCATAAAGAAAATATGATTAATATTGCTGTTAAAAATTTATTACCAAACAATTATAAAGCGTTTGCTTGGATTGATGCGGATATTGAATTTGAAAGTAACTCATGGGCTATAGATACCTTAAAAATATTGAATGGTTACAAAGATGTAGTTCAATTATTTAGTCATGCTATTGATATGGATCATGATGAAACAACATTAAATATTTTTTCTGGTTTTGGATATAATTTTTCAAAACATAAGAAATTTAAACATGGAAAAATTAATGATTATTGGCATCCAGGTTTTGCGTGGGCAATTACACGCAAAGCTTATGAAAAAATAGGAGGCCTTTATGAAAAAGGAATTTTAGGATCAGGTGATAATATTATGGCTTATGCTTTTATAAATAAAAGTATACATTATAATAATAAAAAATATAATGTAGATTATAATAATAGTATGTTAGAATTTCAAGAACGCGCAAATCATCTGCGTTTAGGTTATGTTCCTGGTGTTATTAGACATTTTTATCATGGAAAAAAGAAAAATAGATATTATCATGAAAGAACTGAAATCTTGGCAAAACATCAATTTTCACCTCTAACAGATATAACATACGATTTTAATGGTATAATAATACCAACAAATAATTTTTCACAAGAATTCAAAGATGAAATTATGAATTATTTTATTGAAAGAAAAGAGGATGAATAACTTAAATCCAATAATAGGATTCATATATAATTATCTAATTTATCAATTGAATAAAATATTTACTTATTTTAAATGGATGTAAGCCCATAGCCAATAATTCTTTATATCATATTTTACTTAAAATACGCAGTACTCTAAATTTTTTATAAATCTAATTTTTTTATAAATAAATTTTATATTAAACGTATTTATCTAATAGATAAACATCAAAATTAAATACAATAAAATATAATAAATATAATTTCCATAAGTAATTAAACCAATCACTAAAAGTGTTTAAATTATTATAAATTTTTAGAATATAAACGGTTATAGCTACCAATGTTGGAGCTAATAAACTTATTATAAAGAATCTTAACTTTTGGTTTAATTTAAATATTTTTGATAAATACAATGATAAAACATTATACAATCCCAATGATAAAGGAACAATAAATGTATAATATTTATAACTAAAATTTATATCTTTTTTATCAAATGAACTAACAATAAAAAAATAAGGAATAAATACAAAAAACGAGGATCCAATTACAAATGCTCTTAAATATAGATTGGTATTGGCCATTTTATATATAAATTTATTATATATTATATATTGTATATAATTTATAATAAAAAAAAAATTATTTATATATTATGCGTGCCAATATGATTAATATTTTCTTTATTTTGAATAAATAATGGATGTTATAGAACCAACAATTGATTATGATTTTTCAAATTTATATTTAGGACCTCCTACAACCCTTTCTGGTGGCGCATATTTTACTAGAATAATGTATAATAATAATAAACAACTATATATTCAAACACCCAAAAGTTTAACAAAACAAGGTTTTATTAAAAGCGGCAAAAAGATTTTCACAGATTTGATGTTTGATAATAATGATACAGTGTTAATTAATTGGATTGAAAATTTAGAAACAAAATGCCAAGATTTAATTTTTAGCAAAGGACAAAATTGGTTTGAAAATAAATTAGAAAAAGATGATATAGAGTCAGCATTTACATCGCCATTTAAAATTTTTAAATCAGGCAAATATTATTTATTAAGAGTTAATGTAAAACAAAATATTAAAATATATGATGAAAGAGATCAGATAATTAATATTGATGATATATCTTCTGATAAGACAATTATTTCTATTTTAGAAATTCAGGGAATAAAATTTACCTCTAGAAATTTTCAATTAGAAATTGAACTTAAGCAATGTATGGTTGTTAGTCCAGATCCATTTTTAGATGAATGTTTTATAAAAAAACCCACAAAACAACTAAAGGTGGAAGATCAGCAATTTAATAATAACAAAATGATCAACGAATCAGAGAACGATTCAAATGAAAATCCTTTAGGAGATGTGAATGAAACAAAAACTATTGATAAATCTTTAGAAGAAAAAAAAAATAATTCAGATACTATTAATCCTATTGATTTGGAGTTTTCATTTGAAAAAGATAATTTGGAAAAAGACATTGATGAAGCTGAGAAAGAAGAAAATATTGTTTTAGAAGTAGAGGAACTAACAAACGATTTAGAAGAAGATTCAAATAGTTTAAAAGAATTTGATTTGACATCTACATTGGAAAATAATTTAGAAACAATTACGTTAAAAAAACCGAATCAAGTCTATTATGAAATTTATCAAAAAGCAAGAGAAAAAGCAAAAGAAGCGAAAAAGAAGGCTGTTTTAGCATATCTAGAAATGAAAAATATTAAGAAAACGTATATGTTAGATAATATAGATGAAAGTGATAGTGAGTTGGAAGATTTTGAGAATGAAGATAATGATTCAGAGATTTCTGAAACTCAAAGTTTAGAAAATACTTTAGAATAAATTAAATACTTTAGAAACAAATTGGATAATCACACTATTAATTAATTAATTATTAATTTAAAAAATATTTTATCGCTAATTTTATATAATGAGTGTTTCTTTAAAAAAGCTCTGGAATAATTATGGTATTGGCGGTGTTTTAATTGCTATAATCATTCTATATGGACTTTATATGTTATATAAGAATTTAATGTCAAAGGGATCTAGTGGTAGCGAAATGATGTCACAAGATCGTAAAAAGGCTTACAACAATTCATCTGTTCCTTCTGGACCTCAACCTGCCATGGAATCTGGTAATGAAGTTTATTCATCTGTTAACGGTTCTTCACAACCATCTGGTATGGGATTACCTTCCTCTTGTAACAAGGCTGCTTCACAAAATCCTGCCGATCTTCTTCCTAAGGATACCAACAGTCAATGGGCTCAATTAAATCCTGCAGGAAAAGGTGATCTTGCTAACATCAACTTGTTGAAGGCTGGTTACCATATCGGTATTGATACCATCGGCCAAACATTAAGAAATGCCAATTTACAAATTAGATCTGAACCACCTAACCCACAAGTGAATGTGGGACCCTGGAATTTGAGCACAATCGAACCGGATTTCCTTCGACCACCACTTGAATTAGGTCAGGGAGGTCAATAAAAAATTAATTTTTTGTTTTCCAGTTATAAAATACTAATTTCAAAATCTTTATATTCATCTTTTTTACACATATAAATATTTTGAATTCTATTTTGCTGACAAATATTTGCGACATATTCTTGTAATTCTGTTAACCAATCGTATTTATCTTTAAAGACGTCTTCTTGAATAATTCTAATCATTGAATATCCATTTTCATTGGCACAATTCATTTTATACAAGTCTCTTTGTCTAATATGTTGAGGAGTTTTCCATTTGGCAACCTGTTTCCAATGTTGTTCTCCATCACATTCAATTATTATTTTTTGTTCTTCTAAACAAAAGTCAAAAGGTAGATGTTTAATATTTTTACACCAATCGTATTTTGCTTGGATTTTAATTGTTGGAAATATTTGTTCCAATTTCTTTGTTAGTTTTTCCTCTGTCTTATACCTACAATTCGGACACCAAGAACCATCCGTAATATGACATAATTTACTTTTAAATTCATTATTACATTTATCGCAATCAAATATACATATTTCAGCACTACTTTTGAAAACTTCTATTGGTTTCTTTTTATTTTTAGTAGACCAATTTTTACTTCTTTCTTGTGAAGCGAATGTTTTACTTTGACATGATAAACAACTTTGAATATTTTCACATAATTTTTTAGGTGGGTTTGAACAATATGGACACCAGATATTTTTACTTGTAATATCTGAAAGTCTTGCTTTAAATTCATGTCCACACTCACAATCAAATAAATATGATTTATGTGAATATTTAAATACTTCTTTTGTTTCAAATGTATTTTTATTTGACCAATTATTTACTCTATAATGCGACGCAAAAGAGTTATTAAAACATTTGTCACAATTTCCACATAATTTTTTATTCGCACAATATGTACACCAAGAATTTCTATGATTTATATTTCTTAAAATAATTTGAAAATCATGACCACATTCGCAATCAAACCAGCATTTTTTATGTGAATTCAACGCATAGTCTTCAGGCAACCCTTCATTTTTAGTAGACCAAAATTTAGATTTTGGATGAGACGCAAAACTGTTTTTATTCGTATTCATATAGATCATAAACTTGTGAAATATTAATTCACAACTTTATGAAATCAATTTTAAAAAAAAACTATAAATTAGGCTTTAACAAATACATATGTAATTTCTTCTGTCTTTTTTGGTCCAGTATTATCTGATAATCCAGGTCTTTTACTATTAGACATAGTAAATGTAACATCTATCATGGTCCAACCATTTTCTTCATGAATTCTAATAACATCTGTCAATAAATCATATTTTTTATCAGTTTTAAAATTTTTAACACTCCAACAACTATATTTCACTCGTTTTAATATATTTTGTATAACAGGTTTAATAAAATTATTGATCCAAGAATCATAATCAGAATATTGTAATGACTGCGTATGTTCATCTGAATAAATTTCTAAATTATAATACGGTGGACTCGTTAAAGCTAAATCAAATGTAACATTTGGAGATAATTCATTCAAATATATTTCAGCAGGTTTATTTATAAGAGTAATATTATCTACTATATTTAATTCATTACAAATATTATTAAGAGCATTAAAAGTTTTTTCACAGGGTTCAATACCTGTATAAGATATGGATGAACCTAAACTTTTAGTTCCTAACATTCTACCACCCCATCCAGCACAAACATCTAATACACTATTTGCTTTGAAATATGATACGACATTCCTAGCCATTAATGGACGATACATAGTAACTTTTCCAAGACCATTAGTAAAAGATAATGAACGAATGATTTCTGAAGCATAAGGAGTTGAATGATTTTTACGATTAAACCGTAATGCTTTTTCCAAATGATCTTTTTGCCATAAAGAACGAATAGATATACCTTTATAATTTTTAACGTCATGAAAATGAGTCATATACTTACGCATTATTTTCATACCAACTACATTTGTTGCTGATATATTAGTTATCTTATTATCTATTGGTTTTTTACACAAAGATTTCCAATCGGATATAATTTCTTCATTGGTATAATTTTCATAAATAATGCCATTTGATTCTAATTCTAATGCTAATTTTGGTAATAAATTTTCAAAATCATCATCTGATAAATCTCTAAGAGCATTTCGTTTATTAATAATTCCTTTCATGCTATTTAATATAAAAGGTTATTTATATTTATATTTGTTAATCAATTTTTTTTATTGATGAATAAATTAAATATATAATATATATATGTTTAATTTAGACAATCATAGTATATTAATATATATAATTATAGCATTTGTTATATTTGTATGTTTAAAAATATATAATGAGTCTGACGCTTTTAATTTAAAATGTATAATATCGGAGGTAGATGGTGAAAGATATTGTGTAAGAGAGCGAAATAAAATGGAACTAGCGGCAAATTTATTAGCAAAGGTAACACAGCGTTGTAAAGATTTAGTAATTTATTGTGGTAAAAAGTATCCAAATGATGAAGATGTTCAAAGATTAGTTCAGAAATTTAATCCAAAAAAAATATCAGAAACATTACCAACTAGTGAATATACTGCCTATAGTGAAAACAAAGGGGAAAAAATTGCTTTTTGTTTAAATAAAAAGAAAGATGGAAATCAACTTATAGATATAAATACATTAACATTTGTTGCGATTCATGAATTATCTCATATAATGACAACTTCAGAAGGTCATAAACAAGAATTTTGGAAAAATTTTAAATTTTTATTGGAAAACGCAAAGGCAGCCGGAATATATGAACCAATTGATTATAAGAAAAATCCAGAACCTTATTGTGGAATGGATATAACAGATAATCCATATTATGATTTTAACTAGAAATAAATCAATAATTAATAAATTTGAGATTTATTTTTAAAAACTATATCAAATTAAAAATAATAGGAACTTTATATATATGTCTCTATTTCCTATATTTAAAGTAAATATTTTAACAAATAAGAATGTAATAGAAAAAATATATGTGTTTTCTGGTTCATCAATAAATGATCAATCTACTATATTTAATAAAGATCCAGAAAACAAAATATTTTCAGATATTTTTAATAAAGAAGAAATAGCTACTATAAAAAATAACAAGATTGATGTAGTATTTGTAAATCAATCAATTCACATAGATGATAGTATTGGAATAATTAAGCTTAAAATATTTGAAGCTATTTCAAAAAAAGCATCAATGAGTGAATTATATTTATTTTGTTTAAAAAATGAAAAACTTAATCCAATAACAGTTTATCAAAATTTAACACAAAATGATAAATTATTAATAACTCCAAATCGTTTAAATCAATTATTATTGAATATTTATAATAATGATGGTAATATAATAGACTTTAAATTACCTGTAAAAGAACAATATACATTTGATGATATTTTGAAGTTAGATTTATTAGAACGTGATTATTTAATTGGCAAACCTCTTGGTCAAAAATTTGTTTTTTCAAATGAATATCCATTTATAGCGGATCCTTTTATGGTTACTGAGTATGATAATATATTAGAAAATTCCAGGAGAGAATTGACCACATTAAATTCAAATTTACTTTTAGAAACTGGTCCAATATTTAGAAATACTATTTTTTTATGTTTGGCTAAAGACGTATTTGTATCAGGAAATAATAATGATATTTCAACTGAATATACTTCAAAAATATATTTCCCATTTTTATACAAGGATAATATAGATACCTTGGAAGAACTTGAAACAAAACAATCAAAATTGATTGAAGAGACCACTTTAAAACTAACAAATGATACAAAAAAAAATTTTGAAACTATTGATATGTTTTATGACGTATTTAATAATCAAAAACCATCCAATGAATTTTCAGAAAATCCTAGAGTAACAGGAATTACAAATTTAAAAGTAACAATGTATCCTGAATTCAAAGTAAAAATACCAATAGATGTAATCTTTAAATTAATACATGCTACACATGAATTTCCATTAATTAAATATAATCCTGAATCAAGACAAGAAAATATATATCGTTTATTTGCGCCTGATATGACAGTAGAAGGTAGAAAGATTCCATTTTTACAAAAAGCTACTATATTTAAGTTAATTAAATCAATTGGTAAAAATAAATCGGTTGCTGTTTATACTAACATTCAATATAAAGGAGAAAATTTTTATATGGCATGTGAATTTTATGATAATGGTAATATAAATATTTATCCATTAAATGATTTTGATATACCAGTTTTATTAAATAGTGGTGAAAATGTGTTTGAAAATATTGATAATATTATAAGTTTAACAGTAAATCCTTTAATTGAACAAATAAAAACTTTTTTTGAACAGAGTGGGCTTATCATTCCTTTATTTAAATCAATTCAATCAACCAATATAGAAATAAGAGATATGACTTTTCAAATATGTTATAATATTACAAAACCTATTGATATAAATAAATATCTAGGTTGTATTTCTAGTGTTTTTGTAATAGAATCTTTACAAAATACAAATGGGATTCAAATGCGTTACAAACGTGTTTCAAATTTTAATAAACGTGATAGTCAAGAAGCATTTATTATTGAGAAAATTGATCAAAGGTTAAAAATAGATGAAATTGTTGAAGAATTATTGAAACAATTTGATGATTTAGATGAGGAAATAGCATTAGATTTAATAGGAAAAATACGTTCTGAATTAGAAGTTATTAGAGGGGCTAATAAACGTAGAGCTTTAATGATAAAAATTAACCCTGGATTTAAAACTATTATGAATGTTAATGTAATAACTAGTGAAGTTATAATAAACATTAGTGGTATAAATGATATTTACTATTTAAATACAATTCCAATTTATATTGATACTATAATTAGAATAACACAGGATATTAATAGTAGTAGTATTGAAGTATCAAAAATAAATAATCTATGTTCGGGAAAAGAAATAGAAGATATAGAATTTGGACAAATTACCGCAAAATCAGAAAGTTCATTAGAAGAAAATGAAATTCCATTAATTGAAGATGAATCAGTAAAATATTCCGATTCAGATAAAAAAGGTGAATATATGGATGATTTATTAGATATATTAGGTTTTGAAGAAGATGAATCGCCTGAATTTAAAGGAGGAGAATCTTCATCGTCTGAATCTCTACCTTTATCAGAATCATTGAGTGAATCTAGTAATAAAAGATCTAATATTGATTTATCCGAATTAGGGATTAAATCAAAATCCGAATCAGAGTCGGAAATTTTATCAGAAAAATTGTCTAAATCAGATGAAACTTTAAAAGGTGAAGATTCAAAGAAAACCTCTGTTAGTTTAGAAGATAAGGGTCCAGAAAAGATGGAAGAAATAATTCCAATTAAAAATAAACTATTGCCTTTAAAAGAAGAAATAAAAAATACTGTTCGTGATATAACTGGTATGAAATTAAAATATCCAAATCCTTTTTCATCACGTTTAGAGGAACGTATGCCTCAATTATTTGTTAAATCAAAAGATGATAAATTTGATTTATATACAAGAATGTGTCCATTTAGTTTAAGCGATAGAAGACAGCCTGTAATTTTAACAAAAGAGGAAAAAGATAAAATAATAGAGGAGCATCCAGGAGAATTGAATGAGGAAGCAGAATTCATAGAATATGGAACAGATGGAAAAGATAAATCAAAAAAGTATTATTATACCTGTCCTCGTTATTGGTGTTTATTAACAGATACTATGGTAACAGAACAAGATATTTTAGATGGAAAATGTGGACCAAAAGTTAAAAATATTGAGGAAGCAATAATAGGTAAAAAAGACGAAGAGGTGCCAAAAGGTAAATATGTTTATAAATTTTATGATGAAACCGAAAAAAAATATCCTGGGTTTCATAAACAAAAAACACCTTCAGGATTATGTATTCCATGTTGTTATAGTAAATGGTCAACATCAGAAATGAAAAATCGTAGAGATATTTGTCAAGGAAAATTTGATGAAAAAACAGCACATCTTGTATCAGATAAAGAAAAATCAATAGAAGAAGAATTAAGAAGAGATGTATTAGATGTAGAAAATTATGTTAAGGGTCCCGAAAAATACGGTAAATTTTTAGGGGAACATCGTTGGGGATTTTTACCAATTTCAGTTCAAAAATTTTTACATGAGGTAAGCGAGGATTGTCAAATAAGTAAATCAAATATGAATTTAAAAATGAATCATACATGTATTTTAAGACATGGTGTAGAAGTTAGTTCCAATCAATCTTTTATAGCTTGTATTTCAAGTGCGTTATTTTATGGTCAAAGAGATGAACAAACGAAAAAATCATTAATTACAAAATATATTCCAAATTCTAAACGAGAGGTTCCAACAATAAAAGAAATGAAAAAATTAATTATTCAAGCAATAAATATTGATAATTTTATAAAATATCAAAATGGTGATTTAATAACAAGTTTTGCCAATAAAGAACTTAAAGTAAATATTGATGACTTTAAGGATTCAAAATTATATCAAAAAATGGTAACAAAAGAAAATAATAATGATAAAAAAGAAGAAATTAGAGAATTTATAGAAAGAGTAGTTCAAGCATTTGAAACCTTTAAACAATTTTTAGAAGATGATAGAATAAATATTGATTATACGTATTTATGGGATATAGTTTCCATGCCAAACTCTAAATTATTTGAAGTGGGAATAAATTTAATTATTTTAGAGATTCCAGAAGATGACGCAACTAACAATATAAATTTAGTTTGTCCTACAAATCATTATTCAATTCATACTTTTGATGCTAGAAAAAGAAGTTTAATTTTAATAAAAAGAGAAAATTATTTTGAACCTATTTATGGTTATCGTAATGATGGAAATAGAATATATATTACTAAAACATTTAGTGAATATGATAGAAAATTACCAAAGAATTTACGTGCTGTTTTTAGTAAGATTATAAAACCAACAATCGGTGAAAAGTGTAGAGCTTTTATGAGTAGACCTAATGAATATAGATTTAAACAATCACCTTTATTAGACAAATTAATAAAAGATTTGATTAATAAAAAATATAAAATAAATACACAAATTTTAAATTTTCAAGGAAAAGTTATAGGTCTTTTAGTCATTAATAAAGAAGGATTAGAAGGATTTATCCCTTGTTATCCATCTTCTTTAACAACTTTAAAAAATTCAAAAATGTGTGGAATAGAAAACGAAATAAAAACATGTGAATATGATTTTGTTTATATGAATGATAATATTTGGAAACCTTATGAGGAAACCTTAGAATTTTTAAAAGATTATTATGATTATGAAGAACCAAAGGATAAAGAACCAAAGGATAAAGAACCAAAGGATAAAGAACCAAAGGAAATAAATAAAGCCAATTGCTATGATCCAAAATATTTTTGTAGAGTAGTTGAAGATGAATTAATTACAGGTTTTTTAACGAATACAAATCAATTTATTCCAATTAAAAATCCAATTCCTGTATCTACCGTTGATGATGGAATTAAGACTATTACAAATAATGATATGTTAGTAGCAGATATAAATACATTAACGAAAAATAATATGGATACAAAACGTGTAGATTTTATTAAAAGAATTAAATTAGAAACCAATTATTATAATATCTTTAGAAATACAATTCGTCTATTGTTTAATGATTATTCAAATAGTGAAATAAGAAAAGAGATCCAGGATGAATGTAATAAACGTTATGTGTTATACAAAAATCAATTGGATAAAGTAGTAGAAATGTTACACGATTTAGTTAAAGATAATGTTGTATTTGCTTCTCAAAATGACGATTATAAATTTATAGAGGTTTCCGAAATAAATACATGTATTTCACTTGATAAAGAAAAATGTAATAATGAAGTGAAAAGAAAGGGTTCAATATGTAAAATTACGAATGACAAATGTTCATTAGTATTACCAAAAGAAAATTTGGTGAATGGTTCTGATAATGAGTTATATTATTACGGAAGAATGGCAGATGAATTAATTAGATATAATAGAATAAAATCATTTATTTTTAAACCACAAGCTTATTTATCATTTGCGCAAGTTAAATATAATTTAAGAGACAATGAAATAATAGTTTTACAAGATCTTTTAAATCAAGATTTTTTTGAAAACTTAATTCCTGCGGAAATAAATAATTACGCAAAATATAATACATATGATACAGCTGAACCAATTAAATCTCAGTTATACAAAAAAGATTATGATTTAGATGAAGTTATAAATCCAAATTATGTCCGAGATTGTTTTATTTCAAAGCCTGAAAAAATAACATCCACGTATTGGAGAAATTGCTTTCCAGAAAATTATAAAGAGTTGGATTATAAAAATTCAATTAATTGTCCTCTTTATTTAATCATAGATTTAGTGAAAAAAATAAAAAATAAGAGTTTAACAATTGAAGAAGTAAAGGATGAATTAATAGATGAATATGTAAAACTAACAAAAAATTTTAGTGATAAGGAAAGAATAGATAAAATAATAGATATTTTAAAAGAAGAAGGTCAAATTGATGCGAGTCAATTACAAGATGGGTCAATCAATTTTGAACAATTAATTATTCAACAAGGATTTTTAGCTACCAATTTTGATCTTTGGATTTTATTAAATAAATATGAAATACCAAGTATATTCATTTCAAGTAAAATGATTCCAGAAACACGTTATAAATTACGTCAATTTGTTTGTTATGATAAACCTTTGAGTGAATCAAATAATAAATATATATTTATTTGCGTTCCTTCTATGAATAGAAAAACCAAAAAATATCCTGAATATAAATTGATTTTAGATGATAATGAAGAAATGGAAATAGATTTAGATGATTTAAAAGAAGGAAATTGTTTAAATGATATAGAAGATGCTTTAAATAATTATATAACAATTGAAGATTATTTAGATGTAATATTTGAAAAAGTCAGTAAAAAACAAAAGGAAGATAATGAGGATTTGGAAGAATTGAAAATAAGTAAAAAGAGAAGAAAAATAAAACCTACTCTAATTTTAAAAGAAGCAGAAGAGGTTTATGAGGAACCAAGAGAGGTTCCAAAAGAACAATCAGAAGTTCAAATAAAAGAAAATTTACAAGAAATTTTATTTCCTAAAGAAGAAAAGTTAGAAATAATTCCAGTGAAAAAGAGAAAAACAAAAAAACAAAGAGAGAAAAAAATTAAAGTGAATCCTTTAGGAAAGAGATCAGTAACAAAAAAAAGAAAAATTCCTGATAATATTGATATTTTAGATATCGTAGAAGATTTGAATTAACTAATAGAATCATTATCATTATATTCGTTATTTTGATTATTTATTACATCCATAGGTTCTCTACTATAGGATGTATAAAATAACGAAAAAAAATTATTATTGTTATATGGTTCCGAATTTAATTGACTTTGGAATGGAGTAAAAATAATATCATTATCATCATCACTATCATTTGAATTAATAAATGAAAATGTATTTGATGGTGGTTCAATAATAGTAATATTATCATCATCTTGTTCATCATCATCATCTTGTTCATCATCATCATCTTGTTCATCATCATCATCTTGTTCATCATCATCATCTTGTTCATTACCATCATCTTGTTCATCACTGTCAACTTGATCATCACTGTCAACTTGTAAATAATTAGAAAAAATATTCTCACTATCTTCAATATTTTGAAACAAATTAGATTGAAAATTATTATCAGGATTATTATTAGGATTATTAAAAAAGATTCTATTTTCAAGTAAAATATTCATCCGATTATTTCTATTCAAGAATAAAAAATCAGAATCAAATGTTTCAATGTTTTTAATTGGAATATTGTAAAATCCAATATGATGAGTATTAAAGGATACTAAAACTTTTTTATTATTAAACGTATTATTCATAGAAAAACATTTTTTACCAAATGATTTATTATATTGATAAAATTTTTTTAATTTTATATTTAAAATAGATTTATATTTATAAATTTTAGATGATCCTTTAATATCATAATTATAAATATAATAATAATAGAGAAAAGGTCTAAAAATTTGAACTAATTTATCTTTTGGAAATTCATCATCAATTTTCAATAATTTTGTATATTTGTTATTATTTAACATTCTTAAAGTAGGAATATATAATGTTGTATATGGAGAATTAAAAATAAAATTTTTTATAGAATTTTCTCTAATAAAAGCTTCATTTTTTTCAACGAAATTAGAAAGTTGAAAATTTTCTAAAAAAAAGAAATGAAATAATGATGATAATAATCTTCCTGAATCTTTCATTTTAAAATAAATATTGTATAAAGTAGATGGTTTTAATTTTTGTTTATTATAAGGATTTTCAGGCCATAATGGATGAACAAAAAAGTTAGGAGAATTACTTATAGCATTTTCAATAATTGAAATTAAATCATTTATACTAAATAAAAACTTGGATTTATTTTCAATAAGAATAAAAGTATTTTTATGATCAGGATTAAGAATATTTAAACTTAAATCATCTTCAACAACAACTTTATACTTTTTAAATCTATAAATATGAGCCAATCTAGAAAAAGCATGATAACATTTTTGTGCTTTATAAAAAATAGTAAAAATTTTTTCAATAATTTCATTTGAATAAAATATATTATTCAAATACTCATTTAAGGCTATGAATTTAGCATTGGCTATTCTATAAATATAATCTTTGTATATGAGTTTTTTTTCTTTGAAATAAATATTATAAATAAAAAAACTTATATATATATTTTCATAATAGAATTCATCATTAATGTTAGTTTTAAAAAATAAAAAAGGTTCATCTGGATATATTTTTATTTTCCTATTTACCAATGTTTGTAATATATTAAAAAAAGTTTTCATAATTAAATTATTATTTTTTTTTTAATATATTATTCATAAATATTCATATTTTAAGCGAATGGATCATAATCATTATCACCGCCAAGTTCCTCGGTTTTAATATTAGATACATTTGTTTGAATTTGTAGATTTTGTATACTACATTTATCTTTTTGATCTTCTAATCCCTTAAACAAACCTTCTGAAATTAATTCTTCTTTGTCTTGATATTCATATTTATATTTTTCTTCTAAATTAATCATTTCATTTATATCTAAAACAACTTGGAATGATGCTGTACCAAACATTCCTTCTTGACCACACATTACATTGGCAGAAATTCCTCTTAAATTATCCAACTCAGCATGTCTAGCTGCTTTCAAAAACATTTCTGGAGTCTCTTCAAATGATGCTTTCGCAATAGGACCAATATCATCATTATTAATACCGTGTCTGAATATGGAAATTAATTTATGACTAAATGTCATTCTATCACATAATAAAGCCATATGATGTGCGTTGACATAAGAACCATCAAATTCTAATACTTCTGCTAATTCATTATAAATACATTGTCTGGCTGCTTCCATTCCTAGTACATCAAATATTTCCATAATATCATTACTAATAGATCTCTGAGGATCAATAAAATCAAGGCCTAAAACCTCCAATAAATTTGTTCCTATTGTATCAAGAACCCAAATATCTTCTTTTTGATAAGAACCACCTTTTTCTATTAAATTGTCTTTGATTTTTCTAAGTATTACTTTGTTAATATTTTTAACACCTCGTAATACAATTCCATTTAATAATTGATCTTGGAAATTTTTTAATATATAAATTTGATCAGATTGGTCCAATGGATTAACTTTAATTTTTTTACTACCTTTTCCTGATGAATTTTTCAATATATTATTCATACGAATTCTGAATACTAATTTATCAGCATTATAATCTGAATAAACACATGTTATTTCTTCTTTATATGTATTATTAAGGGTGAAATTTACATCGTCCATTGTTATATTTTTTTCTAACATAATCTCTGGATCCATCTCCATTCTAATAATCCATTTTGACTTTTCTGATTCATTTATACCAGATTCTTGTTCCAAACATTCATCAATCATATTCTCAAATTCACGATATTGACTCATAGTTGATTTATCTTCAGCTATCAATGTATTAAGATCATCTGGATCAAAACAAACTTCAACATTCTTAACAATTTCTTCTAATTTTGTATGTTCCAACATATATTGAATTACGCTTGCCTTATCCTTATCAGTTTGTTCATCTTTGTTTAAGTAAACAGTTAGCGATGGATTTTTAATTGATGCTGATAAAGATAATATTTCTTCAATTCTTGGTACACCACGAGTCACATTTGACTTTGAAGCGACACCAGCAAAATGAAATGTATCATCGACGCAAAGACCATTATAAATATTAAATGTTAATGTGTCTGAAACAGTTAAATCATAAGCATAATTGGTTGTATTTGGAACCTCTTCAATATTTTTAACTTTATCAAATAATACTTCTTTGTAAATATCATTATTTCTATTTTGGTATACAATTTTACCATCAATTTCATTAGGAATAGTCAAATATTTTTGATTTATTTCATATTTATAATTATGATTTAATAATGTATTAAGTCTTTCTTGTTTATATCTTAATTTTATATTTAAAAGTTGTGCTAATTTTTTAGCTTGTTGATTTTTAACATTTAAATCATAACATTGATGAATAATATTAAAACGTTCATTTTTACTTAATGGTAACTTATTAATGCTACTGTAAATACCTAGTGTATTTAAAATTTGTTGAACATCCATTAGTAAATTTTTGGAAACTGAAGACATAAATATTTTCTTTTCTCTTAAACTAATTGAACCATCTCCGCCAATATAGGCATCTAAGAAGCCCAATAAACATTCTTTATTTGAAAAGATAATTTTATCAGAAACAAATTTATTATGACTTAATTTACCACATAGATTTTCAAGAATACGGCATAATATTGTGTTATAAATTCTTAAATCTTGACTTGTTCCATTTATTCTTGAATTATCATTAATTTCTTTTTTATATAGTTTGGTTGTTATATTCCACTCTTTACATAATTCTAAAATAGGAGTAAAATATTCTAATTCGTTATTAGCAATAGATAATTGCGTTTTTGTCATACATCCTTCAGCACAGTATGCCCCAATTAGATAACCAAAATTATAATTCAAATTAATTTTTTCAGGAATTCTATAATTATTCATATTTGTTTGTTTTGTATAAACACAATTTGGTGTAAAACTTGTCTTGCTCTTACATCCTTTTCTTAATTTATTTGAAACCTTAGCAACAAAGGAGTCGCTACGTTTATATGGTAAAACAAATGTAGAACCATTATGTTTTGTCCACCATTGATGTTCTAACATAACCATTTTTGCCTTTTCTACTTCAGATGAATAAATATATTCTGTAGGTGGTAAAATATCTGGTAAGTCTAATAGTGATGAATGTTTAAAATCAATTGTCTTTGTGCTTACTGGTAAATAATCTCCAACTTTCAAACTATCTCCATTAACAGGAACAATTTTACCATTGATTAATTTTAATAAAGATTTAGATTTTGTAACAATTACTTCACGTTCTTCATGGGTTGTAATTTTTAACATAGTATTTGTTCCGTCCTTATTAATAACAGGATGTTTAGTAACTGCTTCAATCCTTTTCCATAATATATTTCCATTTTCATCACATGAAGGTATTTCATAATAATTTTCTACTTCAGCATAAGTTGTGTCTTTATCTTCATAATATTCTATTTTTTTTGCTATATTTATTTTTTCTTCAATAAAATTACCAATCTCATATTTATTTATTTTTCCTTTTGAATCTCTTACGATAATAGGTGTCTCATATGTTACAGAATTTAATGTATTATGAACAATTACTCCATAATCAGTCATAAAAGTTTGATTTGCTGGAACTGTAAAATCATAGACATATTCGGTTTGATCAGGACTCCAAACTTCAATCTTTTTAATTTCATCCCAGATGACATGAGAGTTAGAAGCTTGTCTTAAAATTGTTAATTCATTATAAATAAGATTACTATCATGATGAGATTCAAATATTTGTATATATTTTTGTAAAGTTCTACGACCAATTGTTTCTTTTTTGGCCCAACGTCCATAATTACGACTTTGACCAGGTAATTTAAGAACTTTACCACATTTAGCAATAATTTCACCTAATCCTTCAATTTTATCAATTTCGTCAGATAAATCGTGAGCATTTTCTCTATTAATATAATCTACTAATTGTTGTAACTTTTCTTCGTGAACTAATGAACCAATAACATTTTGATATTGTATACTATATTTTGGAGAAATAGATAAATTATAAATATTAGAGCCACGTGAGAAAGTTTCTTTAATTGAACCAAATATATCAAAATAATTTAATAATAAAGCGATATCTTTAATTAATTGTTTGGAACGACTACAAACACGTATTTGATGATGTTTTTCGTCATTTTGAAAATTACCATCGCCATCAAAATAACCTTGAATTAAACCAGCTTTGAATTCATTAGGTGCTAAGAAAGCAAAATCAGGAACATGTTTTACAAAAGAACCATTATCACAAGTTTCATATAGAAAGTCAGCTAATTTTTTACATGTAAATTTTGTTGTTATCCCTGGACCAAATTCACCGTTTTTCTCATCTAATCTACATACCTTACCAAATCTTTCTGCGAATTCTTTAGTTTTTTTTATAAAATGACTTGATATATTTGTAATATTAATAGTTCCACTAACTTCTTGTTTTCCAGATTTTTTAGATAAATTTCCTTCAGCTAAATAAGCACCGACAAACCAACCAAATAGATTGTCAAGTTTATAATCATTTGAACCTATTGTAACCGAATCTTTAATAAATGAATTATCAATATGTTTGGCAACTGGAATACGCATTCCTTCTTTCATATCTGCGCCTACAATTGGAACTACTGTTTGTTGTCTTCGGACTAAATGTGAATGACTTGTTGTTGATTCTACTACACGACCGCTTTTTGTGGTAATTCTCATTAATTCTCCGTTTACAGGGTGTCTACTTACGTGACTAATTTTATTCCAATGAGTCTTTTCTTCAGAATCTACTCCAATAATATAATATTCATCATCCAAAGCGTCAAGTAGAGTTTCAACGCTATCATGGTGTCCAGTATTGAATGTATATTGAGGAAATTCATTAATAAGACTATCGCATAATTTGCCAATTTCTCCTGAGACCATAGAAATATTTTTTGTATTTTTGTTAATTTTTATGACCTTTATGCGTTGTGTGGGTGGTTGGCTCATTTGTGTTGTAGGCTCGCCTATGCTCTGCGCCGCAATCATGCCAACCATTTCACCAGGTGCTACCAATGCTCTTTTATAGTTAAGAATAATGGTTTCAAGTAAAATTTCTAATGCTTTCTTATTGAATCGTTTATTTAGAAGTAAGTCTTTAGGAGATAAATAATAATAGAATAGAATTTTGAATAATTTATTAGGAGAAGCATAAACAATTTTTTCAAGTTTAGCAAATGTTTCTTCAATCATTTCAAAAGCATCTAACATGGTAATATCAACGAGAGAATTTTTGTTAATTCCTTGTTGTCCAATAATATTTTGAATAATATAGGCGAAAGCAACTGGAACTCTTACCCTTTTGTCAGATTTGTTATTGAAAACATTTTTAACAATTTCATTTCTATTTTGAATGATAAAATCAATATAAAACTTACATTTTTGTGAAATAGCTTCTTCTTGTTTTTTCTGTCTAGTATAAGCTGATTTTACAAACATACCCGATAATGCTTTTGTCTTTGATTTATCATCAATAATTGCGAAGTGAGAATATATATCTTGAATACTCATATCAACAACTGGCAGATCTTGATTTTCAACTTTAACGGTATCAATAGAATCGTCCCCATATGAGAATTGAACTATTTTATTTTTATTATTTCTAATTGTCATATCATAATTAACCATTAGATCTTCAAGACCTTTAATTAATCGTCTTTGAATATAACCAGTAGTTGAAGTTTTAACAGCAGTATCAATTAAACCAATACGACCACCCATGGCATGGAAGAATAATTCTTGAGGTGATAATCCGTTAATATAAGAACTTTCTACAAATCCACGAGCAACCGCAGAATCATCATATTTAGTATAATGTGGTAAAGTTCTATGTTCAAAACCATAAGGAATACGTTTACCATCAACATTCTGTTGGCCTAAACACGCTGTCATTTGTTGAATATTAATTTCGGAACCTTTGGAGCCAGCATTGAACATAACTACAAAGCGATTATCTTTGCTCAAGTTTTTTAAAGCTTCTCTTCCAGCATCCTTTTGTGCCTTACTTAGAATATTATTAACTTTGGTTTCAAATTCTTGTTCTACAGTTTTGCCAGAATTATTTTCAAAAACTCCGATTTGTACTTGGTCAATAAGATTTTTGACTTCCGTTTTTTTATCAGTAATGATAGAAACAATTTTTTCATTCGTTAATGAATCAGTTATTAAATCACTAATTCCGACACTAAAAGCACTTTGTTTCATATATTCAGTAACAATATTTTGAATGTCATCAATGAATTGTGATGAAGCCATATTACCGAAATCATTACAAACTCTATGTATAAGACCTTTTGACCCAGATCCTAAAATTCCTTTGTCCATTTGGCCTCTTAAATACTGCCCATCAATAATTTCAATAATATTATTAGATGAATCTGATTTTTCTTTTTCTATATCAAATTGTTCATTTTTGACTTTTAAAGAAAGAGGAGGAAGGATTTGGGATAATATTTCAAAATTAGAAATTTTATCATTTCTCTTCTTTTTAAGTCTCTCAGGGTTGATACGATTAAACATCATTAATAGGTTCATCGCATCTTTTTGTGTAAATTCTATGTTTTCTCTTGTAAAACGATAACAACCAAGCATTGAGTCCTGATAGATGCCTATAATTGCTGAATTATTGGCTGGACTTATTATTTGGTATGGAACTGCCGCTAAATTTCTTAGTTCCGATTCGGACTCTGGGTCCTGCGGCATGTGTAAATTCATTTCATCTCCATCAAACTTTCGCAGCATATATGCTCTGGTATTTTTTATTTTATATTTGTTATTTTTATTCCAGGCTAATTATACTACAACCCTCTATGTTTCCAAAGAGGAAGGACTGTACCTTAAGCAAACTCAGGATGGCTAATCCTTCATGGTTCACCAACACCTCAGCAGTCTCTGAGAGCCTATCATATCCTACCATAACGGACTTAGATAGTAGCACTGCGGATTGCCCATTTCATACTTTTCAGTAATCATATATCACTTTATTACCGTTGGGTTCAGCTATTAACTGAGTTCCTCACAGACGTTTCCTGTAGTGAGTGGTAGTGATATTTTTAGGGGGTCCCCGTCAACAAGGTGTTTCGCAAATAAATCTATATATACTTGTGGTAAATCAATATTATTTTTTATATGATAATCTACTAATTTTTTATAATGTTGTTCTATTTGTTCTTTTATAATTTTATTATTTTTTGATAAATTTTCTTTTACAGATAAAGGCATCGTATTTCTCCAATTAAAAGCAGTAAATTGTTCTTCTTGAATATTTAAATCAAATTTAGATAATGGTATTACATGATCAATATGCCATTCCTTTCCATGATTAATTAAGCTATAAGAATCATTATATTCAAATATCCATTTAAAATAATCATCTGTATTACATCCTAAATACTCTACTGAATGGAATGACTTATTTTTATGTCTTAAACAAGTGTAAATTCTAGTTCTAATGTAACGTTTAAATTTTTCAATAGGTTCATCTCTTTCACAATCTTTACATTTTAGACGATTGAATCGGAATCTATCCTTATTTTTAATTTCATTACAATACTTACACTGTTTATTTTCTAACCCTAATTTGATTTGTTCTTCTTCTTTTCTTTTTTGGTTTAGTATAACTTTTTCATGTTTAAATTTTGATGCCATTTGAATTAATTTGAAACGGTGAAATTCGTCATTTTTATATTTTTCTCTTCTTTTAAAATTATTACATTCACGACAATTTGAACCGTTTTTATAAAATTTATCTACTTCTTTATATTCTTTACAATTAGAACATTGTTTTGCGACATTTTCTGGTTTAGTAGTCATATATATTTATTTAATAATATTTTTTAAGTTGTTTGCCAAGTATATTTATTTAATTTATTTACTAGGGAGTAACACGCTTTTAACGCTCCCTGTTGCCAACCTTGACGGCTATTGTGACAATAAAGTCACTGAATTTCGATCGGCATTGTATGGTTTCGTGTCAGCAACATTCATTCTGAAAGTATCACCTCGCTTCATAATACGTGCGATATGACACATCATACTCATTCTGTGTAATGTTGGTTGACGATTAAATAAGATAGCATCACCATCCATCATATGACGATGAACAATGTCTCCATCATCCAAGACGATGGATTTTCTATCTAAATAACGAAGAGTAATTGTTTGTCCATTTTGTCTTTCCAACATCTTAGCACCAGGCCACACATCAGGGCCATTTTGAACTAATTTTGTTAAGAAAGCTTTATTGATACGATTAACAACTACAGGTTTAGTAATATTTTTAGCAATTTTCATTGGAATACCAAGTTCTCTAATTGAAATATTTGGATCCGCAGTGATGACTGAACGAGCACTAAAATCAACACGTTTAGCCATTAAATTGCCTCTCATACGACCACCCTTTCCATTTAATCTATCTTTAATAGATTTTAAAGGTCTTCCAGATCTTTGCGCTACCGGACTTGCTCCAGGAAGTTTATTATCAACCATTGATGCTACATGATATTGTAGAACAATAGACCAATCATTAATAATATTTTCAGGAGCATTATTTTGTAACTTTTCTTGTAAAGTTCTATTTGTCTTTATAATATTTACTAAAATATGAGTTAAATCATCTTCAGAACGTTGTTGAGCATCATGTTTTACAGAAGGTCTAACCGCTGGAGGCGGAACTGCTAAAACTTGACAAATCATCCAATCAGGTCTTGACCAAACAGGACTGAATCCCATAAATGTAACATCTTCATCAGAAATACGTTTGAATATTTTTAAAACGAGTTCTGGAGTCAATGGAATTACAATATTATCTTCACCTTCTTCCGATGAATTTGTCCATTCAGCAAATAAGGATGACATACCTTCTTTTTTAATTTTTTTGGGTTGTAGACAACCGCAACCATCTTCTGTATCTTCTCCACAACGTTTTATACCTTTACAAAGGTCAGAAACATATTTCCATCTATTTTGATTATTCATTTTTAGAGCTTGCTTAAATTTTTCTTTTGAAATTAATAATTTACTACACTTAAAACAAACACAACGTAGTACTTTTTGAATTGTACTTAAATATTGAATATAAAATACTGGTCTAGATAATTCAATATGACCGAAGTATCCAGGAGTTGCCATATAGTCTAAACCATCAGTTGGACAAATTAATCCAGGTTCTAAAACTCCCATTCTGGGATCAAACAGTCCATTAATTACTGGTTTATTATTGATATAAGCTTCTTTACTAGTTATTTCAGCAACAGAACCTTTTCTAATTTCCTCTGGTGATAATATACTAAATTGGATACCAATAATTTTTGAACAGTTAATGTTATTCATGTTTCCGGAACTTTTTGACATACCTTCCTTATATATAATAAATAATATTTAGATTGTTTTAATTCAATTTTATTTTATAACGTTATTTTTATATCGTTATTATTCTCTAGTTTTGCGTATTATAAAAAAATTATATAATTTTGTAATTCAACTACTATTTGTTATCAGTTAGGGTTTCAAAAAAATAAAAAAATTGAAATACTTTTTTTTCTAATTTGTTTATAGTATTTTATGAAAAAAATGAATAATATTGAATCAGGATTGGAAATAAATCAAATATATTATGTAACAGAAGTTGATAGGATACATAATAAAGAATATGATTTAATTTATAGAGCAAAATATTTAGGTGTACAAAAAGGTATAAATAAATTTATTGTTTTAACAAACATAAATATTATAGGGGAAAAATGGATAATGGATTATGTTAGTGTAATACCAATTAGAAAAATAAAAAAAATGGCATCTTTAAAAGAAATAACAAAAGAAATGTTACCAAAGGAAATATTAATAAAAATAGATAATTATTTATAAAAATAAGTTTACATAAAAATAAATTATTAAATAAAAAATTGAAAATATAAAAAAAAATATTTCTTAAAATACAATATAAAAACATGACGCGTGATAATAAATCTAAAATGTCCAAGAAAGATAATAAAATTTCAAAAAAAACTGAAGAATTATCTAGAAAAAAAAAGAAGAATGAAGATTCATCTGATGATGAGGATACTTCCTATCGTTCTGAAGATGAAGAAGATGATGAAATTATGGATGAACAGGAATATCGCAAATTTTTACAAAAAATATTTCCATCAAAACATTTAGAAAATAAAATTGCTTCTGGAAAACGTTTAAAAAAAGTTTTAAAAGAAATTGAGAATGATTCTGATGATGATGAAAAAGAAGAAGAAGAAATAAAGTCAAATAAAAAGATAAGAAATGCTAAAAAAACAAAAAAACAATTAGATGATGATGACGCTGACAATGAGGAGGAAGTTATTATCAAAAAAGCAGGAAAAAAGAATGATAAAAAAGCGGGAAAAAAAAATGAAAAAAGGGTTGGAAAAAGGAATGAAAAAAAATCAGATAAAAAATCCAAAAAAGAAAAACATGAAGAGGAAGATTCTGAAGAAGAAAATGAAGATGAATATGAAGATGATGATGATGATCCGCAATCAGGAAAATTTAATATTATATTTACTATCGGAGGTAGAGATGAAGACGATGAAGAAGAGAATTTATTTGATGATGAAGAAGATTGGGAAACATGTTCAGACGAAGAAACTGAAAATGAGGATGATCCAATTAGTACGGATTCGGAGACTGAAGATGAAGAGGAAGAGGAAGAAGAAGAAGATGAAGATGAAGAGGAAGAAGAAGAAGAAATTAGAAAGAAAAGGAAAGATAATATAAAAAAAATAAAAAATAAAAGAAAATCAGCAAAAATTTCAAATGAGATCATTACAGAAGAAGACAGTAAATTAATAAATAAACTGAAAGATGTTTTAGGAGTAAAAAAATCAGAAAATAATGAAGATGAAAATATAATTACTATACTAAAAGATCTTCAATCAAGAAATAAAAATAATGAAATGATAAATGAATGTCTTCGTGTATGTGAAGAAAAACTTGAAGAAGATAAGAAAAAACAAGAAAAAAAACTTAAAAAGGAAAAAGATAGAAATTGTCGTATATTTAAAAGAATTTTGCGTGACAAAAATACAATGAATGATTTTGAATTTTACGATAAATTAGAAACGGGGCATCAAAAAAAAATAATAAAAGAATTGAGAGAAATAAATAAAATTACAAGAGTTGAAAAACCATATAGATTAACATTATTGGAGTCAGATATTCCAGTAATATTCAAAGCAGCAGCAATGAAAAAAATTAGCTCCCTTCGTTATATGGAGCCGGGATCAGGTGAATTTTATAAAATTAAAAATTGGGTGGATACATTTATGAGAATTCCATTTAGTGAATATAAAACTTTACCAATTAATATAAATGATGGTGTAGATAAATGTCATGAATTTATGGAAAACGCACAGAAAACATTGAATGGTGCTGTATATGGTCTAAATGATGCTAAAATGCAAATAATGCAAATGTTAGGTCAATTAGTTACTAACCCTCAAGCTATAGGTTCAGCAATAGCTATTCATGGGCCACCAGGAACAGGGAAGACGAGTTTAGTAAAGGAAGGAATAAGTAAAATTTTAAATAGACCTTTTGCGTTTATAGCTTTAGGTGGAGCAACAGATAGTAGTTTTCTAGAAGGCCATGGATATACATATGAAGGCTCAACATGGGGTAAAATAGTTCAAATATTAATTGATAGTAAATGTATGAATCCTGTCATATATTTTGACGAATTAGATAAAATTAGTGATACGCCAAAAGGTGAAGAAATAGCTGGAATTTTAACTCATTTAACAGACACATCACAAAATAGTCAATTTCATGATAAATATTTTGCGGAAATAGATTTTGATTTAAGTAAATGTTTATTTATATTCAGTTATAATGATGAATCAAAAGTAAACCCAATTCTGAAAGATAGAATGTATAGAATTCAAACGAAAGGTTATAATCAAAAACAAAAATCGGTAATATCTAATGATTATTTGTTACCAAGAATTAGAGAACAAGTAAAATTTGGAACGGAGGATATTATTATTCCAGATCAAACACTACATTATATTATTGATAATCATTGTAATAAAGAAGATGGTGTTAGAAATTTGAAGAGATGTTTAGAAATAATTTATACAAAATTAAATTTATATCGTCTAATGCGTCCAGATTCAAATTTATTTGAAGAAGATATGTCTTTAAAAGTGGAATTTCCATTTACTGTAACTAATGAAATTGTGAATAAAATGATTAAAAAAACCGAAGGTCTGAATCCATCATTATATCATTTATATTTATAAAATTATTTTTAAAAATATTATATTATATTATTTTATATATTTTTTATCTTATAAATATATCAATGGGAGCGGGTAGTCATGGCAAAACAAGTACAATTTTTTATCGTAGAGGAATACCAAATGAGTTTTGGTATTATGGAGCTTTAGTAACAGGAAATTATGCTATTTTCCATCCATCTGGTCTAGTATTTAATAAAGGTTTTTTTAGAAGAAGAATTTCTAATTTGATTTCAACATAATCGTAATTATTTAGAAGAAAAATACGTTTGAAATTATTATATTATATAATTATAATAATGGCAAGATTTACTAGTGGAAAAATTACTTCAAGTACAATATTATTTGCTCGTGGAATTCCTCCTGTAGGGAATAGCTTTGCTATCTTTCCTACTGTTAATTTTGAAATATTAAAAAGGTTACGTCGTTTTGACGTAAAAAATAATAGACCAACATATTCATTTTTTAGAAAATAAATACAAAATTTTTTTACTCCGTAATAACTACTTAGTATATTTTGTATTTATTTTTATTTTTAACGACTATATTAACGGCTACTTTTGTTAGTTTTCTTCGTTATAAGTTAATATTTTCTTTTTACCATTTTTTTTTGTTCTTCTTTTATTATTTTTTAATTTATTTAATCTTTTACTTTTATTTTTACTTTTACCATTTTTATGTTTTCTTTTTGTTACACCTCTCTTTGAACCGCCACTCTTTTTAACTATTTTGTTACTTGTTTTAGGCAATTTTCCTGAAACTATATATTCTCTTGTAAGTTTTTGAATTTCTTCTTCTTTTAAACCATTTCTTCTGAGTTTATAAATGGGGTATAAAATTTCCTCATATATTTCTTGACCTATTGGATCATAAAAATCTTTATATTGTTGAGACCAACCTTTATACCCTGTTCCATCTAAATAGGTTTTGAAAGCATCTTTTCTAACTTGTGTTGCTGACATTGGACTTAAACCCGATTCATTTTGTTTAGGCTCAATCACTACGACATTTGCTGAAATTGAGGCTTCTGGATTTTCTTTTGCGGCAACTTTTTCAGCATAATCCAATATAGATTTTAATTTTGTAGCATCTTCATCTTTTCCACCAGCAAAATGATTTATTTTTATTTCTTTTATATCTGAAACATTTTTATTTTTTAAAGAATCACCAATATAACGAGCTAAATCACCGTGTGGAGTTGACATTTCTTGAATTAAATAATTTGTTCCCTCGTTTGCTTCAATACTTAGTAATTGTTGTTCAATAAATTCTTTTTTTAATTCAAATGGAATGGGATTTTCAAATGTTCTTTTATCACCATCACCTTGTTTAGGTCCACTTCCTAATAATATTAATGCTTTTGAACCTTTTAACATAGCTTTACTAACAAGTTCTTTCAAAGCAAAAATATGACCATCGTGTGGTGGGTTCAAACGCCCTATAAAATAAAAAAAATTTGCTTCATCATTACCTTCTGAATTTTCTAATTCAATTTCATCTGCTGTATAATTATCTTTTTCATCACTTGATTCATTACTTGATTCATTACTTGATTCATTACCTGATTCCAGATTATCAACTAATACCTGAAAATATTCTTCAAATAGTCTTTTTATATAATTATCAAGTTTATCTATTTTTTCGTCAGCTTCTTTCTTTTCTTCTAGTTTCATATGGGAATAAGGATTTGGTTGAGAATATATCATTTCTGATTCAGATTCTGAATCAGAATTAGGTATATCATTTTCATATACTGGTAAAGACATCTATATATATTATTTAAATATATTATATATAGATGAATAATTTATCTTAAAGATATTATTTTTTTTCAATTAAAATTACTAGGTAATCTAATACTATTTTCAAATACATGTCTATTAATAATATAATATTTTTTTATTTATTCAAAATATTTATTCAGATTTTCATAACTAGTTTCATTATTGATTTTACATATTTTATGTGTATTTTTACCTACAAAACAACCATTTCTTGATACACAAACTTCTAAACATTCGCTCAATTTTTTTACCCAAAGTATACTATTTTTATTTAATATTTTATTATCATCTGCTTTTATAAATTGTTCTGAATTATCTTCCATTAATTACATTTGTTAACTTCTATTTAAACTAGTTTTGTTGTTATAAATAAATCAAATGTATTTTCAAAACAAAATGCTTCTAAAGAATTAGGTTATAATTATGAAATTTGGGTTTACGATTGTAAAAGTAACAAACTTGAATGTTATAAATAAAATTTATAAGTTATAAGTAAATTTTATTTTATGGTAACAAATTAATATTCAGAATAAGGAACATTGTTACCACCACGCTGTCTTAAATAATTATATTGCGGAACTGTCAAACAGGCACATCCCATACTATTAGAATAAGTATTTGGACAACATTCTGGCTTAAATGGTGTAGTAGCAAACATATCTAATTCTCCTTCTGGTAAAGGTATTGGTTGTTTTGGACGATTCCAAATAGCTTTTACTCCAGCACTAGGAGTTGCTCCAGGACTATAGGATAAAGTTGGCATAGACCATGTAGAAGGATTCATGATCCAATCAGGACTTTTTGCCCCGGCAAATTCTGGTCCAGACGCACTATTATTTCCTCCTACAAATCCTTCTTTAAAAATATTCACTGTACAACATGAGCATAGCATATGTCCAAACATAATCCAAAATACTACAACAATTAGAATCAATATTTCTAATCTAAATTTATATGAACCAATAGATATTTCCATATTATACATATTCCTTAGATAATATTTTTTTTTGATAGGTTCACTAGAATGGAATCTATATTGTTATTATAATCAGGATATTTGTTTTGCCCAATATAAAAATATTTACTAGAAACTAACAAATTATAAAGATTTTCTTTATTTTCATAATTATTTCCTAAATTATTATTTAATTCCACAATTCCATAAACAATATCTCCAGTAGCTAATATATCCCCTACATTTATTTTTTTTAGTATTTTTTCTCCTTGAATTAATTTAATAACTGAATTCTCGTTGAATCCTTCATCTAATTTTTTGGATATATTTTCTGTTTTTTCAATTGAATTATAATTTAAAATAAATTCTAAAGTTTCATCATATATTTCATCCCAATCTGTAAATATCATATCATTTAATATAATTTTCTTTGTAGATGTATTTAAACAGAATAAATACGGTTCATTATATAAACTTATTTTTTTTGAATCAGGATGATCTTTTACTTTTATCCATCTATTTTCATATTTTACAATATGACTTTCACTAACAATAATTCCATTTAAATTATACATATCCAAATCATCAGATAAAACTTTTATTTTTGCTGTTACCATAGAACCATCAAATAATAGTTCGCCAGGTTTTATATCTTTAATATATTTAAATGATCCATTTTCTAAAAATAATTTCGTTTTATGATCAAAACATCTTAAGTTTGGAATAGCAGAGCTTTTAATATGAAGAACATCTGTCATAAAATAAGTAATAATTGCTAATGGAATTGATATAGCCAAAAATACAGCTGACATAGAGGCAGCTAATGGCCAACTAAATGGTAATAACCATAATCCTGCTATAATAATAACTAAAGCTACTAATATTTTAATGATAAATTCTAATATAGCACCCATTAACGCTTGTAGGGTATAATAGGAACCAAGCATAGTGTATAAACCAGATGCCATAACTCCTTGTACTTTATTAAATGTATCCATTAAAGCTATGGAAATTTTTTGAAGTGGGGTCATAATATTTAAAATTCTATATAAAACATCGCTTCCAAAATCAGATAATCCACTTCGTAAAGTATTGAAGACATCTCTGATTTTTTGAATAGCATCAATGAATTCGCTAAAAATAGTAGTTAAAGAGGATATCATAAATTGAAAAGGTTCTAATGAATAACCAATAATATTGGTTAATATGTTTTGAACACAATATTGAAAATTTTCACTAGTATATTCTAAAGGTGTTTTATCATCAGGATGAGTTATAAATCCAGCAATCGCTATATTTTGAGGTTTACATCTTTGATTAGCCCAATCTGAAGCTACAGTTTCTCTATTAACCATAACTTTACAATAAGAATAAACAATAAATATAATCAATGTTATAAAAATAAATAGAAAGACAGAATTTCCATAAAGATCCAAATAGGATAATTTATCATAAGTATCATTTATAAAATCAGACGTTAAATCTATAGTTGATGGTTTATTATTTTTATACATGTATATACTATAAATGGATAATAATAGTTATAAATATTTCTTATAATAAATCATCATCTTCCCAATCCCAGAAAAGTTGTTGTCCTATTTTAATATTTCCTGAAGTTGTGATTAGACAAGAAAACCAATCTATATGTTTTTCTTCTTGTTTTAAGGCATATTTATAATCTTTTATTTGTAACCATTTATTATTTTGTTTATCAAAAATAAAATGTTCGCCTGTTACATATATAAATTCGCCATCTATACCCCCTTTAATCTTATATAATTTTGTATTATTGAAGTTGGCAATTTTCATAACAGAAAATACTTTTGATCCATCTTCTAATTCTGCTCCTAAAGGTAAGTCTTTCATTAAAAATATTTCTCCATTTTTTAATTTTACCTTTGTTTCAGGATGAAAACAAGATCCCATAGCTCTAACTAATTGACCTGTAGGTCCATTCCATGCGCTGTTCATAGATTTTATAGATCCATCTAAAACATATAAAATAGTAACAACAACTCCTATCATTTTACCAACCATATCTTTAATACTAATAGTAATTTTTTGAAATTCTACAATTAAATTAAAAAATACACCAAAAACATTTTGAATTATATCAGTAACAAATGATCTTATATTAGAAATCATTCCACGAATATTATTAATAGAATCATTTAATTCTGTTCCAACTGATGATAAGGATGAAACCATGTAATTTATAGGCTGTAATAAAGTACCCATCATATTCATTTGTGAATTTTGAACACAATAAGTAAAATCTTGTGAAATATCATCAGAAAAAAACCAATAAGGTGGATTACATCTATATAAAGGCCAATTTTCTTTTATTTCCAAAGCAGATTTAAAATACATCATGACTGTTATTTGGGCTATAAACCCTAAATTAACATATATAAGGTTTAAGTAATTTTTCATTGTAGGCATAATCTATATTATTATTATATATATTTATTTTCTTATTTTACACCTTTACGACTATAATCGTAAATATAAATATAAATTTTTGTTAGTTGAGTTTCTTAGATTTTCTTCCTTTTCTTTTTGTTTTTCTTCCTTTTCTTCCTTTTCTTCCTTTTCTTCCTTTTCTTTTTGTTTTTCTTCCACCACTTAAACATTCCCATTTAGGCCAAGATCCTCCACTTTTATTACCACGTCTTTTGTAACCACGTCTTTTAAAACCTCCACTTTTATAGAGTGATTCTTGTTGATCCTGTAAAGCCGCGGTTTCTTGAGGAGTTTTAGCATTATCAAACGTTGAATTTGTTTGTGCTGTTTGTGCTAATTGTGTTAATGATTTAAAATTATCACTAGTCTGACCTGGATTGGGAGCAGAACTAGAAACAGGAGGAACCTGAACCGTTGGCGCGCCACCTTTAGAAGATCCAATTAAATTCATTTGAGCTTTTGTTTGTTGTTGGGAAGCAATATAAGCAGAATTCATAGGACTAGTTGCTCCCGGCTGAAGAGTATTTTTCGGTTGTGGTGGCATAGCTGTAGATTTAATCATGGTTCCACTCATTAATATATATATATAGAAAAATTAATTATTTATTAGTTATAGTTTAAAAATAGTATTCTAAAATATTAATATAATGGATGATATTCAAAGACTTCATTTACAAAATATGATTTCAGCTAATAATGTAGAAGATAAAACAGATTTGATTAGGAAGCTAAAACATAGTCATATTTTAAGAGAGGATATAAATAATCTAATAATGTTAAAAGCAAAATATCCTTTGGATTCTGATTCAGTTCATTTAGAAGGAATGAGTGAATGTAATTTTTTATTTACTTATTACACTGATATTTATAATAAAATAAGAAAAGATGAAATAGATTTAAAAATTTTGTTTAAAGCATTAGATGTATTAAGAGATATAGAAGATGGAAAAATTGATCAACATGATGGTGCTTATAAATTTGGATTATTATTAAAACAAATATATGTTGACAGTGCGTTAAAAAAAGCAGAAAAATTAAATGCTGAAGATACAGAATCAGAGTATAAAGGTCCTCAAGTAGAAATTTCATGGAATCAATTTAAAAAAATGAATGGTAAAAGATAATTTAATTTCTCAAAATAATTTTAGGTTTTTCATCCAAGTCAATTACTAGAGGCTTTTGATTAGCAATAGATAATGATATTTTAATTATTTTATAAAATAAATTTGAATCAGAGATTTTTGTTTTTAACATAGTTAAATATTCATGTGCTACATTATATTTTTTGTCAATATAATAATCAATTAAATTACTTACAATTGATTCTAGACTTTTGTCATCATTTAGATAATATTCTAGTAAGGATATTTTTTCATATTCTTTGTAAATAGTTAATGTTTCTTTTTTAACGATATCCATATTATAGTTAATTTTGAAAATATATATTAAAACAAATCAATTTTTTTAAATAACTATTTTTTATATTTATTGTATTTATTGTATTTATTGTATTTATATTTTCTATTTGTTTTTTTTCTTTTATAAAATTTATGTTTTTTGGTATTACGTTTCCTTTTTCTTTTTCCGCCAATCATTCCATTATATAAATTATTTTTTATTGAATTAGATAATGGTAACAATGGATATTTTTCGGGGTACTCAGCATGTAATTCATTCATCATTTGAATATTTTCATCAATAGCAAGTTCTCTTAATTTAAATAGTTCATCTATTCTTGTATTAATGGAATCATCTAATTTTTTTTTTCTATCACCTAAACCCTCATAATCACCACATACCCAATCATAATAACTAGCATTTAAAATTTTAGTATGTTGTAATGAACTATTAAAAGGTTTACATAATTCAGTTAAAGCTCCAATATAATTTTTTTGTGATACCATTTGTTTGATAATATTTAAAGTACCAATATCTAATTTTTGAGTTCTACCAAAATCTATTATAATAGGTGATTTATATAAATTTTTAAAATAGGTATTATCATATTGAATAAGAATATTTCCTTTATGAAAATCACTATGATTGTATCCAGTATCTAGTGCTAATTTTAATAAAGCATATCTGGATATATTTTCTCCTATTTGTATTTTTCTTTTTTCAAGACTTATATTTTTCATAGCCATAGAAACTTGTTCAGATGTATAATCAGTATTCATTTCATTAAGTTCATTTTGAATATTAATTATATAATTATTTATTCTATTAATATTTTCCTCTATATCATGAATGTAATTGGCTAAAGGAGTACTTTTATTAATCATTTCCATGACAATTATGCTAATATTGTCATTATAAATAATATTATTATTAACAGGAAATGGTAAGTTTTCGGCTTTTCTTAGTAAATTTAAAATATTAATTTTTTCAGAAAATTCTTTTATAATTTCCGCATAGATAATAGAAGGACAAAGAGGCTGAAGGTAATTACATGTTTTAAAAAATATATCAGTCTGAATATTAATTTCATTTTGAATTTGTTCTTCAGTGGTACCTATAAATTTATAATTGCCTAATATTACCTCAAGATTATTATTAATAAATTGAATTTTAATAATTAAACTTTTCACAATATTACCATAATCTTCATTTGGTGTCATTTGTTTATAAAAATTTTCTTCATTGTCTGTATTTATATTATTAGGTAATAATAATAATAAAACAATACCATAGGTTCCATAAGATAATACTGTTATTTTATAAATATTATTCAGATAAAATGTAAATATTTTTTTTGATAATTCTTGGTTAGAATAAGGTAACATAATTCCTCCACCATTTAATATGGTCATTTATATTATAAATATAAAAAATATAAATATAAAAAATATAAAAATAATATAAATATTTTTATATTTTTTGTTAGTACAATCATTTGTTTACAAATAATTAGAGCAAATCTGATTTAGAAGATCTTTTTTTTGAAGACATTTTTTATAACATTGAAATAACATTTTGGATTTTCTGATAAAAATAACCAACAATCTTCATTTAATTTATCTAGATTTTGTTCTAATAAAGGAATATTTATTGAAAAGGAACGTAAAGAGCTTTAAATAGTTTTTTCAACAAATTATATAAATCCATTGTAAACTTAAAAACACAAATTCGTTTCAATTTATTTACAATTCTATTTTTAAAATATATAAATGTCTATTGACTTTGTTATAATTCCTACTATTCAAGAATTTGAAGAATATGCGATTAAGATTAAAGATAAACTAACATCCAATATTACAACTAATATTCATTTTCAAATTGATTCTAATTTTAATGTAAATATTAACTCTAGAATCAATAAATGGAAAAAAGAAGATTTTGAAATCATTATTATTAATCAGGATTATATTGAAACTAACAAAATTATTGTTAGGTTTTCTGAAAAGGGATCCAGTTTAAAAAACATTGATCTAGAAGATTTTATTGAATTAGTCAATAGTTTTGAAGATGATGATGAAGATGAAAATGAAGATGAAGATGAAAATGAAGATGAAAATGAAGATAAAGATGAACATAGCTATGAATCTAATTGTATTATCATATAAAAAACTTAATTTTACTAATAAAAAAAATAATAAAGACTTTTTTAAATAATATATTAAAAGAAATGACTAATTCATTAGTAATTGTTGAATCTCCAGCAAAATGTAAAAAAATAGAAAATTATTTGGGACCTGGTTACAAAGTAATTGCTTCATTTGGACATCTACGTACCATTTCTGGTTTAGAATCAATTGATTTTAAAAATAATTTTGCTACAACTTATTCTATTATTCAAGAACCATTAAAATTAAAACAAATTGAAAAAATACGTAGTGAAATTTTAAAATCTGACGATGTAATTATTGCGACTGATGATGATCGTGAAGGTGAAGCTATAGGTTGGCATATTTGTGATTTATTTGGTCTTTCTTTAACAAATACAAAACGAATTATATTTCATGAAATAACTGAATCTGCTATTCAATCTGCTATTTCTCATCCAAAAAAAATTAATATGAATTTAGTTGAAGCACAAAAAGCTAGACAAATTCTAGATTTGTTAGTTGGTTTTAATATTACTCCAATTTTATGGAACTGTATTTCCAAAAATCATGAAACTAGCTTATCAGCAGGACGATGTCAAACACCTGCTTTACGATTAGTTTATGAAAATTATTTAGACATCAAATCATCTCCTGGAAAAATGGTATATAATACTTTTGGCTATTTTACTAATCTAAATCTTATTTTTGATCTAAATAAACAATTTACTAGCTGTGAAGAAATTTATTCTTTTTTAGAAAAATGTAAATGTTGGGAATTTTTATGTAGTACTACATCGCCGAAGAAAATAATAAAAAAAGCTCCAGAACCTCTTACTACCTCAAGCTTACAACAGTTAGCATCTAATGAACTGAATTTATCTCCAAAAGATACGATGAAATATGCTCAACAATTATATGAGGCAGGCCATATTACTTATATGAGAACAGATTCAAAAAAATATAGTAATGAATTTATTGATAATGTTAAAAAATATGTTATTAATAATTACGGAGAACAATATATTAGTCCTAATATTGAAAATCTAATTGTCGGATTAAAAACAGAAGTACCAAAAGAACTAGAACCTGTAAAAAGAACAAAAAAAACAGTTGCCGAAAAAAAGGGTATTCCCGCACCACAAGAAGCTCACGAAGCAATTAGACCAGTAAATATAAATAATAACAATCTGAATTCGGAGGAATTACAAGCAAAGGCTATTAAATTATATTCATTAATTTGGAGAAGAACATTAGAATCATGTTTAATTTCAGCACAATATAATTCAATAAGTGCCAAAATTTCAGCACCTTTAGAAACAGAATTTATTTATAAAACGGAACAGCCTATTTTTCTAGGATGGCAAATTATTGAAACACCAAAAAATACTGATGGAAATATATATCAATATATTTATAATTTAAAACAAAATAATTCTATAATTCCCAAAAAAATAGAATCAAAATTTACAATGATTGATTTAAAATTACATTATACCGAAGCTAGATTAGTTCAATTATTAGAAGATAAAGGGATTGGTAGACCATCAACTTTCGCATCTCTTGTAGATAAAATTCAAGAAAGAAAATATGTTTTAAAACAAAATATAACAGGGAAAGTAATAAATGCCAAAGATTTTACATTTTCTGATAATTTTATTACAGAAACATTATCATCAAGAGAATTTGGAAATGAAAAAAATAAACTTATTATTCAACCATTGGGTATAATTGTTATTGAATTTTTATTAAATAAATTTGATTCGTTTTTTAATTATGAATACACAAAAGAAATGGAAGACAATTTAGATTTTATTTCAAAAGGAGAACAAAATTTAAATACACTTTGTTTACAATGTTTTGATAGTTTAAGTAAAAAAATTAATGAATTAGATGATGTAAAAAAATTTTCCCTGGAATTAGATGATAATCATTATTTAATTATTGGAAAACATGGACCAGTAGTTAAATATGTTGATCCAAAGGATAAAAAAAAAATTAAGTTTATACCTGTAAAGAAAAATTTGGATATTGAAGCTCTTAAGATAAAAGATAAATCAGAAATTTCCTTAGAAGATGTTATTGATTTAAATAGTAAAGATAAAATAAATAGTTCTATTGGTAAATACAAAGGACAAGATTTATATATAAAAAAGGGTAAATTTGGGAATTATGCTCAATGGGGTAAAGAAACAAGATCTTTAAAAGATGAATTTTATAATATTCCTATTGAAGAAATAAATTATATTGATATTTTAAGATATTTAGATAAAGATAATGTATTAGATCCATCAAAACCGGTAGGATTAGTGAGAGAATTAACTCCATGTTTAAGCATAAGAACTGGTAAATTTGGAGATTATATTTTTTATAAAAAACCATATTCAAAAAAATCCCAAAAACCAGAATTTCTTAAATTAAATGGCTTTAATGATGATTATAAAAAATGTCATAAAGAATTATTAATTAATTGGATAAATCAAACATATAATATATCAGTGTAAAATTTTATAACAGTGTAAATTTTATAACAGTGTAAAATTTAATTACCAAATGTTTGAAGTTGTGCCAAGTCATAAGCACCTCTAATACTATAATTTCTTTCTTGTTGTGGTTTTAATAAAGCAAATTCTAACATAAATGAATATTCAAATTCCCCAAAATCAATTAATTGTCCATTATGATATCTTAATTTAATTTTCAATTTTCTGATTCTTTCAGCCGGTGGATTAAAATACTTATAAGGTGCCATATCATTATCAAACCATTGTGAAATTGGTGTTGTTGGAATTGGAATTTTTGCGAAAGAAGAATTTACAATTCCATTTGTATTGTTAGTAGTAACCGTATAATAGGATAAATTATAAGGTGAAGTTTCATCTATACAATTTAATCCATCTATTTCCATATAAAAATATGCTGGTCCCATAAAACTAATTTTAAAAGGAGCTTGAAGAAAATAAACAGTAGCTCCTGGTGCTCCTGGTAATAACCAATAACCATTATCTCCATTCCCAACATCACCATAATAAAAACGTGGTACACCTTGTTCGGAAAGAGCTATTTTTTCGGTAATATTTACCGTCTTATCATTATCTCCAAGATATTTTGCTAAAGTTTCATTAGAATCTAAACTGAAAGCTGGACACCTTGTAAATCCTAAATAAGATGGTAACCCCCAATTGGCAAAATCAGGTAATTCATTTTTTCTTATACATGAAGCATCTACAAACTCTTTTTTATAAAAAATATAAGAATCATTTGTTAACACAAATCTATCAGCAGAATTTCCAAACCATAATTTTTGTTCTACACTATTATAAACAATATTAAATCTATCATAAGTTGTTTTAATAAATAAATTATAAGCCTCTTCATATTGGGAATTATTCTTCAAAAAACTCGTAATTTCTAGTGTTAAACGTTCATTAAATTTGTTAGTTAATTCTGTAGCCATTTGATTGGGGTTATAAAATCCTGATTCAATAATGATAATATATTCTTTGTCTAAACTATTATATAACGCAGCAAATATTCCTTCTAAAAGTACATCACTAACATCATGTTCTCCAGGATTATATAATTGAGTAATTTTAAATGTCATAGATACATTATAATTTAATAATGAAAAAACATTATAATTGGCTGGAAATGACCATGAATATAATTTGGCTGAAGCAATATTCAAATAATCTTGTGGCAATTCAATTTCAAATAGTGAGGAACTGGGGTATTTAGAAATATCTCTATCATTAGAATGAATTGATATATATTTCCTCTCATAAAAATACTGATTAGAATTAGGAATAAGAGGATGATTATTAAATGTGGTATTACTCATATATTTAATTAGTATATTTTTTTTTATATAAATATTTATTTAATATATATAAATGGCCAACTATGGAGGTAGGCAACCAAATAATACAGCATATATTAAAAATTTCGTATTTGGAAGCCCTTCTAATTTATGGAATGCTAATAAATACAATGGAGTGGGTAATATTGATATTGGTGTTTTAACCCCAGCATCGCAATTATATGAAAGTGTATATATACCTGGTAATTTATATGTTGATGGAAGCATTATTAATCCATCTGATATAAATTTAAAAGATAATATTATTACTATTGATGAAGATAAAACTAATAAATTATTGAATCTAAAATCAGTACAATTTACATTTAAGAATGATGAAACAAATCAAATACATTATGGGTTTTTAGCACAAGAATTTGAAAAAGAAATACCGGAACTAATATATAGTAAACCTGATAACAATAATACAAATGTAAAAGCGATCAATTATTTAGAAATAATACCTTTGTTAGTTAATAAAATACAAATAATGGAGAAAGAAATAAGTGAATTAAAAGAAATAAATAGGAAAATCAAATAAAACAAATAATTATATAAATATATATTAATTATAATGTTTGATAAAGAAGAATATAAAAAAGTTATTAACGTTCCTTTGGCAGTTATTATAGCATCTTTTATAATTATAATTATAACAACAGGAATGACAAATAAAAATGGATTATCTTCATTAATTGGTGGATATACAGGTTTATTATTAGGTATTCTTTTTGTGATTATATTAAATATACCAACTAACAATTGGATCAATTTTTTCCCATTTTTTTACATTATATTTATTGTTTCTGTATTATTGTATTATTTATATGCTTATTTTGGAAAAATATCTAGTGGAGAAATTTCTAGTTATTATGGATCATTTTCAATATTATCTACAATATTTTTAGCAACTCAGGTAATAATATTATTTTCAGCTATGATGAATTCATCAAATGGAGATTTTTCAAATAATTTTCTTTCCAATAAAACATTTTCCCTATTATCATTATTCGCTGTAATAAATTTCTTAATAGTAATAACATTAGGAATTGTATTACATTTTTATTCAACCCAAGGATAATTTTATTCAACCCAAGGATAATTTTATTCAACCCAAGGATAATTTTATTCAACCCAAGGATAATTTATAAAATACCAAATATATATTATTTTATAAAGTAATAAATTTATAGGTTAAACCATAGTCATTTTCAGTTTCCCATATCCCAGCAATTTTTAATAAAAAAGTATTATTTATTTTATCAATATTATCTGAGAAAATTTTGATATTACCATTTTTTATTTGATCGTAAATTTTAAATTTCGGTAGTTTCCCACGTATATTAACTTTTTGTAATATACCTTCTTCAATTATACGTAAATTTTCAATCAAATCTAAATATTTATTTATATCAAAAGAGCATTTATATTTATTATAATATTTTTCAATGGATATATAATTAATTTTTATATATAGATAAATACCATTTAAAATAAAAAAAGGAGATGAATAAATAATTCTAATAAAATTTCCCTCATTCATTATATTATTCTTTATAGGGTCACAAAAATACACATGTTCTTCTTTATATTGTTCAATAGTTTTAATAATATTCATTATATATTCTTTTTCTATAATGGTATAATGTTTTTAATATATAATACAATTTGTTTATAATTTAAATAAAGAATATTTAATAAGATATAATAATGAAATTTCTTGAAACACATTTTGAAGAATATATTAATTCGGTTAATAAAATAAACTTACATCCAAAATTAGAAAAAATTTATAATAAATTTCCAGATTCCATCCATAATTTGGGTAATATTATATATTATGGCCCAGGAGGAGTTGGAAAATATAGTCAAATGTTATATTCTATAAAGAAATTTAGTCCCTCAGAATTAAAATATGAGAAAAAACTTAGTATTACTCATGATAAAAAACAATATTTTTTTAAAATAAGTGATATTCATTATGAAGTAGATATGTCATTATTAGGATGTAATTCAAAATTATTATGGCATGAAATTTATCAACAAATTATTGATATTTTATCAGCCAAGAATGATAAAAATGGTATAATTGTTTGTAAAGATTTTCACAATATTCATAGTGAACTGTTGGAAAACTTTTATAGCTATATGCAGGACAATAATTCATCTTCTATAAATATTAAATTTATTTTATTAACAGAAGAAGTAAGTTTTATTCCAGACGCAATATTAAATTGTTCAGAAATAATAAATATACCCAGGCCAAGTAAAACATTATATTTTAAATGTACTAACAAAAAAATACCTAATGAGATAGCAATAGAAAATATAAATAATATTAAACATCTACATATCAATGTAAATGAATTAATGAATACTTATGAAATAATATGTAATAAAATAGTAAAGGAAATATTGGACATTAATGAACTGAAATTTTTAAAATTTCGTGATTTATTATATGATATTTTTATATATAATTTGGATATAACAGATTGTATTTGGTATATACTAACAAATTTAATAAAAAAAAATAAAATCGTAAAGAAAGATTTTTCAAATGTTTTATTAAAAACATATGTATTTTTAAAATACTATAATAATAATTATCGTCCTATTTATCACTTAGAAAGTTATCTTTTTTATTTGGTAAATATTATATATAATTTTGATAAATAATTAATCCTATTTTTTCTATTAAGATAATCTATATTGATATAAAGATTATCTTAATTTAATATTATAAATGAATATACAAATAGCATTAGAAGAGTTGGGAATATCTTTGGATGAAGTTGAACTAACAAAGTTGGATCAAGAATATATAAGAAAAAAATATCATAAAATGGCTTTAAAATGGCATCCAGATAAAAACAAAAATATAGCATCTTCAAATAAATTTCAAAAAATTCAGGAAGCATATGAATATTTATCAAATGAATTAAATTTAATAAATAATTATTCAAAAACTTCTGAGCCTTTTGTTAGTTCATTTGATTCCAATGACTCAAAAATATATATAAATATTCTTAGTACTTTTATTTCTTCTATATTTCCTATGGGATCTAATAATGAAAATTTTTACAATGATTTAATAAATATAGTAAAAGAAATTGTATTGAATTATGATGAATTAACACTAACATATTTAAGAAAATTATTTGAAAATCTGGACAAACAAAAAGCAATTGATATATATAATATGCTTTTTAAATACAAAGATATTTTATATATAAAAAGTGAAATATTAGAGTTTGTTAGTTTGATAGTAAAAGAAAAATACAAAAATGATAGTGTTTTTATATTGAAACCTTTATTAAAAGATTTGTTAGATAATAATATATATAAGTTGGTAGTAGATGAAAAATTATATTTAGTTCCATTATGGCATAACGAACTATATTTTGATAGAATAGACGATGAAAACAAAGATTCAGAAATAATTGTACTATGTCAACCAGTTTTACCAGACGAACTAACAATAGATGAAAATAATAATATATATATAACAAAGGAAATACAATTTGATGATTTAAAACAAATGATTTTTATAAATAATTTTGTTAGTTTAGAAATAGGAGAAAAATGTTTTTCAATACCTCTTGAAAAATTATATATGAAAAAGGAACAAATTTATAGATTAAAAGGACAAGGCATATCACAGATTATTGAAAATGATATTTATAATGTTAAAAATAAAAGTGATATTATTGTAAAAATTATTTTAATTTAAATATTTATAAAAATCAAGTAGGTATTTTAATACATATATCATAAGCTAAATCATACCCAAATTTTGGTTCTTTATCCATTTTTAATAAATCTAATATATATTTTTTAATATAACTGGAGAAAAATATACCTAATTCCCCAAATTCATATCCCCATAATTTTGAATTCTCTGTTTCAGTAATTGTTTGATAAACTAGACATTTATTGTACATAAATCTTTTTGTGTTAAATAAAGTTGTTTTAGCTAAAAAGATATCCCAATCAACAATGTCTTTTGGTGTAAAGGATAATAAGTATTTCATAAATTGATTGGAGAAAATTACAGCATGGCAGCCTCCTCCAATAAAAAGTTGTCTATGA